CCACTCCCGACAGTCGCATTGAAACTCGTGGCGGTCGCTCTCCACTTCTCCGTAGCTTTTTCGATATAGGTTGCATGAGAAGTCAATCTTCACCACGCCCTCCTTCTCGTAAATCTCACGGGCACGTTCCTCAATCTTCTTTGCTCTCATCCGAGCCGTGTGCACCAGTCGGTTGTAGTCCGTTTGCGTCAACTCCACCTTGGGATTGACGTGGGTGTCTTTTAGAATCTTTTCTATCATAGTTTCTTTTTCTTCTTTAATATTCTCGTATTGACCAACCTCCCTTTGTCCCACAGCTCCACGACCTCGACTTTCATGTCAGGCTCTTGTGGTATCTTGATTATCTTCATTGATTTCCCTTTCTATTGATTGTAACACTCCTTCTATCTTTGCCTTTACGCCTTCAAGAAACCCTTTTACCTCACACAAAGCAAGGTCTTTAGATTTGTAAGGGCCTGTCTCGTAGTAATCCTCACCGATGTCAACAGAAGCCTTGAATCCTAACAACGAAACGTGCCAAGTGTCTAACTTAACTTCTGATGCAAACTTTTTCCCTTCGTTTATGCTTATCACTTTTTTCTGTTCCATCTGATGACCAATGGAAGCGCAAGCAAGAACGAACGGGTTGTTCTTTTCGTGTGCCCACTCGTCAGCCCGTTTGCAAACACGTTCCGTGAGTTTCATGGTCAGATCAACAACGTAGTCCTCTTCCTTTCTTGCATAGACGTGCATGGCGCTGCAGCGAGCAAGAATCTCTATACCCACTTCTTCAGCATCTTCCCATGTAGATTCCTTCATTATATATTCCACACGCTCCATTGGAGTCATCTCACTTCTTTTCTTTCTCATAATTCAAATCATTGTTCCTTCTTCTTCAAAATGTTTACATTCGCCGAAACATCCAAATGTCGGCATGTCTTGGTCGTTCTCATTTTGTAGTTCGCAAAAAATCATGTACGGGCCATTATTATAGTCCCACCATACATCGGTGATATGCTTGCAGAAGAAACATCCACGAGGATGAGCATCGCACTTGTATTCGTCGCACTCATATACTTTCGTGAAATCCTTGCGCCTTGCTCTGAAATACGGCTTTGGCATCGGCTTTCCTTCTCTTACGCATTTCAATATTCTCTCCCGATATTCGTCCATGCTCTTATAAAAGTCTTCAAAGAACTTGTCGGCATCGGGAAATTCAATCTTTATAGGTTCTGCGTTTGGTCCTGTCAGTGGTATTCCGGGTGTATCCATAATTCTCCAATTCTCTAATTCTTTATAAACTTGCAACGAGTGAAGAATCAGAAGTCGAAGAGCGACATCTGCTTGACGAAGTTTCCGTCCTTGCTGATGATTTCGCCTTTACACTCACGATTGAAACGCTCGCAGCCTTTGTCGAAGTATTCCTTATCGAGTTCGCAACCCACGTAGTCATAGCCCAGCTTGTAGGCTGCGATACGACTTGACTGACTGCCCATCATGGGGTCAAAGATGCGGTCGCCTGGCTTGGCATAGTTCGTCAGCAGCCATGCGTACAGGGCGACAGGCTTTTGCGTGGGATGGATGCGCTGCTCGTTCAGCGACTTGTTGCCTTGCTGACCAAGCGCACGCCGAATGTCGATGTCGCAGTGCTCACCTTGGAACATTCCCATCCACATGTAGTGAACAATATCCGTCCGCAGGTCGAACGACTGCCATGCTATCTCGCATCCGAACTGGTCGCTGTGGCCGTTCATCTTGTCCCACACCAGCATACCACCTTTCAGTCCGAAGTAATTGGCTCCCCAGATAATCTGATTCTCGCTAACCCGCATCAGTTCGTCGAAAAACTCCCGACGAGGTGCTTCTGCGTCCCAATCCTTCTTGCCGTAGTCATTTAGCGTGGCTGGCAGATACGAGCCGTTCTTCTGCCTAATCATGCCAGGCTTCTTTGCAGGCTTGTCGGCTCCTATGCCATACGGCGGGTCGGCAATCACCAACTGAAAAGCCTTGTCGGGTAATGTCCTCATATATTCGAGGCAATCGGTGTTGAATACTTCGCTTATCATATATTCGTTCAATTCGTGGGAAGTGCAAGAACCCTCTATCCCTTTTGCGACATCTTTTCCACAAGTTCCTTCACCTCTGAAAATGCAAACACATAATTCTTGCCAGCCTCCTCCTTTTCTTTTATAATCCTCTCCAGCTCGGCCAGGACAATTTTCTTTCCATACTCGATAGCATCAATATATGTAGGAGTGCGGCTGCTCTTTTTTAGACAGTCCCCCACAAAGTCAGAATTAACCTGTACCTGTTCTTTGGTTAGGTTGCCGCAGTAAGCAAGAAGGTTCTTTTCAACCTGCTCTTTCTGCCAATTAGCAATATCTAAGCATAGACCATAGAACACATTATAAGACTCAATTACAGAATACTCATGTCCTGAATTTATCTCGTTCCATAGTTTTTTAACGACTTCTTCAAAGTCCTCACTTACAGGCTCTTCTTGCAATGCTTTAATAGCCATACCAATAGCCTCTATTCTTTGCTCATCGAGCCAACAATGCCCACCATTAGGGTACAATTGTTGTAGATATTTTATTGCTTCTTCTTTTGTCATACCCTACTCACTTATTAAATTCGTAACTTTATTGTACGATTCTGAGTTTAAATTGTATCTCGTACCATTTTTAAGGATAAGTATATAGTCTGTGTAACTAAAACCACCTTCTATACGACAAGAACTAATTTCGTCAACATTAACAATTATTTCACCACATCTTCCTTGAGTGCGTAAACTAATAAATTGTGCCATACTATTCTCCTTTCTGCGCTAAAACCTCTTCAAGTAAAATACAACTATCAGTGTCTGGTACACCATCGTCCATTATCCTACGAAACTCAATTTCTGCGCCATTACATAAGTCGGCTACTACATCATACCCAAGCCTTTCACTTGCAGCACTGGCCAACTTCTGCAACTTGTTTGACAAATCAATGTTTAATAATAAAACTTTGTCATTTAGATTGATTATCTGCTTGTCTGTCATAGCTATTCCTCCCTTAGTTTCTTCAAGTGTTTATATAACCCCATAAGACAAGTACCATCTTTTTCAGCAGCAAGTTTAAGGACTTCAAGTTCATGCTCACTTGGCTTCCAAGTGGTCTGAGGTCTAAGGGATTTGAGTTTATCTTCAAGCCAACGTGAAATAATCTTCGTATCCCATTTGTCTGTAGTTTTTTCCAAAGCATTTTTACATACAAGAAGATATTGGTCGTCCTCTTCACTCCACTCTCTTGTGGTTGTGCAATTCACTTCACAACCAACTCTTTCTTTGAGTGATTTGAGCCAAAATTTTACATCGCCAAACCCATCAGGTGCTTTGTTATAATCTTCAAGAGTTTCTATCAAAGCAATAGTACTCTTAAACATTTTCTCATCCTCTTCACTCCAATAAGGCTTCTGCTCTTCTATGTGCGCCCACTCACTACCATCTACACAAGCTACGCACCCTTTTGTATTGTTACAGCCTTCGCACTTATCAGGATCATCTTCAATCTTCTTCAATTCTTTCTTCTCAGCATTCCACTCATATTCGGCTTGTTTCATCTTAGCGAATAAGAGGTCACGTTGTTCTTTGGTTGCTGGAGTCGCATCTTTTCTTGAAGCAAGATTGGTATATGGAAGATTCCCATCGAACACCTCATAGCGATTACCATTTGTTAGACAAAACCAAAATTCAATCTTCTTGTCTGTAATACTTTTGATTAGTTCAATACAATCATTCCCGTGACCATCATTAAAAGAAAGCACGTCACCTTCCTTTGCATCTTTAATTGTCCAATGGTGATGTAGTCTATCATATTCATTTATGTTGTATTCATCATCTTCAACGACATAATAATTATTGTACCTATCATGATGAACTCCTAAGATTTGTCTTGCTTTTCCATCAAGCTTAGATACCGTCCAATCACCAACCTCAAACTTTGGTTCAGCCTTGTCAGTAGTTTTCTGCTCACCTTGCTTTTCATACCAATTTACAAAATGAACTACAACCTCATGAAATCCATCTTTAGTTGCAGTAAACTTATTATCGCAACTTAATTTTTCCCATATATTCTCAATCTCTCCATCTAATGTATCGGCAGGATTGTTATATGGGAACTCACCTTCTGTTGGTAAACTGAATGAAATCTTCTGCTCACCTTTCTTTTCAAGCCAAGCAATAAACTCCTCGTTAGTAACAGCTTCAAACAACCTTTCTTCAGAGCCTTTAGTTTCTTGTATTAACACTCTCCGTATCATCTCATCCTCGCTCTCCTGAAGCTCGGGTAAAATATAGGTGATGTCCTGAAGGAAAGTCTTGCCGTTATAGGACAAGCGTTCCCAATTAGGCATCATCGCCCTTAATTGTTCAATAGCCTCGTCGTAGCGTTGAGCCTTTTCCTCAATTGATAATTCCATGCCTGTCTTTCTTTTTCGTTTTCGTTTTCGTTATTCGCCCACCATCCGTCCAGCCCGTTGTTGTCAATTCGTTCAATTCGTCAAATTCGTCAAATTCGTGGGCTATTTTTTACACTTGTATAGTTGTGACTCCACGAGAGTTTTTAGTTGTTCCTGAGTCACCTCTATAATGACCTTTATTCCCTTCGGCTTTTTCTTCACGCAGTACTCTACAGAAAATTCTGATGTCCGCAGCAAATCAGCGAGACCGCTAATCACCTTCTCTCTTTGTTCTTCCATGCCTGTCTTTCTTTTCCGTTTTCGTTTTCGTTTTAGTTTAACACCCGGAACAAGTAATACCCCGTCACCACCAGTCCCCATAGGTTGAACAGCATCGGACTCACCACGTCCCTCCATTCTTCGGGACGAAAAACCAAAATACCAACGAGCATCACCATCCATACCAACGAGCAAATGAAAGCCATAAGGGTGACTGGCTTGACCGTTCTGTCCTGTCTTATAATCGCTTTACATAGAACCTTCAAAATCAATTTATTCTCTTTTTGGGTGAGAAATCTGTAAAGCATCTGTGAGACTTGTAGGCCATCGGCGCAACGAGAGACGGACTGATGCACTCCGTCTTTTTCCTTATCCATAGCAAGAAGCAGCACGGCTCTGTTCTCCGGATCCTTTTTGACGTGGATTTCAAAAGCCTTGTGCAGCGCTTGCACATCATTTAATAATTCACTTTCCATGTTCTTTCAATGATTTGTTTTGGTTTTCGTTTTCGTTTTGGTTTTCGTTTCCTTCGGCAACTCAGGCAACGGCATCCAGTGCGAGATAATGCCACTATCCAATGTAGGTACACAAGGCAACAGGCTGAACTGCTGTGATTCTAACCTCCATCGGTCGGAAGGCTGATGCCCTTCAAGACGCGCAATGTCATGCACGCGAATGACGCGCTTCAGTCCTTCAATGTGCAGCTCGCGACACACCAGCACCATGTTGTTCACCTTTGGTAACTCGTCCTTTACACTAATCCACTCCACTTTTAGTTAATTTATAATTTATAATGTATAATTGAATGTCAAAAGTCTAATGTCAAATGTCTAATGTCAAATGTCAAATGTCGGAGGTCTAAGGTCAAACAATTCCTCACTCCTAACTCCTCATTCCTAACTCCTCATTCCTCACTCCTAACTCTTCATCCCTCATCCCTCATCCATCTTCCCTCATCCATCTTCCATCATACATCTTCGTGGGGAGTAGCGGACTCGAACCGCCAGCTCATTCCTACTGTTATGAAGAGATTGCCACATTGTTTCTCTTTTTTCTCCCCAAGTTGTTGGTGCGGCTCTCACGAGTGGCACCAACTCGTTAATGTATTAAAACTAACTGTCATGGTTTCTACAAGACTCTAATATCTACTTATTGAAAACAAACTTCCTAAAGAATGAACGGGGGAGGCGACAGATTTGGAGTACTGGTTGTTTGCTGTGTTTTGCCCCCCCCCGTTCACGGGGCCTTTCACCCCTGTCTTCCCAGGACCTCTATTCGCCTGTTGCAATACAGGCATTTGTATCGAATGGGAGAGGGTGGTGGTAGTTTCGTGCCATCTGCCAGTGCTGGCTCGCCCTCTCCCAGGCAGCTCTTTATCTATACGGCTCGCTCTACCTTGACATACTGCCAGCAGAGCTGCACTTCACCAATCTGCTTCATCACATCCTCTAAAGCATCATGAGGCGTATCAACTTTCTCTAATTGAAGTCCGCAGTCCTTGCAAAAGGATACAATACTCCGCACGTCCACCACATTCCAAAACTTCCAAGGAGTATGATAGCATTCTCCTACAGCACGACGCATGGCTTCATCCAGAATAGGAAGGTCAAAGTTAGCCACGCCACGACCCCAAATGTGAAGGTCATAATTTTCGTTCCACTGCTTGAAGAGTTCATATACAAGAATCATTTCTGATGTAATGTCAATAGACTCTTTCTGCCCGTCCTGTATGCGCTGCCGTGCCTCCTCACTCTGACGGTTCCACCATTCTTCTGTATTGAAGTCACTTGTCATGTGCATCAACAACGAACTGATAATAGACACATGCTGATGGTGCGTGAGAATCGTGAGAGGAATGGAACCATCCAACGAGAATGTTTTGAAGGCGACACTCAACACGATGCTCCCAGCTGATGTGCCTAACGTCTCCAGGTCAAGCATGACATCTAATCTTTCTTTTTCCTTTTTATATTCCATCTTTCTTAATTTGTCCAAAAACCTTTCCGTCTTCACTCAAAAAGGCTACGTCAATTCCCTTGCTCCAGCATTCTTTCATCTCTCTCCTGCAACCATTGCTTCCGTGCCATCCGGGGCAAAACAATGCCAGCTCGCATTCCGAAAGCGCTTGAAGGTCTGCACTCATGTATTCTTCATAAGTAGGCTTGACAATATGACCCGCCTCGTCCATCTTCTGCTTCTCTAAACGGGAAGCAACATGAAACGGGTTGATGACCTCCCAGCCCTCATGGGCAATCGTCAAAAGGGCGGAGGTTCTTGCAGCATATTGCCAACGCTCCTGCTCTTCATATCCGCTGATGGGCAAACTTAAATAGACTTTCATCATGCTGGTTTCTTTTTTCAGTGCAAAGATAAACGAAAATAAGAAACTAATTACTATATTTGTATATGTTATAAAACATATTTCACAAACCGATTACTGTTTTTGTACGCTTGCTATAAGAAGTTTTCAAGACGCTCTTCGTAAATCCCTTCTTCGTCGGGCATGTTCAATAAATATTCTAACAATATCTGAATTCCTAATTCCTCACTCCTAACTCTCAAAGTCCTCCAACTTCACATCATACACACCACTCTCGTTGGGCATTGTCAACAAGAACTCCAGCAGCATCCTCGTCTTTTGTGCATTGGTTATCTTGGTCTCAACCAATTTAAGAAAATTCAAATACCAGTCCGAACAACTTGCCGCATCGTCTGAATCCTTCATGTAATAGAGAGGGCGGGCAAACGCACCGGCATTACACCTCGTGCTATGCACAGATTTTTGGAAGAGGAGAAACCTGTGCTTGTCCTCTCCGCTCAACGCCATCCCCATTTCCTTCAAGGTCTTTTCCGTTTCCATAAGAAACGAGTTGCATACATCTGCCAAGATGTAAGTAATGTTCAGGCTACTGATTGCCTGCCGTGCCTTCAGTATCGCCTCCTCCTCAGAAAGGTTCTTATTCCCCTTCATCAAATTCTCTTTATAGAAGTTCACCTGCTCCAGGAACTCCTTCTTCTCTTGCTCTGTCTGAAATACCATAATTCGTTTTGGTTGTTTAATTTGTTTGATTCGTAGAATAATTCCTCATTCCTCATTCCTAATTCCTAATTCAAAATAAACTCATCTGTTCTCCTGGTTCAATATCCGCATCTGTCTCTATGAACATCTTTCTGAATAGATGAAATAACACATCCACCACAATGCTGTTACCTGCTAAGTGACACTGGCTTGTTCTGCTGATACCCGCAGCCTGTATCTTGTCAATGCTGGCATCATCGACACCCATCAACCGAAAGAGTTCTCGTTCCGTCAGTTTGCGGATTTTGAATTTCTTGCCTATCAGTTCGGGCGGCAATTTCAGACGGCCGCATCCAATTTCTTCAATATCCGCACAAGAGAAATCAATAAGGCTCTCATCTGCCCAATCCATGCCAGCGAACAGGTCTTGCTGTGTTGCTTCTTCCATATCTGTCACTATTAAAGGCTCACGATTCCCCCCCCATTGTGTTGATGGTGGGGCTCACTCCATCGGTTCCGTACACGTTTCCCGCAAAGCTGCCGCCCGTGAAGCCGTAGATATTGAACAATCTGTTTATTTTCACTGTTTGCTATTATAAAGTTATTGCATTCAAACGATGATGTCGTGATTGCAGGACAGATGTCCGTAATTCCGCCATCAAAGTACCCGTGAGGCATCCGTATCATTCGTATATCTCGCATATCAAACAATCTTTTGCTACACTTGTAACAGCATTAGCTATTTCATCCCCGAGCTCAATCCGTTGATGATGTTCCGAAGCATGCCACTTGCCATCACTCCTTCCTCTCATCGCACAAGCCAGCACTTTCTTCTTCTTCATAAACTTCTACAATTAAAACCATCATCGTCTCAAATCCCCCCCCCCGCAAGAGTGTGGATGCAGTTGACATAAGGATTGAGATGAACGCCAACCCAGTCACCTTTCTTGTCACGGCTCCTGCCTAATCCATATACCTTCCTTTTCATCTTCAGTTCGCATTATCCGTGTCAGGCTCCAAGAAAGGACAATCATCGTTGTACTGGCACACCCCACATATCCGCACATCGCCATGATTGCAAGTGCGGCTCTCATCATTCGTTGGTACTGACTTAGTTCTTCTCATATTCTATTATAAAAGGTACGACACCACCGTGAGGCCCTGCCGTGATGCAAGGGGCAATTCCTGTTGGGTCATATATCTTTCCGTTCTGCTTGCTGTTCCACACCGTCCCCACAATCTTCGTACTCGGCGATGGCTGTTGCTCCGTACCCCCCCCCCTCGCAGGAAGTTGGCAAGACTGTTCTTGCAATATTGAGCCTTGATTGTTCTACATGTCCCATTTGGCTCCGCATTAAATGGTATCAATTTCTTCATACAAAAAGTTATCAGTTTTTCTGTTTCCCGGTCGTGATTGAATCGTCACCGCTATATCCCCCCCCCTCGTGGCTTAAAGTCAAAACCATTGCCTTTTTCTTTCTCTTTCTTGCAACTCTTGAATAGTCCTTGCAACCGTTCCGCTGTGAGATAATACTTCTCGTCAACATTCTCTTCCACCATATCTATCAATCGCTTCTCTAACTTGAACGGTTTTGGGAAGTGATAACGCACATTCCCCGCCAAACCCTCCAGTCCGTCCATACGGATGCTTACCAAAAAGATGCGAGGTCGGTGTTGTGGCACACCGTAATCCATGCTGTTCAGAATCCTGGCAAAGTTCACATAGCCCAACCGCTCCAATTCCCTCTGCCACAAATTGAACATCCCGACAAACTTCTTCTGCACCATTGCAGCCACATTCTCCAAACACAAATATTTCGGCCGCTTCGCCATCACCGCATCTCTCACATTCCAAATGATGGAACTTCTAGTTCCGCTTCCTTCGGCAAAGCCGTGCTGCAAGCCAGCGGCTGAAATTGACTGACACGGTGTTGAGTAAAACAGAAGGTCACAGTCGGGAAATTTCTCCCAATCTATCTTGGTCATGTCACCCCAATTCCTGTCTGCCCACTGGGGAAACAAGGCATTGTGCGCCCGTACTGCCGGCTGTCGTTCCAACGGCGACTTGCTCTCAGGGTCAAACTCACTCCAGGCCACTAACTCGTAGTCAAAGTCAGGATAGAATTTCTTCAATCGCTCTAATGCAAGGCATTGGCTATCATAGCCACTGCAAAGCGTTGCTACCCGTAAAGGGTTTGCTTTGGTGTATAAAATCTTTCCCATGTTGTAGTATTGTTGCAACCAGCGGTTTGTGTTTACGCTGGCTTGATTGTTGTCTTGTATAAAAGCGGGTACGCTCGGCAAGAAGGGAACAACTCTTTGCCGCATGGCGCGGCTTGCCTCACGCACCCGCTTCTTTTACTGGTCTGTCTCTCCGCAGCTCCACACTTCTTCTTTGCTTTGAGGTACGTCTTCTATCTTGTAAAAGTAATAACAACGCTCATCGGCTTTCTTCTCTCTCGGTCTGCCGGGGTCGTAGCCTATCAAATTCTCACTATATCTGTCATCGAGAGGACTTACCCAAGCCTTGCGGCTTACAACTTTCTCTACTCTCCAACGCTGCTCGTCTTTGAACAGGCTTTCTGGATTGACAACAACTCGCTTTTCGTATGGAAGGTTCTCGCAATAACTGTTCAAACTCTTGCCAAATTTGGTTACATTCTGGGCGGTCAGTGCTTCTCGACGGATGCCGACTACATGGTCAAGCTCTATTCCTTCGTTTTTCTGCAATTTGTATAGCTCGAACTGCAAAACCATTTCTTTCCTGGAGATAGGACGCTTGAAATGACGCTCGTCTCTGAAGAACTCTTGCAGGAAAAGAATCATGTCTGTGTCGTGAATCAGGTCGGCAAGACGCTCCTGCTGTTTCTTTGAGTCCGGATCTACACGCACAATCACATGCTCGAAGTGGTCACGGTTCTCACGAATGTAGAGCTGGCAGCATTTCATGAGCCACCACATCGTTTCCTGACGTTCTTCGTCGGTCATTTCTTCTATGATGTTCCGACCGAACTTTATCATGGGGTTATAGGCTCCATACTGACCACGCTCGTCTTCTGCATGGTAATAGTCGGAGTGAGGCTGCAACCAAATTCGCTCATACTGGGAAGCACTGCTCAGGTCAAATACTTTGGGGTTGTTGGTGCTCATCATGATTTTGGGCACCCACTGACCTTGTATCTGAATGGCATCGTGGTAAAGCCTACGCTTGCTAATCATGTTGCCGGAGTTGAACAGCACTTCAACGTCTAACTGGGTCTTTAAGTCGTCAAGGTATAGATAGGAGTGTTCTGTCAACTCGTAGTTCGAGAAGTTCTCGGCAAACTTGTCTGGCTTGGTGTTGATGTTCTTTCCTCCTATCATCAATCCTTTTCGTACTAATGGCAGCAACTGAGCGCCTACAAAGGATTTCATGTTTCGGCCTTGGGCTTTCCCGGATTGGTCGTTGTAGTCGGTGCTGACAACGGCATAGATACGGGTGGGGTCTCTGAAGGGATGAAGCATATAACCAATGCTAAGACACTTGCTGATAAAGTACATGTCTTGACGCTGCTTTTCTTCATCTGTCAACTCAAGACCTGCTTTTTCTTTTTTCCAATAGATGCGCCCTGCATCATAGACTACCTGAAAGGCTGGCGGCATGTCGTTCATCTTCTTGCCTTCTTTGAATACTAACTTGTAGCGCCACAGCCTTTCTAACTTTGACACGCGCTCGTTTTCTATGTGCATGGCTTGCTCGCTCATCATGCCCTTCTCTTTAAGGGATTTGAGGCGCTGCTCTTTGGTCTTGGAGAGTTTTTTGAGAACTTCTGTATTGTACTCTATATCAAAAAACTCAATGCCTTGATAGTCGAAGTCGCTGTTGATGATGGCTTTCTTGTTGACAAAGAACGGCAACTTTTCATAACTTTCCTTGGTCATGCCGTCGGCAGTCACTTTTACTGCGCAGTTCCTGAAAAAGAAGTAGCAGTATTCTTTCCCCCACGCAATGAATGAGGTGTCGCGGGTGGACAACGCAAACATGGTGTCGGGGATTAAACGACGGGATGTGATGATGGCGTTCTTTAGGCTCTGATTGTTGTAGTACCAGTTCTGGGACAGGAATAGGAGCATGTCTTGTTTTAGGCTGCTCACAATTTCCTTGTCTTCTATCATGGAAGAAATGTTGTCTTGCACATGGAAATAGAAGTGACCTAACTGACCGTCTTCTCCGTAGAGTTTGGGCTGATAGAAGAAGAAGCCTCGGGCTTGAGCGTATTGGGCTACTCCATCTACTAACATTTCATACTTTGGCTCATATTCACGAGCACCGCCTACGTTGCGACGACCACCAATGACTTTCCAAAACTGCATGGGGATGGCATTGCTTAACAGACCTTCAAAAGCATAACGACGACTCGTGCCGTCGGGCAACGGATAGTAACACAAATACTCGCTTAAATCTTTGCACGGCTTTCTTGTTCTCTGATTCCGTATGCCGGATAGGTCACTCGGCAAATAGACAACTTTGACGTCGAGATACTGCAGGGCTATCCTGTTCATGCCAGCTATACCCGTGCGGTCTATGTCATAACAAATGTATATCTCTTTGGCAATATGACGCAGCCTTGACATCATGTCTGCGCTAATCATTACCTGCTCGTTCATGGGCCAGCACACATGGGCACTGCCATGATACCAGGCATTGATGCCATCTTTGGGACCTGAACAGATGAGCAGTCGCTCAAACTTCCAGACCTTTTCTGCATCTTCTTCGTGCTGAGAACCTTCTTCGCTAACATCAACTTTCACCAAGGGGTGCAACGTCATTCCTTTGGATAAACGTTCTGCATCAGTAAGGCATGAACCTTTCTTGCCGTGACGGTCTATGCGATGAACTTCACCGCTTCTCCATGCTGACATGAACTCGGCATCTCCCCACAGGTCTCCTTTTAACTCGTAGTCGTTGCCGGACTTGCCGTAGTAGTAAAACTTGCTCCTTCCTTTTTCTTTTTTGTCGGCTGTGCGTAACAAAAGAGGCTCATATAATTTCCAAAATCCTCTCCCTGCAGGGTCTGTGTAATCAAATGCAAGGATAGGATACCAGTCTGTGCTTTTGACCTCCCAACTCTTGGAACCTTCCGCATCGGGCTCTTTGCAAGGCAAGACCATCTTTTCGACGTTCTGGATGCTGAAGTCGCTGGAAAGGAAACGCGGCTCAAATCCGTCACCCCAATTGCAGCGCACACCTCTCACTTCTCCATCGGACTCTCTAACTGACACGCTGCGGGTGCAACCTAATGCTTCACAGGACACCCAGGTCATTTCTTTGCCAGTCAATGTGAAGCATTCTTGTGGCTCTACCTTTTTGGCACGATGCAGAAATCCGTTGGGATAGTCTTCCTCGGTCTCTCCGTTTTTGCCATTGTCATACTCAATGGAAATGTTGAATTTCTTCGACAGCTCTTTACCTATATATATAAAGTCCTCACGATGGTCTTTGCCACTAAGAGCTGCCTCTAATGTGATAGCACCAGCACCGGACTTGCCACATCCAAAGCAGTGCCACTCTTCTCGCTCTCCTACATTCTTCTTCAGGTGAATGTGGAAACTTGGAGTCGTTTCGCTGTGGAATGGACATAGGTAAATCCAGCCCGTCCCGTCTTTTTTGACAGGATGATAACCGCTTCTCTCCATCACTTCCTTTAACGGAAGCGCATCGAGCACGTCTTTGGTGTTCTTGCTGATATGTTTCGCCATGTGTATATAGGTGACAACATCTGCCACCGAGTTGTTCCGGATGCAAATATGGTAATTGTTTTCTGTTTCGCAATCGCTTTAGTACACAAATCAGTAGTATTTTTTCATATTTTAACATTACGAGGTGTTATTTGGGTCCTGCGGACTTCTCTTTTTTGGGGCAGGGTGACAAAAAGGCCTGATGGAGCATCTGCAGAAAAAGGGGGAAAAGGGGTAGGGGATGGTGTTCCCGCGCGGAAACGCGCCGCAACGCGCCACTTACTGCGAACGTAATTTATTGAATATCAATATACCGCACCGTTTTGCGCGAAAAACACGAAAATTAAATAATCTAATTAAAAAATAAATTGCAAAATAATCTGCCAACTGGTGCGTGATGTGAGGGATCCTGGTTGCAACGTGTTCCCTGTCTCTGTGTGCCGTTCTGTAAGCACTTGAATTTCAATTTAATCGTGCCAACATGACTAACTTCTCCTTAAATCTCTTATTACAGAAAAACTAAAAAAACGCAGAAAGAAAGTATTGTGTTTTTAGTATAATATAGTGCGGAAACGAAAAATAAAAAAACAGTAATAATGTAAAATATTGATTTACAAAGATAAAATGTGTGGGAGTTTTACGCGAGAGGGAGTGCGGAAAGGGTGCGGTGGGTATCGCAGTGCGTGCGGAAGTCTTTGCTGTGAATGTGTGATAATGACGTGAAGGGCTGTTGCTGTTTTTAAGGGCACGGCATCACTTTTTTACAGGGAAGCGAACGGGAAAACAATTTATTTTACTATATTTGCACCTGAAATACGGAGTTTTTCTGTAAGTCTTTAACATTTTGACCAATAGGCAAATGACAGCAACTTTCTTTAACCACAATCAAATTATTGGCATACGTCTGATTCCAGCTGACGCGCTGAAATGGCGTATCGGGGATATGTTTGTGCCTTATCCGCAAGTGTTCCACCTACAAAGCATCAAGGTGAAGAAGATGCTGACGATTGCGTTTGCCGATGGCGGCATCTTCAAATCTTTGTCTGATGGACACACAATCCAACTCGATGAAAATGAAGTACCGATTTGCGATGCTGTCATAACCGAAGAACCTATTCCGCTTATTTTTGACCCGGAGGATGTATCTTTCAAATCGTCCGGAGAGAAGAAGGAGTCTGGAGTATTGTACAAGAATGAGTTAGGCTATTCTCTTCCTAAAATGGATGAGGACGAATTTGAAGACGTACAGGAACAACTTTCTTTAATCAAGTCTGGGAAAGGTTTCCACCTGCTCATCCAACTGGCAAGCTGCGAAAAGGCTTACACGATTGTCACCTGTCCTACAAATAACGCATTTTCTGCAATGGCTGAGGATAACATAAGCGATAACAATGTTGCCATAACAATACAGAATTTGACAGCACACCAATTTTTAAGATAAATAGAGTTATATTTTTTGAATGTTTTTTGGGGCTACCGCTTGTGAAAGTCGTAGCCTTTTTTGTGCGTTCAAAGTGTTAAAACGCACGCATGAATAATAATGTATATTTGCCACAACATAACTCAACGGCAAATGAACTCATCTTATTCTTTTCTTCGAGAAGTGCTGACAACGCTGGCCTGGAATATAGAGTATTCGGCCGGCTCTTCGCTCGCTCGACAATTACGAAGCAATTTATTGGCTCACGCTCCTTTGAATGAAGAGCGAACGATTGATAAGACCACATCAAGAATGGAAATCCTTGTCTGCAAGGCTTCTTCGAGACGGGATTTTGAACGCCAGCACGCTGCACAAATGATTGCAAATCCAATGTATAAGGAAAGGGCGCAATTGTTTGAATCTAAAGTAATGGTCGGAAATGCACGGTCTTTGGATTGGTGGGACGAGCTGGACGAAGATGACCAGGTGATTAACCTGCTCCATGTGGAGGGCCCAATCACACGCAACGGCGGAGCATGCTCTTATGGCTCTAAAGATATTCGTGACCAAATGCTTTATGTGGCAGGGATGCCTAACTGCCTCGGTCACATCATCGTAATGGATTCTCCCGGCGGCTCTGCATATTCTTCTAATGATTTTGAACAGGCTACAGATGCTGCTCGTAATGCGAAGCAACCTTCTGTTGGCTTGATTGACGGAATGTGCTGCTCGGCTTGCTTTGACCTTTCTTCCATGCTGGATGAAGTGTATTACACTCACCCAAAGGACATGATAGGAAGCATAGGCACTTACATGAATGTTTTCACACTGAAGAATGGCGACCAAAACACGGTCACACAAGAAGTATTCCGTGAGGTCTATGCGGATGTGAGTGAGGATAAGAACCTCATCTTCCGTATGCTCGCCGATGGAGACGAGACTGGTGTGAAGGAGTGGGTCAATAAATTTGCGCAGGAGTTCCGCGACCGAGTGAAGGCGCGTCTTCCAAATACTCCGGATGAATGGCTGAAAGGAAAGACTTTTGGCGCTGCGGAAACAGTGGGCATTTGGACGATGGGACAGTCCGACCTCAACGGATGCATTGAACGGATCTTGCAACTGAACTCGCAAAGATAATCTTGGTTTTGGCTTTTGCCACTACCGCAATAATTCAAACTTAAATACAAACACAATGGCAAAGACTTACAAAAACATTCAGGCGTTTCTTGGTCTTGAATCGCTTGAGGTTCCAACGGACAAAAGCGTATGGCTTGCAGAGGTACTAGCAGACACGCTTGATGCGCGTATCGGGCAAGCAATCAGCAAGGAGGAAACGCTGGGCGTCAAGATGGAGGAGATTGTTAAACTTAACTCAACCATCAAGGAATTGCGCGAAACACTCGCACAGAAGGACGCTGCTCTTGAAGAGAAGGAAACTTCTATCAATGAACTGAATGAGCAGATTGGCCAGCTCAACGAGCAGGTGAACACGCTCAACTCTAATGCGGAAGAAAGCACAAATGCTGTAACCGAAAAGGAGAATCAGATTGCACAGCTGAACGAAGAGGTGACCAACCTCAAGCAAACCATCACGGAAAAGGAGGCTGAAATTGCCAAACTCGCTGGCAAAGCTCCGGAGGTTCCCGCCTCTAACGTAAAGGGTGGTGAGGGAGCATCTGAAGAAAAAGATGAATCTTTGAGCCCTCACAACGTGACTCATGCTGGCATGACTCTGAAAGAGGAGACTGAGGCTATCAAGGCTCGTATCGCTGCTCTGAACGGACAGTCATAAAGCAGCTGTCACCTTATAAGAATAACCACAACACAAACCACAAAAAACAAAACAACCTTATGGCAACAAAACAAGCAATTGACCTCTCGAATGTGAAGAGCGTCAAAAACGACATCCACCGTGACCTTATCGTCACTATCTCTGGCGCCACCAATGAGGCTCTTCAGCGATTGAAGGTGAACATCCTTCGTGGTGTGGAGAACCGCGATTCTGTCTTTGTTTACAAAGGCAATCAGCACATTGCTTCACAGTATCAGGCTGGCAAGACTCCACGAGGCAAACTCGGCAAGGCTTACGAGCGCGAACTGGTAGTGAAGAACGCCATCACTTACGTTCCTGACAACGTGCAGAACTACAGAAGCTCTGAACCGGAGTCTATGCTGGGCGTTTCTTCTGAAGGCGTGAAAAATTCTGCCATCATCCAGCGCCGACTCCTTTTCCAGGCTGTGCAGTTCGGCAATCAGGTGGTAAAGAACTTCTTCCATGGTGATTACTCTAAGGGCGCTGGCAACCCTTATGGCTTGTACGACGGTCTGCTGGTGAAGATTGAGGAGGATAAGACTAACGGTCTCATCAGCGAGGCTGCTGGCAACCTCGTCAACATCGGCGCTATCGACCTCTCTGACCCTGTTGCTTGCTATGACAAGTACATTGCCTTCGTGAAGAAGCTCCACAGCGACCTCCGACAGAATGTGATTGTGTACACAACCGAGGAACTGGAAAGCGCTATCATCCGTGGCTATGCGCTGAAGTTTAACAACCTGCAGCAAGAGGTGTCTGCACAGAGCACGTTCCGCTCGTTCGAGGCTCGCAACGCTGAACTGATTTCTACTACGCTCCTTGGCACGGGTACTGGTTTCATCGCTACTATGCCTGGCAACATCGACTATGCAACAGACCTCACCGGAGCTGAAGAGGCAAGTGATGCTTACCTTGGCGTGTTTGAGGATAGCGAAGACCCTCTCAACAGCATTCTCCTCGGCATGCAGTGTGCATCAGGAACGCGCCTTGTCAACTTCAATCCACAGGCTTTCGCTATCAGCAAGGACTACAGCTTCACTCCTGAGGATATCGACGACCAGGAACTTGATTTCGTTGATGAAAACAAGGTGGCAGAACTGGAAGCACTCCTGAAGGACTTGATTCACTATACCGCTGTGGACAAGACTGGTGAAGGGTACTCCTTGAAGAATCCTGCTAATGAGGGCTGGTATGAAAAGGAGGGCGACAACTACGTTCTCTCTGAGGATACAACGGTTGACGATAACAAGACTTACTACACTCGCAGCGTAGGCTAATCTTGGGCTGATTGATTGTGCCGGGGAAACTGGCTTCGGTTCCCCCGGCACAAAATAAAAAGAATGTCAAACAACACATACACAAATAGAATATGGCTAACATAACAGCAGCAAACGGCAATACGTATTCATGCGACCCTATCGACATCATCGTGGATGCTATGTGCCAAACTGAGCTTGCCGGAAACGGCGACCAGGTTTACTATTTTGACCGCTCTTTGGTCAAGGACTTGAACATTGACGAAAAGGGTAACTTGAATGCTGACGAGTTCGTCGCAGCAGTGCGAGGAAAGGTCTATCAGCTGGATATGCACTCTGACACCGTACAGGGTACAGCAACCGTAGAGGACGACCAGACTGCAGGTCAGTCGCAGTTGACCGCTCGCGCCGATAAGGGAGAACAGGACTTCCGCCAGTTCGACCGCACCGCACGCTATGCTGACTATGCTTATATGGCTGTCAGCACAACTGGCTTCCTCCGTCTCTACTACGGTCAGTTCAAGCGCAATAAGTATGCATCTTCGTATGACACGGGCACTGAATACAACAGCGACCACGGTTTCACAATCACGATTACCGCTCCTGCTACGGAGTATGCGTATATCGGTGTGGACTTGTCAACGCAGACGGGCGAAACAAAGGCTACGCTCAGCGACCTCCTGGCACGAAACGTTAATGCACCAGTTGTCAACGATGGCAATTAAGCAGTTCGTCTTGTTTTAACTTTAAGCCCCGTCCCTCGAAAGGGGAACGGGGCTTCTTAATTTATCGCAAATGCTTTATTTACACTACCGGAGACTTTCTCGACTTACGGAGCAGAAGAACGCAAAGGGAGAGCCCATGCCTTATCGGATTCTTTATGCTGCCAAGAACGGCGACATCATCACTCCGTCTAACGGGGAAATGATTACAACATCCGTAAATATCCGTAACGGAACACGGACCGTCCAATTCTTGCAGTCTGGGCAAACACGAACGCTGCGAGATTGCCTCTTCCTGTCAGTACACCTGAACGGAAAGGAATACAAAATCGTCGCGAACTAAAGGCCGAATGGCAATTGTCAAATGTCAAATGTCTAAGGTCTAATGTCTAAGGTCAAAGGTCTAAGGTCAAAAGTCACAGGCCGAATGGCTAATTGTCAATTGTCAACTATCAACTGTCAACTATCAATTCCTCATTCCTAATTCCTCATTCCTAATTATAAACTATCATCATGCCTAAAAATGACTTCAAACATAAAATTGATGCACTCCAAGAATCAATAGCACGAAATGAAAAGGATGGCTTCGTGCCACTCATGACGGATAGAAGCATACTCGGCGCATTTTCTGCAATGGTATCTTCTGTCAGCACGGGTTATGATGCCAAATCCTTATCTGGCACTAACCGCGATGATGAACTGAATGCGGGCAAATTTGCCATCACAGCGGGAAAACTATTTGGCGAACCAAAGGTGACGGTCGTCACAAAAGATGAACCTGACCTGCCGGGAAATGGAGCCGTAGGGTGGGGAACCAGAAATGACCTTCCTGCATACATATATAAAACGGCAAAGACGCTCCCATATACGGCACAAGGATTGGAGTACCAGGCGAACGCATCTGTGGGCATAAAGGCGATGTTTGTGTATCAGTACGCCACAATATCTAACGGAGTGATTACTAAGCACGAATGTGATTTCCATTTGGCCGGCCAACTGCTCATTTCTGAAATACGGGAAATCAGAAGGAGAATAAAGGAGGAGGAGGAAGAGAAGAGCGCACAGGAACAGAACGTGACACAGCAGCCATCTAAAGGAAATGTTATAGTGGTTGACGGACAACAGGAACAAAAAAGTTCTGAACCTTTGTCGTATCGAACAAAGCCGGAACCGTATGTGCCGGAAGTTCCTCTTGCAGAAGTGGAGGATAGCGAGCTGGACTCATTGCAACGGGAATTGGATAACAAAGTGGCAGAGTACCGCAAATGGTATCAGGCGGACATCGAACTGAGAAACTTTGAGAAGAATAACGACTTGTCTAAATTGTTTAACGATTTAGCACAAGATGATATAGCACTCGACCTGAATTTTCCGCTCATTGGACTTGAACAAGGTACTAAAGAACAATGGGCTGCTAAAGACTGGTTCCCGAAAATTGTCAAGGTAGGATTTTCACCTGCAGTCATATCGCGCTTTGAATTGAAGGGCGAGGATAATAGAAGCCACTATGTCTATGCGAATGAGAAATGGAGATACCATCTTTCTGTAAGAAGAAACATCGTGGCCAACACGATTCCTTATCCGCTTATTCGGTGGATGAATTTCCACGACGACCTCGATAATTATATCGAAGAACAAAAAAAGAAGAAGAATGGAAATGGCTGGTACTGTTGGTATGCGGTGCCTAATAAGCACCTCTCTAACGAAATGGAATATTACACCTTCCCCGCATGGTGGTCTATTTATCCGTCTTTGGCTTTTCTGTATGCGACAACGCTGATGCTGGATAAGTCTATCGCCAGACAGAATGATATTGCTTGGAGACGCATCATCTATGTAGATAGAGGCTATCTTGAAGATCTTTACGCACAAGACGAAGACGGACAAGACAAAAAACGACAAGAGGAAATCCGTAAAGAGCTGGAGATGAAGGTGAATAATTTTCTCTCTAACAAAGCAAATAACGGAAAAACGCTCATGGTGGATTCCACTATATCGGAGGACGGTAAGACGCTCGTCAATTCTATACGTGTCGAAACCATACCAGAGACCTCGCAAAAGACTACAGAGGATGAAATACACGCCATATCTTCTGTTCTGTTTTATGCACAAGGACTGGACCCAAGACTGGTGGGCGCCGTGCCCGGAAAGCAAAATAGCAGCTCTGGAACTCAAGCAAGAGAGCTTGAACTGCTGAACATTAAAAAACTGACAACACGACGTGAACGCATCAAGCGATTCATGCTCAATATCGCATACCATAACGGATGGTGCCCTGAGCATGTGGGTGTGACAATCCAAGATTTGTCGCTCTCAACGCTGGATCGCTCTAACACCGGAATGGTCGAAACGAATAACTAATATTTAATTCTGTACGCTCATGTTATTTAGCAACACCAAGGAAATATCTCACATCATTCCTACATCTAAATTCGCCAAAATAGACAATCTGATTTCACGGCTGAATGCAGAGGAGATGAGCAGCCTTTATCCGCTGGTCGGAATGGAACTTCTGGAACAACTTCGTGAAGATTACAAAAACCTTTCTAATAGAGAGGATGGAATTTGGGCGGAGCTTGACCCCGAAGATAACAAGGTCAAAATTCTAATCTTGCGCACAGCTCAGGAAATCTTGTTGTTTACTTATCTCGCTAATGATAATGCTATATTGCAAACTTCGTTCAACATGGGCGGAGGATGGAACAAGGCATCGACGGGTGACTACGAGGCCCTTGACGTGAAAGATAATGACAGACTCGACAAGAACTTGTGGCAGCGCTCGCTGAAGGCAAAGGAAACGCTGCTCTTGTATCTTGAAATGGATGCAAGGAACGACCAGGTATATACTTCACTATGGAAGGAGTCTGAATATTACTACAAGCATTCAGACCTCTTGTTTACCACATCTTCTGAACTGCACCCTAATTATATTGACCTGGGCGATAAGCCACACCTGACATTTCATTCTTACATCTCCACGCTGCATGACTGCCAGGACGGATATATTGCTGGAACAATAGGATATACGCTTCTGCAAGCGCTCATAGACCGAAAGTATTCAGTCAATACACCACAAAACGAACTGGAAAATGATTCTGAAGATGAAGAAGTGAAAGTGCATTGGCGAACACTTGACAGACACATCAGAACTGCGCTTGCTAATTTCGTGGTCTTCGAGAAAGGCGGAGCAAAACAGGAACATATCAGAAACCGAGGACAGTCGCAACTTTCCATCGCTACACGTTATATTCACGAACATTATAGCACCTTCTCGTCATACATACCGGAAGGAACGCCTATATATGTGCCACCAAAGGAAAATCCGGAGGAACACAAACCGTCGGACAAATCACACCAACACCATTGCAAACCGCCGCATAAAGGAACTGTTTTTTCACTCCTACACTAAAACCACGGTTAGTTAGGGTGGCTCATCATGAGCCAAACGAAGTGGGAAGAACTTGTGAAAGCTCTTCCCACTTTACTGTTTTTTGGGGTGCATCATGCAGGGCAAGCATCTGCAAAACGCTCTTTGACTGGAAAGCACATCTTGCCATGTAGCCACGGACAAGGATATTCTTTGTAGCCAAAACCAATAAGAGCGTCTCTGTAACTAACTAATCCGTCCGTCGTAAACTCTGCACGCTCGCAACCAAAGAAATCACGCAACTTGATGTCGTCAAAAAACTCGGTGGCAACATCCATGCTGCAGCTTTCATACAAATCGGTGAAAGTGATGACACGGGACTCATAATAGGGAGCCTCTTCTACCGGCCCTCCTTGTGCATTGTTGTTAACAACCTCTACTTCGTTTTCCATACTGAAAATTATTTTTTTCACAAAAATATGAAAAAAACAAGAAAAAAGAATAATAGATAGAAAACAAATTACTACATTTGCACACAAAGCAATTAAAAAATAAAGAGAATGGCTGCAATTTACCTTTCGTACTCATCACATATTGCAAAGGTTCTCAGGCAAGAACTGTCTAAAGACGGTCTGCCCATTGAACTTCCGGCAGGTATGAGACCAGCATCTTACTGGAGAAAGTTTGAGCCATATCTCACGGCCATAGAACTGAAACGGAAACCATCACTTCGCGCCATGATGATTGATGCCTTGAGAACAGAAGACACAACATCAACAGCTACGCCTTATGTGCTTGCCTTTTCGGAAGAGGAATACAGGACTTTCCCGGAGTCGGACGAAAAGAAAAACGAACTGGTGGCATTCGCTCTCCCAAAATTCCTCAACATCGGCAATAAAACGATATGCACGAACTCCAGAACAATCATGGAGAAGAAGCGAGGGCAGCGATTCCGACAAGCGACCATCTACTATGCGTATGAAATCCTGCGCAATTATCTGCACACGGCAGAACTGAACGCGCATAAGAATAACGAGAATTTCAACCTCTCAGAGGCTATCAGAAAGTTTGCGGACAAGTATGACATGAGCTCATGTGAAGAAGCAACGCTATTGACACAATGCTACAGACGACTCATGCGCCAACTATAAACAACATGCCTATGACGACTATACTTGAACCTTGCTGCAAAACAACGCAGTTCTCGAAGTTCTTGGAAAAACTGGGGCGCTTCCACAAAGACGACTTTGCGCATTATGGCGATGTGGAATTCAAAGAATGGTTTGGACTGCTCATGCTGGAGGCTAAAGGCGCAGAGGCGCAAATTAGACTGAATAGATTAGAACTTTCCTCGCTGATGTTTATCTGCCACCTATTAAGTCTTCCGGCATTTATACCTGGCCGAAAACTACGGCTTCTCAACAAAGCGACCATCACGGCGAAAGAACTGCCAGAACATACACCGAATGTTGCAGAGGGACTAATCAAAGTCAATAGACTTGTTATCAAAAAAAGCAAAAAGGCCCCAAGGCTGGAATCTATAACGCTGACAACAGACGATAAGGTTTACAGACTCTCAGGCACCTTCTTTGCTGAAAGCCCAACAACACCTCGCAAAATACATATTGAGGTGAATGACAAAAAATAAAATACAAAGGCACAGACATAGAAATGAAACCGAATCTTAAAACAGCACCAAAAGTTCACTACCTGGATGCAATTAAAATGATAGCGAAAGAGAACCATATCTCAGAAGCATCTGTAAGAACATCAATCGAGGGATTGTATAACATGGTGGTTCGGGAACTTGCCAACGGGAAGACTATCGAACTGAAAGGATTTGGAATCTTCTACACGTCACAGCAACATGTCATCGCTAACTGGCTTACCGAAAAAAGACCAGATCGGAAAAGAACAACTATCAACCCGAAGTTTCGACCAGCGGTGCGATTCAAACAACAAATACAAGCGCTCACGGGCTACCCAATATCAAACAACCACAAGCCCAGCGAAATGATAAAAGCTATCAAGAGCAATCCTGTAGCTCATCTCCAGCTCGACAAGTTCAAGAAGGACTAACGAAAGCAGCATTACGGACAGCGCTTTACTTCATATATTTTGAAGACACTCAATTAGAAATCTCTTACCACTTATATAAAATCTCTTACCACATAAATCGTTTATAAAGTGTCCGGCGCCCCGTTGCCATTTCTCCCATGGATGGCTTCGGGGCCATTTTTTTATCTTGCCACAGGCACCTTGCTAATACGCTTTTCAGACCACACAACACTCATGAGCCCACACCTTCATCGCAAAATCCTGATACGCTTTTTAGACCGAACGCCACTCATGCACCACCCGAACATCCATCCATCTTGATACGCTTTTTAGACCAAATAAGGGTCGCACAAATTGTGCGCACACATATCGCACACGCACATATTACACGCATATATTCCACACCCACATAACACGCACAGACCCGCATCGCACGCACATATTACGCACCCAAATAACAAACGCCCACACATCGCCCCCACATAACAAACACGCGCATATCACACACGATTCCACCAGATATTATATCCGTCGCAATCTCCAGCAAATTACAAAGATAAATGATTGTATATAATGAAATGGTCTAACAATTCCAACTTCTTACAACACAAGCCTTCTCGAAACGGTCTAATAATTCCAACTCCCACAACAAGCATCTTGAATCGGTCTAATAATTCCAACTTCTTACAGCACAAGCATTCTCCAGACGGTCCAACAATTCCAACTTCTTACAGCGCAAGCCTTCTCGATACGGTCTAACAATTCCAACTCCCACCCTCTGCCTTGGTCCAATAATTCCAACTAAGAAGAAGATTCTTTCTTTTTCTATAATATTTATCTATTATTTACACCCTACATAACTAATTGACGCTAAATCAAATAACACACAAAACGGTCTAACAATTCCAACATCTCGGTCTAACAATTCCAACTTTCTCCCTGCTTTTAGTCCAACAATTCCAACTTGGCCCAACAATTCCAACTTGGCCCAATAATTCCAACTCCCACAACAGGCGCCTTGAACTGGTCTAATAATTCCAACTCCCACCCTCTGCCTTGGTCCAATAATTCCAACTGGTCCAATAATTCCAACATCCACATCACCAGTCCTTGCGTGCAACGGTTTACCCGTTGCTACCTCAAATACCCCAAACACCTCAAATACTTTAATAATGTAAAAATGTAATAATGTGAAAATGTAACAAAAGATGCTCAACAACATAAAAAAACTTTTGGCTGGCACCTCAAAAGAATGCTACCTTTGCAGCGCTACAACTAAAAATATGTTTAACCTCTCTGTTGATTCCTTGTTGAATACATACTTATATCATATAGGCGGTGGCCGTTTGGGTCATTCCAGATTCAGCAGAGGTATCCTTAGTTGTAGCAGACTTGGGAACGGCTACCGCCTTTCTTTTGGTTTGCTGCACGGGATAAAAAACTTTTTGTCATGGAAGAAAAAAAGAATGAGAAAAAGACACCTCTTGCCAAAAAGAGGGAAGTGGACGCATCTACTGCCACAGCGTCAATGCCTGTAAGGTACATCAAGCAGCCTTACCCCATATCTGCAATGCAAGCCGATTTGAGCCGCCAGCAGATTAGAATATTGGTGGGCATGATGCAAAGCATTCAGGATGGTGTGCAGGAAATGTTCAAGCATCCAAAACGGGATGAAAAAGGACAGCTGCTCTTGTTCCCAGAGCTGGAGGACGATCATGTCAACATCGACTTCAAGTTCAGCGACGTGGTGGACCGTGCTGATAGCTATAAAAATGTGGAGAAGGTGGCACAGAAATTCATGCGGACGGTATTCCGCTACGAGGACAAGGAGGCCGGAGAGGTAACGCTGGCTCACTTCGTTGATAAGGTCTCATATCCGTCCAGAGGAAGCAAGCGTGACCGCATACGTTTCTCGTTCACCCGTGAACAGGCAGAGGCTGTATTCAACTTCACCATGTATAGCCGATACCTTCAGAGCGTAGCCTTCAACGCGGGCAATAAGTACACGGCACGTCTATATATGTTGTTCACTACCTATCGTGGCTATGAGAAGAACGACACGGGGGTGTTCCACTGGTATGTGGGATATAATGAACTTCGGCGAATGTTGGGTTGCGACGAGTGCAACGAGAAGGGAATATGGAAGCAAGTAAGCCAACTTCAGTACAAGCATTTCAAGGCGAATGTGCTGAAGACTGCCGAGGCTGAGCTTCGCTCGTTGGCAGAGACGGGTAAGTCCGACTGCTGGTTTGAGTATGTAGAACTTCCTGAAGGCTGGAAGAAAGCGCCCGAACGCTTCGACTTTGTGGTGCACCTTACGGATATGGACAAGAGCAAACAGATAGAAGAATCGAAGGAACTTGCTCCATTGACAAAGATGCTCACGGAGATGGGGCTGTCGGAGGAGGATGCCAAAGATGTTCTTTCTTCGGTGCATACCACCGATGGACTTGCCGACAAGATTGCCGAGATTGGCAGGGCAATGAGCAAGAGAACGAGCAAGGTGCGGAACGTGAAGAAGTATGTCTCGACGTGCTTGAACAAATGGAACCAGGAAGTGCGGGAGCGTGAAGATGCTGAGAGCGGACAGCACACCGACGCCACCACAATGAATAATGTGGGCAATACAGAGGCACGGGCGCAATCAACCAAGGATAGCTGGATTAAGATAGTGGGCATGAAGAATTACAACACCTATCTCAAGTCGGTGGAAGTGAAGTGCGTGCCTGGCGAAAGCGCTCACGAGGAGAAACTCGTAGCCATTGCCCCACATCCGGAAGTGAAGAAATGGATTGAATCCTTTGGTCTCTCCAAACTTGGACTACACAGCTGCATCTTCAGCAACTCGTAATGACCAACCATTCTCCTTGCCCACTTTTTTGTTCCCCAACTGTCCCACACTTTTTTCATAACTATCCCGCAAATTTTTCATAACTATCCCTAAATTTTCCACAGCTACATAATTATACATCCCACTTGTTATGTACCCACGACTTTACAACAACCCTGGCTGCGCTTTCATGGTCTTGTTTGCCACTACACCTGTAGGCGGTCTTCTTCTTCTATTGGTTGGCATACCAATCCTTCTTGTGTACCTCTCCTATGATAGTGGACTGCCTATATGGGGAGTGGTGCTGGTGCTGGTTGCCACCGCTGTTCTTTCGTGTATTCTCACTCGTTTCCTCACGCTGTGGTATCTCCGTCATGTGGACGAGTTCCGGACGAAACGGCTTCGCGAAGCATTTGAGCAGATGCCTAAAGACTGGGTGCCGTCCACCGATGATCCAGAAGCCGCCGCTCTTGAATTTCTGCAGTTTCTGCATCAGCAGAAGCGCAACCTCTTTTATCCTAAAGGCGACAAGCACATGATGGATTCAGAACATACGCCCGACATTTTATACGAGAACTACAAGGATATGCCAGAAGGACCGGAGCGTGAAAGGGCAAAGCGCCTCTACATAACAGAAGACACAAAAAAGTTCATCCGTGAAATGTTGGAGCCAAAGCACCCCATCACGCTCCAGCAAAAGGAGCGGTACCTTCAGGGCCTCTTCTCTGCCATCTACTACCTCGGCTACCGCCTCGAACTGCACCGCCACAAAACCACACCGTCCCGCCCACAATGACGTGTACCCATCATCATTCTATCCACTCCCATGCCTTCCCAGCTCTTCCCACTCTTCTCACTCTTTCTACTTATCTCCCAATCTTCCCGCATCTTTCCCACATCTTTCCCACGTCTTTCCCGCCCTCTAATCTGATTAAACCAATGAAGTCCGGCTCATGTGCGCCATTTCTTATATGTAAAAAGAAATAAAAAAGTCCGTGAAATATTTGTTTGTTCATAAAAAAGTCCGTAACTTTGCCCACGGAACAACAACAAAACAATCAAATCATGGCAAACTTCACAATTGAAAAACTTCCAGCCGACCAAGGCATGCGCCTGGTTCTCGACATGATTAAAAAGAAGTATATAGCCGAACAGATGGAAGGCGGCAATAGTTCATGTCAAACTCTACTGGGCATTGGAATTTCACACGCGCTTTACAACGGCAAGCCTTACTACTACTCTTCTCGGATGGTCGCAAACATCCAAAAAGCCGTTACTGAGGTTGGCGCTATGCTTATGCAGGTTCAGATTATTCAAGGCCCACAAGACGTGCAGGAATACCCTTTGTGTTACGGTGAGGACATGGTAAGCAAGTTTAAAGTGTTGGGTAAGGTGATAAAACTTCCTTATCTGTTTGTCAACGTGTTAGGCAAAACAGAACGGTGGCAAAAGATGCACTTGGCAGACAAGAAAGAGGTCAGGTATTACAACCAGTTCACAGACGATGAACTATCTATGATTAACGATGGCATTCGCTCCATTGCGCTGAAACTGTGCAGCATCCAACTGCAGTATCAAGACCCATGCGCAGAGAGTGCCCATACATCCATTTCGGATTCTTCTGATAGCGAGCCTTCCCTTGCCGTTAATGATACATCCGCTGATAGCGAGCTTTCCCTTGCCGTTAATGATACATCCGCTGATAGCGAGCCTTCTCTTCTTGACGATGAGATAGCCGCTGGCATTTACGGTTAGCAAATGCACTCCTGCATTTGTCTCAATTGAGTACAAGACCAGTCCTTTGTATCAGGGACTGGTCTTGTACTTTTCTTTGGTCAGCCGTTGTGTGGAAGCGTTTGGTTTGCCGGATTTGTAGTTTCAATCCGCATCTATAAATGTTAAAACGTTTATTTGATATGTTAAATAATTAACAATTCAAAAAAGCGTTTAACATTTCGTTTAAGTTGTGTTTAACTGTTTTTATGCAATGTGCACGCACACATAACAAAAAGAAAAGCAAATAAATGTACAGATTTCCAAAAGAATAACTACAAATAATTAGCGATTTTTGTTATTTGTATATAACGTGTGCGCACAATTTGTGCGTGTGTATTTAGTTGGCAAATTCATAATTTCAGTATGAAATTATGAATTTGCCAACTAAATATCTTATGTGTGTGTTTTTGCGTGCGATTTCTTTTTGAATCATCGGCTATTCTTTTCCCCGAGCGCCGCCCCACTCGGGAGGATGGGCGCGTCTTGCGTACATTTCACCACAGACCATATATGCTGCACCCGTTCAGAGTGACGAGGTAGTGACAAGATGGTGACGAGGTAGTGACGAGGTAGTGACAAGGTAGTGACAAGATGGTGACAAGGTAGTGACAAGATGGTGACAAGATGGTGACGAGGTAGTGACAAGATGGTGACGAGGTAGTGACAAGATGGTGACAAGATGGTGAAAACAGCCACCAGTTCCCCTCGCGTGCGTACATATTTTACGCACAAATTGTGCGAGAATGCCCTAAATTGACCTAAATCAAGAAAAATGAAAAAAATACGAAAAAAGTACGGAAAAAATTTTGTAATACGAAAAGTGTCCGTAAATTTGCAACGAAATCAAAAAACAAACAGCCGCTTACATCGAAAAGCAAAACGGAACAAAACCGAAAATAATACGTTCTTTGAAAATTTAGACCACACTCCACAACTTGCAAATTTTTTCAGGTACAGACACCTGAACAAATTCGCAAACAAGGGAAAAAAACAAAATGACTTAAGAGTGAACAAAAACGCACTTTTTGCAGTTGTTAATTGATGTTTTGAAAAATTCACACGTTTTTCAATTTGGGATAAGACACAAAGCAACAAAGCAGCGGGCCTTTCGGGTCAATCAGGGAAACTAATAAAACGAAATGTTTTTGTTTCTTTGCATTCAGCGAGTAACCGCCAACCAAAGCGGAACGGAGGACACTCCAGGCGTTCACCTCTGAAAATCTTTTGTTTGGTGTGCATCTGCAAAACTGATGCAAAAACGCTTTGCTGGTAGGCGTTCCATTTTTGGAGAATGTACCGAAAGAAAACCTGATTGCATTTTCTCAATCAGGGAAAAAAGTCGCCGTAATTCTTAACATGAATTTGTGAAAGATAGCGACACGCAGAAAGCAAGGTTTTTTTTGTAAGTGTGAAACGCAAAAAAAACCAACCTGAAAGCATGAAAAAAACGAATGAAACGAACTAACAAACAAAGAAACATAAAACGAAAAGTGCTTTTTACTTTTTGTTTTGGGTGCTGGAACGTAGCGAATATTTCCAGCACTCGCAAATTTATAGTTAACATATTTATTCACTTTCAAAAATTTAGTATTATGGCAAAGAAAGAAAAAAGTGCAAAAGTTATTGCAGTTAGCAACCTTATTGCAGCAAACAAAGAAACTAAAACTTTATCCGGAGTTATTAAGTTGGTGCAAAAGTTTTGGAGTGCTGGCTATCGTGAAGCGTTCCAGTATGTAGGTATTAACAAAATGAATGACATAAATTTTGAACTTATTGCAAAGGGTCTTCATTCCTCTTGCTATCTATCTGGCAAAGCTGCACACGATGTTAAGGTAGCCAAAAAGGATGCAAAAGGAAACTTTATCATGACATCCAAGAACGGCAAAGAGTGCAGAGAGTATGAGAAGGTGCGCAAGGTTATTGACAAGTGGACACCACGCATTTTATTTGACTTATTGTTAGAGTCGAAAGAGGCAAAAGAGGCCGCTATTACTGTTGCCGCACCTACTGGCAAGGCAAAACCTCAGACGTCTGCACCAAAGGGCAAGGCTAAGCCTACGGCAAAGAAGGGTGACACGAAGAATGGTGCAAAGGCCGCTTAACTATCTATTCACTCGACCATGCGAGTATAAAGAGGCATTAGGCATGGTGCGTTATTAGGGTGCGGACATCCGCACCCTTTTAGGTTGCAATTATTCACTAAATTATAGGAGGACTAACTATGACAGCTTTATGGATTCTTCAAGCGCTATCAGATTGTGGGATTGGTGTGGACAAATGGGGAGTTATCCCCATGGGTAAAGACTACCCATTTGCGGAAATGTTTGGCGGAAAGCCTTTTGGCGAGTTCAAGCCTGGGCGCTATGTGTATGTGAACGCTGCGCATATCAGCGATGAAGCATTTGCGCTTCTGACCAATGCAGCAGACCATACGATATTTGGCATTGACCCAGAAGGGAAAGAGCAAATTTCAATCTTAATCCAAATAGAGGAGGACAAAAAATGAAAAAAATTATCAACATCCTATCGTGGGCGTCATGTGGAATTATCTGCGCCTGCGTCATCATTGGCTCTATGTATGTCGGAGCCTTGGTGTGCAACTATCTCCATGACCATGTGCCATTCTTTCAGGGTACTTGGACGTGCCTGTGCCTTGCTCCTATACTCCTTGTAACGGCATTCTCCGTGGAATTCTTTATCCTGTTAGGTCTAAAAAAGTTTCAATCTTAAAATCATTAACTATGTCAGAGGAAATTATCGCACAAATTCGGATTAACTTCAATATGGGGTTAATCACTTACAAGGACTTCTGCCATCAGATTGCAGAAGTTCTTGGGCACAAGGTGCTATGCACTATCATCGGTCTTATCCCCTCGTGGGTCTTTGATACGATATGGACTGTGAAGATGGTAGCATGGGCTATCATCAAGCCCGCTATAACTATTGCAGTCATCGTATTAGGAACCTTTAGCTTTTGGCTACTCATGTACTTCATAGCCGGTTAATTCATCATCATCATCAAAATCATCATCAACATGGAAACAATCAAGAAAAGCGTGAGCCGCCCACGCATCAAGGCGGTGCGAGTAAATCCATCAGAGTACGCAGCAATCGGCAGGGACTACAAGCCCCAACCACGCATCTATGTGCGCAACACGAAGCCCAACCGCATGAAGGCAATCATGGTGGCTGCATCATTCGCTACCATGTTTGGCTTCTTCGACCAAGGAGGCTATGACTATATGGGTGCCAAGTGGTGCTCCGAGGTGTTCCAAATCAGCCGTTTCTATCAGGATGGCAATGCACCTATCAGAGCATAACATTCCATTCCTCATTCCTCATTCCTAATCCCAAATTCAATTAAATTTTTACGACTATGACACAAGAAGAAATTATCCGCATCGCAACACAGGCAGCTATTGCCGCAGTAAAAGCAATGGGCACAACAGCGCCACAAGTGAATAACTCTGCATCATCAAGGAGCGACAAGCCAAAGGCGCTCCCTGATGCAAAGGCGAATGCCATTGGAAGCATCGTGGCAGAAGCCGCTACGGAAGCCGCCAAAAATGGCAAGAGAGTAGAGGCGCCCAAGGGCACCGCTATATTCATGGAGTATAGCGAGAAACAGTTTGCCCTATGGGGTGACACGAAGGAAGTCCGCAATACGCTCAAAGAGTATGGAGCGAAAAAATGGGGCATCATCTGGGGGTTCATCCCCGATGGCTGCAAAGAGGAAAACAAGGCCGAAGGCTGGTTCTTCCCCAAGAAAAACCTCGAAGAACACGGTGGAAAGACTGCACTCTTCAAGGCACTCAAAGCTCTCGGAGTAAAAGTTACAGAGGGCGCAAGCCTAAAGGAGAAGACGGAGGCACACCGTGCCGCCATCGCCAAGGATAAGGCAGAGGAAGCTCCCAAGTCTGCTCCCAAGACAAAGGATAGCAAACCAAAGGAGAGCAAGCCCAAGACAGAGCCAAAGCCAAAGGTCATCCCTATCAGGGTTGACGAGTATGAAGGCATCGCCATTGGAACGAAGAAACAAGAGAGTGGTGTCACATTCCAAGCCTATCCCGATGAGCCAGATGTGTTCTTCCGTGAGGACAAAATCTACCTCTGTATTGGGGAGATAGGCGGGGAAAGCGCATTCCTCTTTGTCGGCAAGAAGGTTGATGGAGCGGTACCACCGCATATCAGACAGACTGCCGAGGACGGCATCCTCGTCGCAATCTCGAAGGGGATTGTCACCAAGGTTCATCAGTATATTATTGACGCATTCAAGGCTCTCGACGACAAATCCGGTTACAACTGGCTCGTCAAAGAGGGCTATGTGAAAGCAGCGTGAAACTAAATGAGGAGTTAGGAATTAGGAATTAGGAATTGATACCATGCCATCAGCATAACATTCCATTCCTCATTCCTCATTCCAAATTCCTAATTGTATCAACTCCTAATTCTTTCAACGATTATGGCTAAAAAGAAAAAACAATTTATCTCCGATTATAGCGCAAAGCGCATCGGAGACCTCATAGAGGAAGTATTGAATAATGCGGAAAAGGTGCGGTGGCAAAAGCCGTGGCTTGATGTGGCAAGTGTGGAAACGCCTTGCCGCAACATTGATAGACCAGACCCTTATCAAGGGGTTAATGCCGGACTCCTTCAGCTCGTAATGAGCGTGAAAGGCTACCGCACTCCATTGTTTGTGACTGGGGATAAAGCTCGTGACATGGGGCTTTCTATCAAGAAGCAAGACAATGGCGACCGAGAGGAAGCATGGCCCGTGTTCAAGTGGCTCCATCTTATCTACGACAAAGATGGCAACCGCATCACCTACGAGCAGTATTGCGACCTCGACGAAGAAGAGCAGCAGCAATGCCGAGAGCGTTGGTCACTCCGTGGCTATCTCGTCTATAACATTGACCAGACCACTATGAAGGAAGATCTGCCAAACACTTATGCTAAATTCCTGGCCCTCTATCCTGAGGAAAAGGAGGTGCGCACCATGAAGGCAGAGGAAGACACCGTTGACGAGGCATTGGACTATGTGCTTTCCACAGAGGGTGCATGGAGATGCCCAATTCATCATTCAATTAGCCACAAGGCTTATTATTCACCTGCCGAGGATGGCATTCACCTCCCAATGAGGGAGCAGTTCAAGACAAACTCCGCTTATTATGGCGTGGCGCTTCATGAGATGGCGCACAGCACCAAGGGCGAGAAGAACATGAAGCGTGACTATGGGAGCAAAGGTTTTGGCTCCGAGGGCTATGCCCTTGAGGAATTGGTGGCAGAGTTCACTTCCGCATTCGTCGGACTTGACCGAGGTCACACAAAGACTATCGACCAAGAGCACATCGCCTATGTGCAGAGTTGGCGCAAAGCCATCAAGAAGCACGATGTGGTAAGTACCATTGTTGACGACCTGATGAAAGCCGTCAATTACGAGATACGCATACTCCGAGAGACAGATACGATGCTTGCCGCTCCAAGCGCAGAGGCAGCATGATGCGGAGTTAGGAATTAGGAGTTAGGAATTAGGAATGAAATGTCATACCATTGGCAGAGTATCAATTCCTCATTCCTCATTCCTCATTCCTAATTCTATCAACATTCCTCATTCCTAATTCTTAAACAACTATGGCAAATCTTATGAACGGCACACTCTCTGCCATACTCAAGCAATCGCTTGACGAGAGAGCAAAAACGGATGCAGACTTTGCATCCAAGTATAAAACAAAAAAAATCGAAGACTGCGTGTCTGCCATCTATGCTGCATTGGAAAGCATGGCAAGGAAAGCGGTCAGCGGTTCTGGTGGTGCTGCCGCCTGTGGTAGTGACGACCTGCTTGTCTCTGCCGCTGTCCATTGGTATGATGAGGAAAAACCCACGACCGAAAGCGTCGTGGCAATCCTCGAAGGTGGTACGGAAATCATCAAGCAGAACAAACCGACGAAGCAAGCCAAGACTGCCGACGCCAAACCAACCGCAAAGCCCGCACCAACTGCCAAGCCAGCCGCAAAGCCAGCACCGACACCAAAGCCAACTCCCAAGCCGATTCCGAAGATGGAGATTGTCAAGCCATCTGCAGCACCTATGACAGACGATGATGACGATGACGACGATGACATTGATTTGTTCAGCTAATCGTCAGGGTAGGGGGACGCAGAGAATATTCCCCCTATCCACCAAGTATTATAAAAAATAGGAGGACTATGGACAAGATTTGTAAAGGATGCCACTACAATCGTGGTTATTGGTGCAACCGATTGGTTATTCCTGGAGGAATGGGAATGCACGACAGAGTTGCAAGTGATTATCTGAAAGACAATAAATGCAATTATTTCGAGGCAGGTCATTCAGAACCAACAACCAAACCTAATTTTGAAAATTCATAATTGGAGGACAAAACTATGACGGAAATCGAACACATCAACGCATTGTTGGAGAAAAACACTCCGACATTTGGCGAAAGCGATATGATGGGTATCGCTTGTGACATTGAAGCAGATTTGGATTGGAACTATTATCCGGATAATGACGCAGAGGTGGCCATTGCCACTCATGCAGACGACTATCAAATAATAACCAACCATGTCATGTATATGTTACAGAAAGTCCACTGGAAAGACCTTGACGGTGTGGAGCATGATGGAGAATATGACGAATGGGAAGACTATTATAGCTCGCTTAGTGATGTTGAGCGAGATAATTACGACAACGGATACGATGACTTGTTCGATTATTATATGAAAGTCGAAGACGAGGGGGCGTATCGTCAATATTGGTACAATGTCAAGACTGGTGCTTGCTTTGTTCGTGACAGGCTTCTCGATCATCCAAAATATGGTACTATCAATAATGTCGAAGGAGAGTGGACGCCTCTGAAGGCTATCAAGCCATGCGAGGCGATAGATGAAGCCTATTACAAGGTTGATTTCAGCATCCATCCTCTTCTCGAAGAGAGAGGCTATGAATGTTTTTCCGCTCAGGAATACAACGATGCCACCGACCCAACAAACGACCATATCATTGAGAATCGGATGCAGTTCTTCGATGGCATGAGAACAAATCCACAGTTGTGTTCGGTCATCCGTTACGGAGGATTGAAGATGCTTGGGCTTGTGTCTGGCGAACACCGTGAGCAATACATTACTGCCGTTAAGATTGCCAACCGACATCGCTATATGCCAGCCGACAAAGGAATGTGGATGGATTACCTTCACGACCTCATCGAATTGGGCAAAGACCTTCACAATCCATTTTATGTATGCCCCGAAGATTTGAGGGCTGCACATGAGAAATACCACCGCCTCTATGTTAGAGAAATGGAGAAGAGAGAAAAGGAAAGACGATTGCAGGAACTTATTGCCCGTTCCAAGCCCTATGCACAACGCATTGCTCCATTCCTTTCTCTTGCCTGGCACACCGACCAGTATGCCGTGTTTGTCTGCCCATCGGTGGAAGATATGGTGGAGGAAGGACAGAAGATGCACCACTGCGTAGGCATTATGGGCTACGACAAGAAGCCCGACTCCCTCATCCTCTTCTGCCGCACTCCACAAGGAGAGCGTATCAGCACGATTGAGTACAGCATCAGTCGTGGCAAGGTGTTGCAAAACCGAGCCGCCTGCAACAAAGTTCCCCTCTATCTTGACGAGGTGAACAAGATGCTTGAAAAGGATGCAGAGCGCATCAGGTCTTGCAAACTTATCAGCATCAACAAAAACAAAGTTCAACCAGCAGCCGAGGCAATCGCCTTGGCTGCATAATACTACGAATTATGGCACACAGCAAAATTTTTCAAGTTAGCGAAGCTCCTATCGACAAGGACGACTTCAAAAGCTCGTATGATTATTGCGATAACCATCAAGAATTTGCCGACTGGATTGGCGATAACGTGGAAGATGAAGTAGAACGAAAAAAGTATATTGAGTATCTCGTCAAAGAATTGGATGGCACATTCTCCATGGGTGAGAATGACACATTGGTGTTCAATGGTAAAAAGCCGCTCAACAAATTCTTGGAGGCATGGGCAAACAAACTACAAGAACTTGCTAAAAGCATAACGAAAGATACAATCACAAGCAGCTCTGCCCTTAGCGACCTTCGCCATGTGGCAAGCGACACTCACAAGAACTCCGACTATAGATTTGACATTGAGAGCTGGACGGGTTATGCCGCACCTCTCTGCGAATTTATTGACTTTATATCAAATAGGTTAAAGAAAGGCGACAAAGTTTACATCGGAGCAATTATTGATTTTCACTATTAAAAAACAACAACTATGGCAATACAAATTTCAATTTACAACCTGCGAACAAAGCAAAAGGATATTCGTTATATATATGACGAATCAAAAAATGTCGAGATTTGGAACGCTCAAAGAATACTCACAAATGAGACTTCGTGCAAAGGCTTTGATATGGTATTAACTGAAATTGTATAAAGTATGGCAATACGTTATAAGAACCTGATAAGAGATAAGGAGGAACAGTTATGGATAAAGAAATGAGAAAAAGACTCGAAAAGTTTGGTCGAGTTGAGGAAGATTCAAAAACTTGGGTGCATCCTTGGGAAACCTATTGGAGATTGTATTGCAAGAAACATCACGGCTTACTTGTAAAGATTCTTAGCAAGATGTACCCAGACTACACATTTTCACTGGGTGAGAGCCATATTTGCGGAACGATTTTCCAAGTAATCATAATAAACAAAAAAGGAATGACTATGGCAAAGAAAAAAATATGGCTTGTCACACAAGAAAGCAATGTGGACGGAGAAATAACATTCAATGTGACGCCTTGCAAGGATTTAGGTACAGCCATCCGAACAATGAAGAAGGAAATAGACACAATCCTGGACGAGTCGCAAAAGTACAAGGATGCCCGCAGATGGATGGAAGGTGACGACACACTCAACTACGACGATTGCCCCTTTGTATGGGAAAATGAAAACCATGACTCGTGGTATCTTAAAGTCATTAACGATGACTACTACGAAGACTTACGAATTGAAGAAAAGGAAATAATTTAGGAGGACAACACCATGCTAATAGATTTAATTCTCAATCGCAAAGACGGTCAGCCCTACAACGCAAAGAAGTTCTATGATGCCGTAACTTCTTACCTCGACACTTTCCACTGCTACATCGGATTGGCAAGGGCGCTCGACGGTGGCGAAGAAGAGGACGTTATCACCGAACTCTGCGACTACATCAAAAGTGGAAACTACAACCTCAACATCTGCGACTACATCAGCAGCGTGAAGTGGTTGGAAGACGACGAGCCAGAAAAGACAGAACAGCGTTCCGTTTGGCTACGCATTGGAGTGGTGGTAACAGGAACAGCGGAAGAAATCGAAGCCTTGTTCCAAGAAGAGGGTGCAGATAAAGCACTCCAAAAATTGCTTGACAACAAGCAATATGAGTTTGATGGCGACACTTACATCCCAGAATATTGTGTCGAAACCTACAATGAGGAATATCACACCGACCATGAAGTCGGTGAATACGAATTTAATGTATAACTAAAAAAATATAACCAATAGGAACAGAAATAACAGTAAAGAAAACAACATTCGAGGTGGAGGGTTGCAAAGAGCCCTGCATTGAAGTAAGCAATGGCTATTGCATGGTAAGAATCAGCAAGTGCCACAGGCTGATAGGGCGGAGCTCGCTCTATATAAGAGAGTATCTGGACGGCTTCTACAATGGAGAAGACGAGTTTACGGGCAACTTTGACTCGCTATCCGATGAAGATGCAATCAGGTTGGCCAGGCAATACTCAGCATATCTATAATCATGTTCCATTTAAACACCGACAAAACAATGAAGAAACATATCAAGAACGCAATTCAATACGTGAAAGAAAATCACGAATGGAGCGAAGCGTGTGAGCAACACGCATTGGAAATCATTGACAAATGCAGATGCCCTATTTCTCAGGCCTCCGACGAAATCACCTATGAAATTCAGCAGTTGATGAATGACTACGGCGATGATCATGACTTGCCTGAAGGCTGGTGGATGGAAGATATAGACGAGGATGAAATATTTATGAGAATATAATATGGAAAAGACAATTATTCAGCAGTTCAATGAACTGAAAGAGAAGCACCCAACGGCAATCCTCCTGTTCCGGTGTGGCGACTTCTACGTAACCTACGAGGATGATGCTCAAATCTGTGCAAACGTGTTGGGCATCACCCTTACCAAACGAACAAGCGACGGCACTCGCACGGCAGGTTTTCCTTACCATGCTCTTGACACATATCTTCCCAAATTGGTACGATACGTGAATCAACCCGAAAGCATTATGAAACGTATCGCTATCTGTGACCAGTTGGAAGACCCACAGACCCAAAAACTTGTGAAGCGAGGCAGTAACGAATTAACCAAACAAGGAGGACTAACAATGAAACTTTTCCACGATGTAGGCATTAACGAGCCTTGCCGTGACATCAAAGTCAACGGCAGAAAAATCATGGCAAACGTGTGGGGAGGGCAGACGGAAGTCACCCTCACCACATGGAGCGAAATCCGACGACTGGGGTTCAAGAAAAGAGAGCGAGCCTTCGGCAACCTTAACGACGGAACTCCCGCACTCTACTTTCAAGCATGGGACGAACAAAACAATAACCACTGGTTTCTCACCACAGAGAAACTTGAAGAGCTGGAGGACTGACAATGACCTACAAACGATTTCACCGCATCATGAATGGTAGGAGTTACACCATCACAACCCACCAGCCTGACGTGCCGGACACACTCCGCATATCGAGAGACAAAATGATTGTGTTTAACTATATCAAATAAATTCATCATCTAAATCATCACAACTATGGAAACTATGACAGCAAACGGAGTGACTTACTACCAAGATTGGGAAAAGTCAGAGGGTCACATCTATATGGTAAAGCCCAAGACCATCAATCGCTACATAAAAATTAAAGAAGAGCATCCACGAGAAGAAGCCTACGGTGTGTTTTTTGCTTTCAGCAAGGAACAGTTTCAGGAAGGCTACAAATCGCTGGTGCGACGTGGTTACATCAAGGATGGCGACAAGATAACACCCGGTGCTATGGGCATCTATGGCACCGCTGATGAAATAGCACGATTCTTCGATTTCTACAATGAACGAGACAAGCGCATCGCTAAGGAGTGCGACCCACAAGAGGTGTATTTCTACGAGTGGAACAACCACGAATGTATGTTTGGCGATGATGACGATGTGGTGAAACTCATTGCAGACTACTTCGGCAAGGAAGCAGCCCACAAAATTCATCGGGTGGGAGGTGGAAGGGACATCAACATTCTTGTTCCAATTACCGAACGAGACCACCACCTGCAAGCCCATGAGCATGACATCCTGCTTCTCTCACGGCTGAAGTATGACTGCGAAGGATTCCTCAGCGAAGGTGACTGCCGACACGCCAGACCCAGTGACCTGTGGGCAAAGGATTTGAAAATGCAGATAAAAAAGATGCGAGAGTTGTTAGGAGGACTGCCCGATGACATCAAGGGAGAATCGCCAGTTACCGAGTCTGACATTGACGACTACGAGAAGAGGATGGTTGACGAACTCTGCAAGGAATTTTCCAAACCCAAATACAATCCTGCACCTGATACAACATTTGACGAGTACCACAACGCAGAAATCAATGACGTAGATTTATATTACCAAGACGATGACGGGAAATGGCAACGACCTACCAATGTGTGGTTTTCCAATGATTCCAGACGCTGGCATCTCAATGATGCCAACACACACGGCAGAGCATTCACATCCTACCTTGGCAAGCATGGCACCACGTTGGCTCCAGTCTATTACATGAGTTGGGGGTCATTGACGAGAAGGCCCTACGTCAACCAGAGATTCTGCAACGTCACCGCCCGCTACGACCATGAATCCGAACGACTTTACGATTTTTACAGAGAATAGAAACAACAATTCAAATTCATCACAACTATGGCAAAAGATTTTATCAAACAATGGGATGGCAGACGGCTTGAAGATTGGGGAAGTGTAGTTTCCAAGGAGTTCAACCAATTCCAAAACGCTTTCAAGCGTGAGGTGGAACGTCTGGCACAAGAGGGTGGGGCAAAGCTGGTGAGTTATAGCAAAGGGCATTACGATATGAGCGGTTTCATAGAAAAGGATGGAATCTATGTGTATTTCAGCTATGGAGCACTTGACCGCACCAAAGTGCAACTCACATCTGCATCCGACTTTATCTCTCCACTCTTGATGCGAACGGCCAAGCATGAAAAGGATTTTAGTGGAGGGTCAAACAACCATATCCTCTTCACACAGTTCCTGCCCACCATGCAACGACTGTTTAAGCAACAGCAACCAAGTGTAGTCACTACACAACCCGAACCTGTAAAGGAGGTGAAACCAAGTGTAGTCACCCCACAAAAGAGTTTAGACCGACGCATCTATGACAAGCTGCTGGAATTGGCTCAATGGGAATTTGAACAGAATATGGAACTTGTCGGGCTTCCCGTTACAATGACAGAAGCCACTTTCACACTGTATGAACTGACGCATGATAAACATTCCAAATATGGGCCATTTACCTTTGTGGAAAAAGACCGATGGAAAAAATTTCATATTGAAGAAGACAACTTTAAGTGTAACTTTTTATCAAGTGAAGTGTTTGCAATAGCCTATAAGTTTGAAAATCTTTGCAACATCAAACCTAAAGACAAGGCTCGTTTCCATTACGAGAAAATGAAGAAACCGGCAACGCCACTTGTCAAACAATCTTTGACAACTGAAGCCATGTGGCTCCATTATGCTAACCTCTTCTTCCTTTTCTTCAACTTTAACCAAGCAGAGGCACAACAAGCTGCCTAACCCCCAGGGTGTGTGAGTGTAGCAAATATCTCACACATCCACTAATTTCAAATTCATCATCTAAATCATCAACAATTATGGCAACAAAACTACAAAGGCTTCGCGACAACATCGAAGCCATCAGGCACGCCCTGACATCCCCGCATTACGATGCCGACATCATGAACAAGTACACGGGATTTGGCGGCATGACTTTTCTCCTCAACAACTTGGAGAAGAAATCATGGAGCAAGACTGACAAGCCCTGCTATGACGACACCGTGAAACTGCGCCAGCTGCTGCATGACAAGAGCGAGAACGAGAAACAATACGAGGCATGGATACAGAGTCTGAAGGCAAGCACATCTACCGCCTACTACACACCAAGGGAGATTCCTCAAACGCTCTTCGACAATCTCTACCACATGGCAAAAGGTTGGTACGACAGCAACATCTATCCCAAAAAGGTGCTTGACCCATCAGCAGGAACTGGAGTCTTCATGTGCTCTGTCCTCCAAGCCTCTCTGGATTCCGGCAACATCCCTAAGCAAGTGGGCTACGAACTTGACCTACTCACAGGAACTATCCTCAAACAAAGACTCCTGGGGCATGACATCCGCATCAAGGGTTTTGAGACCATCCCGAATGAAGACCTCGGCACATTCGACCTCGTGACCACCAATGTTCCCTTCGGCAACATCAACGTGTTTGACCCTCTCTACACCAATAGCAAGGAGCAAGTGAAAAGGGATGCAGCAAAGATGATCCACCGCTACTATGTGCTGAAAGGTCTTGATTGCCTCCGCAATGGAGGAGTGCTTGCCTACATCATCACCAGCAACTACATCAACCGTGACAACGACCAATTGGCAGAAGCGCTGAAGCACGCCAACCTCGTCACCGCCATCCGATTTCCGAACAACCTCTTCAAGGAGGCGGGAACAGAAGTAGGGACCGACCTTCTCATACTCCAGAAGGACGAGCACAAGCAAGCTCTCACAGAAGACGAGCAGCAACTCCTCACACCTATGGAAATGGACGATTGCCCAACCAACCTCTACTTCAACAATCATCCCGACCACATCATTGCCACCTCCACCGAGATAGGCACCGACCCCTACGGAAAGCCTGGCTATATCTACTACCACAAAGACGGAGTGCAAGGCGTAGCCGCAGACATGGGCCGCTTGCTCAAAGCGGAATTGCCAAACATTGACAAGTCTGCCTTTCAAAAGGGCCCCTCACTCTCTCCATCTTCCTCCCTTGCAGTCAGCGGTTCCCCCGCTGACACCACTTCCCCCGCTCCCACCGCCAAGCATCCCATTCCTAATTCCTCATTCCTCATTCCTAATTCCGAACCCCTCTTCTTCCACTATGCCAACAAGTTTTTCCTCTTCTTCACCTTTGCACCAAGCAAGCATCAAGCACCTGCAAGCAAAGAACAGAAACTGAAAAACTTGCACAAGTTATACACCGACCTCTACAATTACGAGGCAAGCTATCAGAACGAGGACGAAGAAGGGCGCTGCAAGTTGAATGCTTCTTATGATTTGTTCGTCAGGTCTTACGGTTTCCTGAACGATTCCAAGAATGCTTCTCTTGCCAAGCGTTTAGGCATTACCGACTTGCTTGCCATTGAGCGTTACGAGAATGGCACATGGGTAAAGGCAGACATCATGCTGGCACCCGTCGCCTTCTCCACCGACGAGGAACCGAAAGCGAGCTCACCCCAAGAGGCATTGGCAGCATCGCTGAATAAATACGGAAAGCCCAATATTGATTATATGCTCTCCATCACCACCTGTACCCGTGACCAACTTCTCAGCGAACTGCATGACGAGGTGTTCCTCAACCCCATCAACGGGCAATACGAAGTCAGGGCAAAGTTCCTCAGCGGAAATGTGATTGAGAAGATTGATGCAATCGAAAAACTTTCAGCTTCTCAACTGTCAACTGCGACCTGTCAACTTTCGCTGAAGGCTCTCAAGTCTGTCATCCCCGCTCCCATTCCTTTTGAGGAACTTGACTTCAACCTTGGCGAGCGCTGGATTGACTGCAAGGTGTATGAGCGCTTCGCCAACGACTTCTTCTCCATGCCTGGCAACACTCCCGACATCGAGGTGCGCTACAATCCTCTCCTCGACCAGTATGCAGCAGGTCTCAGGAAATGGGACTGGAATGAGAAGATACGCACTCAGTACGCGGTCAAGAGTGAAGCATCCAAGACGCTTGACGGACTTGAAATATTCACTCATGCCCTGCATAATACAATACCCAAGTTGATGAAGTATCAACGAGACAAGGAAGGGCGCATCATGACGGACGAGAACTACGATAAAATTAAAATAGAGGACTCGGAGAATATGCAGTTGGCAGCAACCAAGATTGAAGAAATCAGACAGGCATTTGAGGAGTGGCTACGCCGACAGCCAAGGGAGTTCAGGGATGATTTGGCCAGCGTATACAACCATCGCTTCAACTGCTTTGTCAAGCCTAAATATGACGGTAGCCATCAGACATTCCCGGACCTCAACATGAAAGGGCTGAAAGAAAAGTATGGCATTGACCACATCTACGACAGCCAAAAGGATTGCGTCTGGATGCTCTTGCTGAATGGTGGTGGCATCTGCGACCACGAGGTAGGAAGCGGAAAGACACTCATCATGTGTATTGCAGCCCACGAGATGAAACGTCTCGGACTGTGCCACAAGCCAATGATAATAGGCATGAAGGCCAACGTGAGTGCCATAGCAGAAACATATCGGACAGCATATCCCAATGCTCGCATCCTCTTCGCTACAGAGGCTGACTACTCGGCAAGCAACCGTATGGCGTTCTTCAACAACGCCAAAAACAACGACTATGACTGCATCATCATGAGCCACGACCAGTTCGGACGTATTCCACAGAGCGAAAAAATACAGCTCGACATCATGTGCGACGAACTGCGACAGGTAGAAGACAGTCTGACAGCAATGGAGGATTGGGGCTACAAAGTGACTTCAAAAATGCTCCGTGGATTGGAGATTAGAAAGCGCAACCTTCACGCAAAAATCATGAACCTCCGCAATTCTATCAATTCGAGGAAGGATGATATTGTGGACTTCGAGAGGCTGGGCATTGACCACATCTTCATTGACGAGAGCCACCAGTTCAAGAACCTCGGCTTTGTGACACGGCATGACCGCGTGGCTGGCATTGGCAACACACAGGGCAGCAAGCGTGCTTTCAATCTGTTGATGGCCATCCGCACCATACAGAACCGCACAGGGCGTGACCTCGGTGCCACCTTCCTCAGTGGCACCACCGTTACTAATTCCCTCACAGAACTGTTCCTTCTCTTCAAGTATCTCCGGCCCAATGCACTTCGCAAACAAGCCATCACTTGCTTCGATGCTTGGGCTGCTATATTCACGAAGAAGAGCACGGAGTTCGAGTTCAATGTCACCAACTGCATCGTTCAGAAGGAGCGCTTCCGTTACTTTATCAAGGTGCCGGAACTCGCCATGTTCTACAACGAGATTACAGACTTCCGAACGGCAGAGGATGTCGGCATCGAACGACCCCAAAAGCATGCAAGACTGCTGAACATAAAGCCGACACCGGACCAAGAGGGCTTCATTGAGCGTCTGATGAAGTTTGCGCAGGGAGGTTCCCCTTCCCTGATATTCCGTGAAAGCCTTTCCGACAACGAGGAAAAGGCGCGTATGCTTATCTGTACCGACCTCGCTCGAAAGATGTCTCTGGATATGCGGCTGATTGACCCTCGCTTTGGTGATCATCCATCCAACAAGGCAAGCCAATGCGCCAACCTCGTCAAGAAGTATTATGATGAATATGACGACCAACGTGGCACACAGCTCATCTTCTCCGACATATCCACATGGCAAAACAATACCGATTGGAGTGTGTACAGCGAAATCAAGCGAAAGCTGATGGACATGGGCATACCTGGCAGCGAAATCAGGTTCATTCAGGAGTGTAAGAACGACCACCAAAAACAATTGCTCATTGAGCAGGTCAACCTCGGATATGTGCGTGTCCTCTTTGGCTCCACATCCATGCTGGGTACCGGAGTGAACCTCCAGCAGCGAGTGGTGGCCGTGCATCACCTCGACACACCGTGGCGACCTTCCGACCTCGAACAGAGAGACGGACGGGCCATCCGGAAAGGAAACGAAGTGGCACGGCTCTATGCCAACAACCAAGTAGATGTTATCATCTATGCTGTTGAACGCTCGTTGGACTCTTACAAGTTCAATCTCCTGCACCTCAAACAAACCTTCATCAACCAACTCAAACGAGGACAACTCGGAGTGAGAACGATTGACGAGGGCAGCATGGACGAGAACGGCATGAACTTCTCGGAGTACATGGCTATTCTTTCCGGCAACACCGACTTGCTGGAACGTGCCAAACTGGAGAAGCGCATTGCCATGCTGGAGGCCGAACGCAAGAACTTCTACCGTGACCAGCGAGAACAAGAGGAAAAAATGGAAACGCTGAAAAAGGATAACGAGCTCTACAAAAATCACCTTGCAGACGCCCAAGCCGACTTTGCCAAGTTCAACAAAGCAAGGCGCCTCGATGAAGAGGGCAATGTAGTGAACGACCTCCGTCTGGATGGTCTCGCACTCAGCGGTTCCCCCGCTGAGATACAAACCCTCCTCGGCAACCACCTCATCAAAATTGCCAACACCGCCAGAACACAAGATGCCCACCTTCCCATCGGCTCCATCTATGGATTCAAGGTGCTGGTCAAGACGGTGGAGACAGCAACGATGGACGGCAATCCGCAGTACGCTAATATGTTCTTTGTCAGCAGCGACACACTCATGTATTCTTACAATAATGGCTACATCAATCGCAACTCTCCCAAGGCATCAGCACTCTACCCGCTGAACGCCTTGCAGCGCATCCCGGAAATCATCACTGGGTGGATGGAGAAAATCGAAAGCAACGAGAACAGCATCAAGCAGATTGCATCTATCCTTTCCGCAACGACTGAATGGTCAAAGGAGGACCGTTTGAAGCAGCTGAAGAATGACCTCAAACTTCTTGACAAGAAGATTGAGGAAGACATGAAGAAAAAGGACGAGCCCACCAAGAAAGCAGCCTAATAAAAAAATAGGAATTTGGAATGAGGAATGAGGAATGGTATGTTATGCTGATTGCATGGTATCAATTCCTATCTCCTCATTTCTCATTCCTAACTCCTCATTGTATCAACATTCCATTCCTAACTCCTAATTCCTAATTCCTCATTTTGTATAATTCCTCATTTATTCTTACCTTTGCACCGGAAATGCGATAGTTTCCGGTCATAGTAATCCTTGTTTCCAAGGATGATTTGATGATGAGGAGGGCGGCGTGATGAACCGCCCTCCAACTTTTTCCCATCCTTTGCTCCTGCGTACAGCGGTTTTCCCGCTGACACCGCTCAATCACCCTCCCTGCGTACAGCGGTTTTCCCGCTGTCTCCCATCTTATATAAATAATGTGTACTGCAACTTCAAGACAAAAAAGTTGCAAAACATGTTGCATAACATAAAAATGATGTAACAAAATACATCAAAACACGATAACTTTGCAAACAGAATCAATAAACGCTGCGCCAGATAGCAAAACCAAATCCCAAGGGCATGGGTAACAGATTATGAAAAAGTTCACAGCATCCGAGAACGCAACACGCAAGCAGGTTTTCGCCTACAACCGCGAGAGGTCAAAGAACTCATGGATGGACTCTTGCACCAAGGTATTCGGCAAGAGTAAGGTTGTTCGCCAGGCCATCGAAGACAGCAACAAGCGCATTGCTTCTCACACTACAGTTCTTACAGGTATCGACGCTTACAAGGCTCGATTGAAGGACCGCCTCGAAGGTTTTGCCGCTTGCCTTCCTTCATCCGGTTACAGCATGGGCGAGTTCAAACACATTACTTGCCGCCACCTGGGCATCGTTTCTTCTTACGACGCTACCGATGAATACGCAAGGTCTTGCAAGTTCCGCGCAACTCACGGACGTGTAGAGGTTGAGCTTCCCGTTCGCTTGCTCGCCAAGGCTGAGAACATGGACGGCATGATTACCATCCGCACCAAGCAGATTCAGAATCGCATCTGGAAGTGCCAGTGGGTAGAGTTTGACTACACCCGAAACGGTCGTGGCATCATCAACAGCGAGGTTGGCTACCATCTGGTAAGTGGTTACGTTGTACGCTATGAGAACCACCGAGTTGAGACTTACGCTTTCAAGAATGGTAAGAACAACACATCAGGCGTTGATTACATCGGAGGTTGGTATCACACCACATCACTTGACAAAGCTCGCAAGAACTTGAAGAGATACCTTGCTGAAGAGAAGTATTACACCAAGTGTCACGCCATCTTCGCAAAGCGTCGCGCTATCGAAGAGAAGGAGGACGAGAAACGCGCCAAGGCTGAAGCTCGTGCCAAGGCAAAGGCTGCCAAGGAGTTTGCCAAGCAGGTGAAGCGCGTACAGAAGAGCACCGAACTTTCCGACATCCTTCAGCACATGTACGTCTATCAGGACAGCATCAAGGCTGGCAACTGTGTGCCCGGAACCGATGGATTCCTCAAAGCTCACAACCTTCAGAAGACTGACACCCGTAGCGGTGAGTTTCTTCTCCGCATCAGTCGCCACACATGGCAGCATAAGAACGTCATCCGCGTCCTTGTCCGCTACGCCGCTGACACTCACACCGATTTCTATCAGCAGAATCAGGAGGCTGTTCGTTCAATTCTTAATACTTTATAATCCTACTTCATTATATAACCCAACAGCCCTCGACATCACGGTTAAGTCAGGAACTTATGAAAACAATGGAATGGAAAGATTACCTGAATACTCAGCAAGATGCCTATTTGGATGAAGAAAATGGTGCTGACAACGAGGTTGCATATAAGAATGATGACTATACAGTATGGGCACACCAGTCATTACACGCAGACGGAGAACATTTCTTCAGTGGTAGCGGCATTGATTTCGCGATGGTTAGCAACAACGCTGAATACGAATACCTGTGCTATGACTGCACGCTGAATGAGATTATCAAGAGTCTGGCTCCCGATGCTGAGACTATGCAGGACGTAGCCGACTACTACAACAATTGCGAATCCCTCGACACCCAGGCTCTTGAAGCCATGATTGAGGCTAACGGATGGGTAAGCGATTGTGATACCGAGTGGGGTGTATGCCACAACGACACAGAGAGGGTGATCATCAACGATGAAGGTCAGGCTGTAGTTGTTTCGATGGAAAAGAACTCAGCACTTGCCGCGCTCATGGATGTTAGACTTCAAATTGCGGTCGAAGGTTGGACTATCCCCACCAATGACGAAGGTAGTGGCAGCGCAGGCGTGAACTTCCTGACAGACACCGAGGCTGTTGATGCTTACATCCGCTTTGCCTTGACAGGTGACAACACCGATTGTCCTAACACTAACAGCATCGAGTATGTTCCTGTTGCTGATTTTGGCGACACCGAGAATGAAGTGCTCGACGAGATTATGCAGTACGCTCACATTTGCAACGTGGAACGTGACGAGGTTCTTGGATTCATCGTCTGTCACGAAGCATATCACGATATGCCTTACACATTCTACATCACTCACATTCGCGGATAATAACGAACGAAAGCATTATATCATATAATTATGAATTTACTCCAACTATCAGCAGTTGCACAGGCATACTACGAGGGGCTTCGCGCCCCCAGCCTGGCGCAAGGGTGGGAAAAGTATGTCGCCACCAACGGCACAACGTGTATGTTTGTTCACAGCGACTACAACCCACAACCAGGCGAGGCAGTCTTTTTCCTCGCAACGAGAAACCGTCAAATCAGTTGTCAACTCTACAAACACGTTGAACCATGAAGGCTCCACAAAAACCGCTCTTCATCATCGACTCGTCTCACACTCATGGACGAGGGACAGAGACAGAATGGGTGAGCTGCACATCATCAAGCTGTCCATTTGTGGCAAGTGTTGTCGTTGTCAGTGAGCAAGAGTACAACAGGCACTATGACCCTGCTGATACAATGACCGCTTACTCGGACGTACAAAATGGTATGCGCCTGATGGTTCACGTCACCAACATTGACACCGAGCATGACCCTTCACAACTCCGTACCTTGCTGCGCAAACTTGTGAAGGAGTTAATGCTTCGGAAAGCCATCGTTGAGTATTCACCAGAGGCACCGTCAGACGAAGCCATCATCAAGTTCATTGAGATTCTGCAAGGGCAGAACCGCGAGAACCTGCGCACGGAACCTAACGAGCAGACACACCGAACGGTGTATGCGCTCCTGAAGAAGATGCACGATGACTACACGAACAAGCAATAACAAACGAAGGGAGGGAGCCAACAGACTCCCTCCTAAGATACTAATTTGTGAGCAATTCACATACCGCTTTTGCGGTTATCTACAATAGTAGAAATTCAATGCTGCAAAGGTACTGAGTATGCACGGTGTGAACAAACAAAAAAAGATGTTTAACGACATAAAACCACTACAATTATGACTGCAAAACAACTCGACCGCCTCATTGACGAGCTTCTTAATCTAACAGAAGAAGAACGTAAGCAATTCCTAAGCCGGATGCGACAAGTGATAAAGTCCACAGCTTGCAACTGTGAAGACCTTGCCAAAGCCTTTTCTAATTTCACGCAAGAAGAATGAATACAAGAACTAATATCGGCAAGCGCATTGCCGAACTCCGAGAACAACAAAATCTGTCGCAGAGAGAGCTGGCCCGTCGATGCAACATTGACCAGGCTCACATATCCAGAATAGAGCGAGGACTGTTATCGCCATCTCTCGACACGCTTGCAGAAATAGCGGAAACACTTGATGCCAAGGTGGAACTTGTCCCCTGCGCTCAACGGTTTTCCCGTTGAAAAATAAAAATACTAATCATCAAATCTCAAACAACTATGTTAACAATTATCGCAATCATCATCACAGCAGTAGTGGCAGCATCACTTACTTTTACAGCCACACGCTCACTCTACATTCACCGCTTTGCGGAATGGTATCGCCAAGCCGTTGACAGCGAAGACATCAACGAAACAGCAAGAGCTGAAGGAGACGCCATGTATAATACGCTTTACAACAAGTGGCACATGATCCGGGAAGTGGACAATTCCATCATCCCAGAATATGTGTCCCAAAAATTTGACGTCGAAGGAGATGTGTTCACACAATGTGACCTGCGCTTCAATTGCCGTGTGGCCCGTTGGTTGGGTTATGACCTCACATTGACTAAGCGTGACGTTCCGCCACCACCACCATTCAAACCATCTTCCCCCAAAAACATACGCACCGAATTGGTGGAGTGCATAGATGCAACATTAAGCGCCGAAGATGAACAGGAAGAATCATGAATGTAACCGCAATTATGTTAAATACCGAGGGGAATGCCTAAAAAAGACGGCACCTTATAAGGGTGTCGCCACTTGTGCTTAGCAATCAAATGCAGAAACTCTTACCACTCCGTACACATAATTGCCATACAGCATAATATTGATTCCAGTTGCTTTATGTTTGGTGTTCTCGCAATCCCATCACAGGGAGTCGCTAAAATCTTCTGCTACTTTCATGCTTTGCTCGTCCAGCTCACCAAGTGCAGCAGCAAGTTCACGGCTTTTCCTGCCAAGTGCTTGCCTGAGCCGTTCCACCTCCTGCTTCAGTTCAGCAACGGTCGCCCGCTCCTTATCCAGCTCTCTCACAAGCCTTGCATTATAGGACATCACGTCAATATTGCGTGCCGAGAGCGCTTGTAGGCTCCCTTCTTTTCGCCCCATGTACCCGTCCAGCACAGGAACGTCAACAGAATTGCTGGTGAAGAAGTCTAAAGGATAAGTCTTTGTCTTGTTGCACATCCTTAACCATTTCTGTATCGTGATGTTAGGCCCTATCGTGTTGCAATTGCGGAAATTGCCGTAAAATGTGGTCGCGCTGATGCCCACAAGAGAACAGAAGTCTAAGACCTGCCTTCCTTGGATGGTTGTCACCTCTTCCCCAAATTCTTTGTTCAAGAATCGGATGCGGGTAAAAGAATCGGAGCGTTCTATGTAGTGTCGTCTTCCCACATGCACCTTTGTGGACTCTTGGGTGCAGATGAAATGTCCGATTTGTATTTTCAACGTGTTGCACAAGTTCAAAAGATTAACGATGGGCAGGTCGCCAGAGCGACGCCACCGTCTCAGGGTCGTGTCGGTTACTCCAATCGCTTGTGCTACCGAGTGCGCACTCATTTCCAGCAAGGTTGGCAACGAACAGAAAAGACTCTCATTAAAATAATACATAATCACAACAAATTTACATAAAAACAATATACTGGGGACGTTATCCTGTCTAAAAATCCTCTGTTTACGAACAAACTTAGGGCTAAAATCCAATTCATGTGCGAATGAGTTAAGCCGTCATAATTAAATTACTTCATCCGGTTTCTCACTTTTTTGGCTACAAATTTATGCGCACATATTGTATATATATGTATGCAAAAGTATGTTTTGCAGCATGTTTTTCCTGTTGAGAACTTGGCTTCCTAAAGCAAAGTTCTCAAAATTTTTTCATCACCCCAACCACCAAAGGCCAAACTATGCCCTTTTGTCACTTACCCCCCCCTTTCTCCCTCCTCTCTCCTGCGTCCAGCGGTTTTCCCGCTGTCTCTCCCTCCCCCTCACCCAAAAAGCGCCCGACTTTCACAAGCCGGGCGCTCCCCAAAACAATCAATTAAAAAAAGAAAACGATTACAAATCTATACCTCGTCTTTGCGCAAACCTGTCGCCTTTCTTCCCCGTTGCTCTCATGCCATACTTTCCATAGTAGTCCACGATGGCGGGGATTCCAGTTTGCTTGATGTCTGCAAGCACAGAAGACAGTTCAGAAAGAGTTTGTCTCATGCTCTCCATAGTGCCATCGGTTGAAGGCATAGATGCAGGACTGATAACCTCTCCGATATTTCCGTCTGCATACGCGCGTACACCTCCACGATTCATCACCACCTCATTGCCCATTCTTGCAGTCTTGGAGAAGTCAATGCTCCGCATTCCATACTGCTTCATGGCATAAATGCGTCGCAGAGTCTCGGGGTCATACCGTTTCAGTCCTTCGTAAGTCTGGTGGTCGATAATGACTTCTGCCCCTTTCTCGCCCACGATGCCTAAATGAGGCCCGTTCACCACGCCCGTCTTCAAGTTGGGCTGGTACTTGGCAGCATACGTCTGCCCGTCATTGCCCCTCACACTCACCAACTGGCCCTGCACACGTCCGTTTCCATCATCCGCATACGCTCCATTCGCATACACTGGATAACGGCCCTTGCCGTAGGTCAGCATACCTGTAGCAAGTTTGCCAGCACTGCCACTGCTCACGCCAGTTGCAGCAGAAATAGCGCTTCTCGCTTTGGCTGACAATGCGCTGAACACCATGGTCATTAAGAGAGAAAGCCCGGCACCAATAGCCCAGCCAATCCAACCAGCTCTTGATGCTTCTTTGGCTTGTGCGCTGGCTGCATCTGTGGCATTCTGTGCCAATTTCACGGTCTCTTCGGCTTGTGCAGTCTGTCCCCATACTTTCATTTTTGCCGCTTGTGCTTCAAGTTCGATAGCAAGGAGTTGCTGCTGCTTGACTTGCTCGTTCAATACTTCCATTTTGTCGAACATCTGCTTGGTGGAGACATAAACAAGCCATTGTGTCAGCATCTTTCCTGTTGTTTGAATCAAATTGGCGAGTGCTTCTCTTGCGGCTTGTTGTCTGTCCTCTTTTTTGCCAAACATATTGGCACCAAAATCTTCAGCGAATGAATGAAGATTGTCATAATAGGGCTTAATCTGTTCAACGCTATTGGTCATCAGCTCAAACTGCGCTTGAGTTGCATTTCGCTGGGCTTCTTCCACATCATGCCATGCTTCTGCCTCTGCTTTCATAGAGGCGGTCTTCAGCGCCTCTGCCTCTTGCATCAGTAAAGCCTTCTCTTTCGGGTCGCCTTCCAGTTCAATTCTTTTCTGAATAGCGGCTATCTCCTTAGCATATCGCTCCTTGTCGAGCAGGTATTGCTCTTTCTTGATGGCAAGTTCTTCTTTAAGGATGTCGATGTTTGAATACTCTGAAGTGGTCACTCCTGCAACGTCATTTCCAGCCATTCCCCACGATTCTGCCACGCCTTCCGTCTGCTGGCGCCTTGATAGGCGGTTCGTTCTTTCTTCCCATCGCTGATTTTGCGATAGACCATCTTCTCCAACCATGCTCCGCTCCAGTTCAATTCTTCGCTCAATCTTCTTAATCATCTTTCGAGTGGCATCTTCATAATCATCGTAGAAACTTTGTGTTTTGAGCACAAGGGCCGACAGCGCATCGGGTGAAAGGCTTTCAATCCATGCGTTAATGGCTGGGTTGCCGTTCTTTTTGGCGTCTTCTTTCAGTTCTTCGGCAGTCAACGCATATCCTTTTTTGGCTTCCTCCATTAAGAACGACATGCGCTCAATCATCATCTTCCGTGTTTCTTCTTCCGTGTGCAGCATGGCTTCATCGGCATCGTTCCAAAGCACACCGAGGTCTGCAAGGTCTTTGGTGAACGATTCCGCAACTTTGGCAATTGGGCGCTCGTCCAGCAGCACCTTCAGGATTTTTTCTCTATTAGCACGGATATTTTTCTCCAACTCATTCTCGTCTTTGGCAATGTTCAGCTTGATGCCATCCACCATATTCTGCCCCATACCTTTCAAGAATTCACTCAATGCAGGGAAATCAACCCCCTTCATCAGGTCTTTCACACCCTCTGTTGCAAACTCATGACTGCTGTCAAGCCATTTCTTGCGAAGGTTCTCACGTTCTAACAGGTGCTCTTGCTCGTTGGCATACATATAGCGGTTGTATTCATCCTCGCCAATCATCCCCTCATTCAGATACTTCTCTGCCATCATCTTTCTCCGTTCGTAATATTCTTCTAACTTCTTCAAGGTGGCATCCATCAGTTCCTTCATTTCGGTTTCTTTCTTCCCTCCCTTCTTGTCTGTAAAGTCTTTGAAGTCACCTTTAGGGTTGGCAAAGTTATCTGTTTCTTGCATTTTCTTTGCTTCTTGCCAGTTGGTATATGCCCAATTTCTGATCTGCTCCTTGGTCCAGAAGTTGATGTCGGACGGAATGGTTACGCCTGCAGGTGTCTTGTGGGCGCTGGTCCGCTGAATGTCTTGCCCTGACCTCCAGTTTTTATAGATGTCATTGAAGAAGTCAACAACGTCGGCCAGGTCTGCTCCGGCCTGCTCGGAAAGGTCAAAGGAAGTCTTTCCCCACGGCTTGATGTATTCAAGCAACTGGGGGATTGCTTTCGCGAACTCTTTGGAATACTTGTCTCCGTATTTATTGCGTGGGTCTTTATCGTATTTCTCGTTTAATTCTCTGTACTTTGTGATATTGGCATACAGCTCTCTGTATTCCATGCCAGTCTTTTGGGGATTTTGCTGGGCTGCTACAATCTGCTTCCTCAGTTCTGTCATAAGACGGATTTCCTCGTCTTGTGCCATTTGTTTCTGACCTTTGGCTTGCTCCACAAACGGTGCCCTCACCATTTCTCCTTCAAACACAGCGTTGATATAATCATTCACGGCTTTTTGAAGGCGTGTGGTCCGTGATTGGGATTTGGCAGCGACGCGCTTTCCCCCGCGCACCATCATGATTTGACCAGTCAATTGATTGGTTTCGTACTTGGTGTTGCTGTCTCCTCCTGTTCCCCAGGTGGTTGCCACCAGTCTTTGGTCATTGCCAAGTCGTCTGCCAAGTTCGGCTTGTATGCGCTGTTTCAGCTTTTCTTGTTCCGACTTGCTTTGCGGAATACCTTCTTCTGTCATTTGCAGCACCACGCTCTGTATGCTCGATGCGATATTGCTGCGGTCGTAGGAGGAAATACCTTTCCGTTTGGCCCAGTTCTCGCCCAGATTACCTTGCATGAGCGCTTCTATCATGGCGCCGATGGCTTCTCTTTGGTCGTCCCCACTGGCTTCTTCTGCTGCTTGTTTGCCTTTTTCTTCCATGGCTGCTGCGTTCTTTTCGCGGATGGCTGCGGCAGCTTCATGATAGGCTATTTTCAACCGTTTGGCAACGTCTTCTTCACGGAGAAGTTTCGAGAGGTAGCCTCCGAACATACGGTTAAAGGCGTTGATTTTGTTGGTTCTGTCTTGCTGGGCAAGGTTCACATTCTTCAAACTGCGGTACAGGGAATTAAGGCTTGCGATTTCATCCTCGACCTTGTTTTGAAGTTCACCAAGACTCTTCCTTGCGTCTGCTGTGGCTTTGGCTGTGCGCATGAGATACCCTATCAGCATGCCTAACGCAGTCAGTACAAGTCCAATCCAGTTACTGCTCCACGCAATCTTAAAGCGCTCTGTTGCCTGTCGCGCTTTTTCTGCAGCGACGGCGCTTCCCAGCAATGCGGCGGTCTTTAAGGCAAGGACCTTGACGCCTTGATACATGATTTGTATAAGCCCGAACAATGTTCCCTTGAATCCTTTATAGGTGGATTCGTTCAATGCGGCAGCGACTGAATCCTGCCACCACGCTTTGGCGTTGACAATAAGTTGTTTGGTCAGTACGAGCAATGTGGCAATGACAACTCCGCCAAGGATATTCCACTCTCTCAGCCATTTTACAAAGCCGAGCAGCGTATTGGCCGCAGTCAGCATTGAGCTATTGGTTCCTTCTACACTGGTGGTCATCTCGTAGAACTCATTGCCTACCTGTGCCATCACACCGGCCAGGTTGTTGTTGGCTCGCTCAAATTCTTGCGTGACAAGGGTGCCTTCCGCAAATCCTTCCTCTGCAAGGGCAACTTGATAGTTAAGTTCGCCTATGTGTTGGCTTAACAATGCCATGGCGTTTCTTGCCTGAACATTGTTTCTGCCTCCTATGGCTTTGAAGAAATTGTCATATACGGCAGGACCTTGCTCGCCCAGTTCTGTCAACACAAGCTCTAACGCCTCAAAGGTTTTGCCAGCTTGTATCATCTGGTCAAGTTCGTCATAACCGATATTCAGGGCTTGTGCCACGTCTTTGGTATGAGACACAATGCCGAGAACCACACGCTGTGTGGCGGTTGAGGAGCGTTCCATGGTCTCGCCTAACGAGCTGAAGGCTCCGCCTAAACCGAAGATTTGCTGCATGGTCAGTCCGGTCACACTTCCTGTTGCGCCTAATCGCTTGGTGAACTCTACAACGTCTGCGTAGGTGGCTTTGGAGTTGTTACCGACATTCAAAATAGCAGAGCCAATCTTGTTCAGGTCTTTTTCCAAACCCTCGCTCTGCTTGTTGACAACATCATTCACCTTCAGCAGGTCGTTGATGGCCTCTGCGCCGCCAATATCACCAAGGGTGTTAAGAATCTTCTGTCCTTCTTTCACGAAAGAGACAAGACCGTCTGCACCTTCTCGGGTCGCAATACCCAGTTTACCTGCCTGTTCTGCCATCTCCATCAACTGCTGATTGCTCATTCGGGTGTCAATGGACTGAATGGCATTGGTCATGTGCTCGATTTCTTCTGTTGTCAACTGCGTGACTTTTTGTACATTGGTCATTTGGTCACTCAGCTCAATCGTGTTATGGATGATTTCTCGTGTCTTGTTCATCAAGGCATTAAAGCCAATATAAATCATCACATAGTTTTTGAGTCGGCTGAAAGCATTTTCAAGCGTAGAGACATGATGTGCCATGTGGCCGTTCAACCGCTTCACTTGCTCGTTGATGGCTTTGAGTTGCATCGCCTTCTCGTTGTACTCTTTCTGTGCAGGACTCAGGCTTTCTATCTCTTTTTTCAGCGTCTCGTAGGCGTTCTTCAACTCTGTCAAACTGCGCTTCTTTAACTCGCTTCCTCTGTATTTCTCCCACTTGATTTCGCTGGATGCCACCTGCTTTGTCTTCCGGTCAATGGCAGTCAGCATGGTCTCTATTTGCTTCAATTGCTCCGGATCTGCGTTTTTAAGACTCTTCTTGAAGGCTTCAAGGTTGGTCCGAATGGCTTGCAGTTCCTTGGTAGAGGAAGGCAATATTTTGACAACGCGACCAACTCCTTCTATTGCTGCGTCGTGAAGATTATTGAAGGCTTGTTCTCCGTCAATTACATCTTGCTTGGTTTGTGCAAGGGCCTCGTTGAGTTTGTTGATGGCGTTAGTCGTCGCTTCCAGTCCAGAACGGTCGTCTGTGCGCAGTTCACTCTTGTATGCCTGTATCTTTTTGATGGCTTCTTCGGTCTCCTTGATGGTGCCTTGGAACTGCCCATTGTTGACCTGCGTAACTAATGCTTGACCTTCACTAATAGTCGATAATTGTTTGCGATATTCAAGTTCTGCATTAAGTGCTTTTAGGTGGACTGTAGCCGTTTCTATCTCCTGACTTCCCTGCTTTGCCTTTTCCTGTACCGTCGTCCAATATTTCTGCAGGTTGGCTATTTCTGATTTGCTAAGTTCTGAAACGTGATCCATCTCTACAGACATTTGTGTAAACATGCTTGTTCCAGCCTTGTATTTCGATGCGTCTTGGTAGGTCTGTAGATATTGTGTGCCACGAGCAATGGCGCTGTTCAATTTGTTGGCATATTCTTCTGTAAGGTTTGTCTGCTGCGCAAATTTTTGGAGATACTCCACAGATTTCTGTACTTCTTCAGGCGTTCGGAGGTCCATAATGCCTTTTTGGAGACTTTTTAGGCTTTTTTCAAGAAGAAGACCTCTGGCCTCTTTGTATTTGTCATTGAATAGTTCAATTTGCTTTGCGCTTGCACCACTATACTCACCCATCTCTTTCCAAAACATGGCAGACCGTTCTAAATCTTCCCGACTCATGCTTTCTGTCAGTTTCTTCAACGAGCCATTGAGATACCCAATGCGTAATTTTGCATTGGTAGCGTTCTCGCCCATCTGCGCAAATGCCTTGTTGCTGTTTTCGTAATTGTCAGCAAGTGCTTTTCCGCTTTGTTCGTAGGTCTTAATATATCGTGTCAATTCCTCTACTCCCAACGAACTCGTCTTCAGTTTTGCCGTCATGTCCTGGAACCCTTGCCCAATAGCATTGGCTTGTGCTTGCAGTCCTGTCATTTCCTTAACAAGTCCTGCGATATGGCCTCTCAACTTTTCTGCTTCGGCTGCATCAAGGTCTTTGAGGCTGATGCTCTTGACACCCTTAATGATAGACTTAGTGGCTGTCTCCAGTTTCTTGCCCGACTCCACCGTCTTGTTGTTGATGATGTCAAGAACGGTGCTTGCTTGTTTCCCAAGGTCCTGAAGAAGTTTCTTCTGTCGCTCATAATAGGCGTTTGCTTTATCCACGTTCTTTGCCTGAGCCTTGTAAGCCTCAGTACCTGCAGAAAGTGTTTTCAGCAATTCCTTTTGGTCTTTCAAAGAATCCTTTGCGTTCTTTGCAATCTTCTTCTGAGCTTCATACACGGCATCCATTCCGCTGATGCCGAACTTGACCACCCTCTCCTGTAAAATTCGTTTGTCTGCCATAGCTGTGCTTGTTATTTGTGCTTGTGTTATTTGTGTCTGTTTTTGTATGGTTATACAATTTTAATTGCTTCTCCCTGCGTCCAGCGGTTTTCCAGCTGTCTCTCTCCTTTCCCCTCTCTTCGTCTTCGTTTTCGTCCTCCTCCCTCCTGCGCCCGCCGGTCCTCTCTCCCCTCTCCTCTCTTCCCTCATCCCTCATCCCTCATACATCTTCCCTCATCCCTCTTCCCTCTTCCCTCACCATCTCCGGCTCCCCCATCTTCCGTTCTTCCATGCGTTATGACTTCTTCCGCTCCACATCGTCTGCTCTTTCATACCAAACTTGCAAAGTCCTCGCATGATATTGTCGAAGGCATCGCTCATGTCGGTGTAGTTGTTGCTGCCCAGTTCATCATCTGTACTCATCCCATCACCGCTTGTGCGCTTCTCTGGAGCCTTGTACTTGTGCAACTTGCCCATCTTTGTCGTCGTCTTTGAGTTCTCCAGCGAGGCCACAAGATAGTCATTGCGAATAGCGTTAATTCGTGGCATATACCGCTCTTTACCGGCAAAGCACGCATTGATAAACTCAAACTTCACATCGTGGAACATCGGATTGCCCATGTCAATCATGATGACATTCCATCCATGATTTTCGAGTGATTCACGGATGATATTGTAGAAGTAGTATCGTTCATCGTTTCCAGCGCGACTGGCATACGAGCGCCCTTGCTTGCCTGTGCTGTCATAGTATAGCACGACGTCTTTGCAGGTGTACTGGTGTGGAGCGTAGTAATTGTGCCACTTCTCCATAAGGTCTTCCAGCATCTTTGGATTCTTCATGAACATGCTGGATAGGATGATGGCGCTTTCTGTGCCATCCATCATGCCCGTCTGTGCAGTCACCACCGTATTCACGTTGGAGTTGTAGTCATGAGCAATATAGAGTGGCTTGCCCGGCTGCATATCCACGTCAAGGGTGCAGTTGCCGCCTACGGCACCGAGTTCCTGAAGGTCTGGCGCCTCATAATCGTAGGTCTTGCTGTAAGCTCCGAGGTCAATGTTGGCCTTGTGCTTGGACTGAAACTTGCTGTAAATACGGTTGGTCTCATCGCTTTGGCTTGGCGTGTAGCCGTGAATATCCATGTCGAAGTTCGGATAAAAGCGCTGTGACTTGTCTAACGTGGCTTTCTTTCCAAGAATCTGCACGTTGTACAAGAGGTCTGGCATGTCTCGTTTTCGGTCTGCCATGTACTGCATTCCTAAAATGCTGGCATTGTAAAACGAAGAGAACCTAAAGAACACTCTGGACTGGCACCTCAAATAGCGGAGCCGTTCTACAAACTTGGGCGCATGGGATAATTGCCAGGCTGCATCCGTCGTGTATCGACCGTCTTTCTTGTTGGCTTCATCATATTCTTCTGCATATTTCAGTTGCGCCAGCATCTCGCAGATGAGGTCATTGTAGTCTCCCGTTTGGTCTTCTTCCATGCATTCCCACTCTTGCTGCTTCTTGATGACTCCTGCATCGGAGAAGAAGGACTCGGAGAGGTAAAACGGGTTTTCGTTCCGTCTGTAACCGGGGTGATCATATACTTCGCCACGCAGAGCAGGACGCACAGACTCCACATAGTTCCTCCAGTTGGCATATCTTGCCTCGTCCATCAACGAATAGCTGAGGTTCAGACCATTTGCTGGGGCGTAGGAATTGGTGGAGATGCACATCAGGATATTCCCGTTGATGAACGACAGCACGTTCTCCCATCGGCGAGGAACAGCCATAGGTTTGTCCCATCCCCACCGCGCGTTGGGCTTTCCGCGCACAAAGTCACGGCCCTCTATGATGCCAAAAGTCTCCATCGACTTCACAAGGTTGGGCATCAGGATGGCAAACACCTGCTTGATGGTGGCGCCAAACAACGCACCTGTTGCCCTCGGCAAGGTGGCTACGCACCCATGTAGCCGGGTGGATTCAAAGGTGGTCTTGCCCAGACCACGACCGCCGCACATAGCCATTGACTTGCTGCCCATGTTGTGTGCCAGCCGTTGTGCGGGATTAAGATACACCTGTTTGGTCCCACTCGCCATAGGTGTCTCTTCCGTCTCGCTAAACATCAATGGGTACTGCTTGGCCACGTCTTTGATGTTATCCTCTAATGTAAGCCCATTTCTTGCCATATCAATTCCCTAATTGTCAACTATCAACTGTCAACTATCAACTGTCAGCTATCAACTGTCAATTATCAATTCCCTCCTCCCCTGCGTCCAGCGGTTCGCCCGCTGGTTCATCCATCTTGTGTGTAATACGGTTCCCAACTTCCACTTCCTGCTTCTCCTTCAACTTATCCAGTGCTTTTTCAATCTTCTCATCATGTTCATCAATATGCGCATCCCATTGTCGCATAATGCCCAGCAAAGTCTTGTCGCCAATCGTTTTGCGGTCAGGGTCAAGCACCTCGACGTAGGGAGTGTACACAAAGGCTTGTGGTCTGATTTGCTTGTCTTCAACCTCCGGCTCTGGCTTGTCAAGTTGATTGGCTCTTGTCAGCACCTTGGCAGCATCGAGCATGCCTTTTCGGTCGTTCACTGCCGCAGAATCTCGCATGACCTTTTCGCTGGCCCAGTTCACCAGGTCTTTCGCCTTCTGCCGTGTCATGCGCTGAAAGTTGTTGCGGATATACTCGAAGTAAACCATGTCCTCAGCAATCATGGACGGTGAATGTTTGAACTTCCACCGTAGGCACTGAACCACATCCATGCAAGGATTCTCGTTGTACATGTCGTACAGCGAAAACAAGTCATTAAGCCTCTTGCGAACGTGCACAAGTTCCGTCAGTTCGTGTGCCGGAATGCCGTTCACGAAGTGTGACTGAATAAAAGGTGTCAAATCTGTCTTCATATAACTGTCAACTATCAACTATCAACTATCAACTATCAATTCCTCATTCCTAATTCCTAACTCCTAATTCCTAACTCCTCACTCCTAACTCCTCACTCCTAACTCATCATTCTCAATTTCATCTCTTTCTCTATCTCTTTCAGCAGTATTTTTTTTTCTGCCTTTTCGTCTGCGAGGCTCTTGATGGCTGTGTCGTATTGGTCCTGTGCCATCTTCATGTGGCGGTCAAGTTCTTCAATCGCGCCCTCGGCCCATGGAAGGAATGAGGCAAGCGCTTTCACTTCCGTATCCATTGCTTTTTCCTCTTCGTCCGTGAATGGCACCATGGGGCGCTCATGCATGACTCTTAAATACTCTTGTTCCATCTCTTTCAGGTATTTACACTTTGCGCACAACGCTCTCCACAAACACCATCATTGATTTTTGGTCGTAGATTCCGACATACAAAGGCTTTACGTCTTGGTCAACGACCGTGAAATGCAGCAAGTGCACTTCTTCTTTCTTCACACCGTCCGATTCTCCTGCACTTCTGCGCTCATGATTCACATGGGCGAGAATACGGTCTAAATAGAACTTGACCTGCTCTTCAAACACCAGCTCTTCAAACCATGAGTGATTCAAGATGGCAACAATTTTGAGCAGCCATTTCTTCCAGCGTGCCATTTTGTGCGCACGCAAAGCAAAGTCAAACATACTTGTATCAAGGAGTTCCTGATACAAGTCCTGACGGATAAAGACATGAGGCGTGTCAACGTCCACCGCCAAACGGTCATTTTTTAATTCGTCCCTAATATTCATATTCCTAATTATCAATTGTCTAATGTCTAATGTCAAAAGTCACAGGCCGAATGGCAATTATCAACTGTCAACTGTCAACTATCAACTATCAATTCCTAATTCCTCATTCCTAATTCCTAATTCCGATAAGGCCTACTTTTCACGTCCACATAATTGTCCTCCAGCGTATAATCATCGGTGGACCCGTTCTTAAACGGAGCGTGCAGGAGCCGTGCAACCTCTCCCCCAATCTCTGCACCAATTAGGTTAGCGATATGGATGTCAATCAGCACGCCAGCCTCGCTCATCAGCTTATAACTGATACGCTCAACTTGTCTTCTAATCTCGCTTCGCAGAAACGGTCTGGGTCTGTGGGTCTCCTCACGTCTCGCGTTTTGTGGCACCCCGCTGAAGGATGCTTTCAAGGCGCTATATCCGTATGTCGAAATCTGTGGCGCTTGAATGTTCTTACTCTTTACACCAACCTTTTTCCCAAGGTCTTTATCCACGCCATAATACTTACCTACGGCCTGTTCCACGCAGTCTCCGTAGTTCCAGTAAAAAAACTCAACAAGAGCCTCGTTCCCTCCGGCGTTGGTGTGAACAAGCGCCCTTATGCTGTCGCGCAAAGCTCCGGTGTTATAGATATTCATGCGGTCTATATGGTCAAAAATTTTTCCGACCGTATCTACCACAAAATAATGAAGGATAATGTAAACTTCCGAGGAAAATTTACGCTCCAGGTCTATTCTGCTATCTAATTGCGCCATACACTAACCGTTTTCGTTTTCGTCTTCGTTTTGGTTTTCGTTTCTCCTGCGCTCAGCGGTTTTCCCGCTGGCCCTCTCTCCTCGTCTCTCCCGCCGTTTTCGTTTTCGTTTTCGTTTCTACTGCGCTCAGCGGTTTTCCCGCTGATTCTCTCCCCCCCCCATCAGCAATAATTGAACGGCATAACCACATTGACGTGCAGCACCACACTCTCCCAACCGTCTCCAAACGGACCGGTTGTGTCCCAGCTTAGATTGTCCACATCAATCCAGAAAGCCAGCCCCATTGTATGATTCTTTTTGGCATCTTTGTGCGCAGAGACAAGGTCTTTGACAAACGCCTCAGTCATGTTTTGGGCGCGGTCAAGCGCTGCCGCCAGCCCTTGTGCGTTGGCATAGTCTGGCTCTCGGGCATTCATGTACAGTTCAAACGTGGCATACTTGAAGTCGCCTCTTTTCCCACCGCCATAATTGAGGTCCATCATGGTAGAGTGAAATATCTCATTGCTCGCATGCTGCAGCATGTCCATCTTGCCCGCAAAGCCGTTGGCCAAAAAGCACGCATCACGTTCTTCTTGGTTGCCAGTGATTCCCAATGCCTGGTGCATTCTGTCTGCAGTCCATATCTGCAAATACTCGAACATTTCTTCTCGCAGTGTCATATTGATAACCGTTAATTGTTACTTTTTTCTTTTGACTTTTTTCCACTCCTTGCTTTCTTTCGCCATAGCGTCCAGCCGTTCAAGAATCACGCCTACTGGCTCCTGATTCACGGCTTCCACATTGGGATAGCCAGCATACTTCATCACCGCATTGTCTGTGCCGAGCTTGGCCACATACATGTCTGTGTTCTTTCCAGAAGTTCCACCCTTGGAAATCAAATCGGGGAACCGCCCGTGGTAATAAGCAAGACTGCTCTGTACTAATTGCCACAGAATAGCAAATAGCCATGCAGGTGCTTTATCCATTTTCTCTGCAATACGCTCATGTGAAGAGCTGGAATAAGGGAATACTCTCCTTTGTGTGACAAAAGAGAAGCCGCGCTTGTCGTTTGCATCGTCAATCTTCTGCTCTTCTTTCACGGTTGGCAACAGCAACGATGCCAGGAAACTGTTTTTGTACACCTTCAGCAACTTCAGCAGTTCGGCATTGTTGGATTGGTCAAGTTTCTCCATCACATTCATCATGCCCATCATGTAAATCTGCATCGTACCGTATTGACCATACCGTACAGACCGTTCGTCGTTCCCTATGAATGAAGGCAATGCAAATGTCTCTCCGTCAATCGTGACAAACTTCTCCGGAAGTTTCAGCAGACCTTCTTTTTTTTCCAGCCATCGTGTCGATTCATGCACAAGCTCCACAAACGAACGCTTGTCCATCACAAGAACCTCACTCTGTTCTTTACGTTTCATCCACACGCAACTCCCAGACTTCGTGGTCTCGTTCTCCAGCCAGCGTACTAACTCGTCTAAACGTGAATCTTCTTTGTCGAGAGGGCTAACACCCAGACCAAGCACGCTGACATTGGAGACAATCTCGAACTCTTGAACACGCTCCATCAGGTTTAATGCTTGCTTCTTGTCTTCAGGCACCGTATAGTTCCGTTCAATGGAATGGTAGCGTACCAATTCGTCCCACGAAAGGTCTGTCCATCTTGTTTTATATGCAAGCGCTGTCGTTTTCATGCGCCAAATATAATAAAAAGTTTGCTGAAACAAACAAAAAAGAGAATCAAATTACATAAATGGTTTATATTTGTACGCATAACAAAAAATAATTACTATTTTTGCACAAACTTATGGCAACATCAAACGAAAAAACGAAACAGGATGTATCATAATCTTATCCCAGTCAATCAGCGTCAGCAATATTTGGAATTGCTCGAAAATGCGGAAAGGCTTTTGCCTCTTTTGGCAAGGCATCCGGAACACTTTTCAATCATCCGTCGTGCAGCTTCGGCAGTGCGGGGCTCTGATACCGTGCTGGCGCGAATGAAACCACCATTGACTGCACAGCAAAGGGTGGCATTGTCACAACTGATTCAGAAATCTCGTGCTTATGTGGATAATTTCTGGCCTCAAAATAAGGCACAAGGGAAGGAGAATCTGGAGAAGCCTGCAATCACGGGCGAAACGGACAAGCATGAAGCCGTCCCCCCTTCGCCAATTCCTTCTCCTGCGGCCATGAACGTGGTGCAGGTAGCACCGCGTACTGCTGTCCAGCAGCCCGCACAAGCACCAGCTGAACCTAATACACCTCAAACGCTTGCACAATATATGCATACGCTATCGCATAAATTGCAGTGCCAGGCATCTGTGCTCCCCATGAAATATGCAGAGCTGAATGACTTGCATGAGACATTGGATAGGCTGGTGCGCAGCCAACTGTCAAGCGACGGTCAATCGCTGAATGTATCTGACAAGCCACACGCTCGTGAGTATTCTTATTATGCGAATAAGATTGACCTTCTTGTGCGCACAATTGATGCGTTTTGGAATCGTGTGCATGCTGAGAGAAAGGCTTTGGCCGGAGAACCTGTCACTCCTGAATACATGCAATTTCTTCAGGACGAGGAGAAAAAGTACCCGATGGATGATGCTGAACGGGCGTGGGGAGATTACACCAAAGCCGAAATTGAACAGCTCGCCGCCAAGGTGCAGAATGACACCGTGCCGCTCTTCCCTACTCCTGATGCACCATGTGCGCAGCAACTCATTTATGCTCGGCAAGAAAGAAATAAGAAACTGCTTCGCAGAAGCCCGCAGCACACAAGCGAACGTGCTGTGCGTGAACGGGTGCTGGCCATGAATGAATTGTACGAATGGGGCATATTGCTGACGAAAAAGCAATGGGAGGTGCTGCAGTCGCTCGATATTGATGTCCCTAAAGAGTACATTGACCCATTTGTCACCATGACTGACGAGGAGAGACGGGCGCATAAGCAGGAGCGTGAACGGAAGTATTACCACGAGAACAAGCCTGACGCTGTGAAAATGAAAGTGGGCCTCAAACAGCGCCACTCAAAGACGCAGGATAACCCCTACAAATCATAAGCACCTGCTTCCTGCGCCCAACGGTTTCCCCGTTGTCCCAATTCCCAACTCTCAACTGTCAACTCTCAATTGTCAACTATCAATTCCTCATTCCCAATTCCTCATTCCTAATTCCTCATTCCTAATTATAAATTCTCCCCATGCTATCACTTCAAATTTATATCCAAGAAGCCTGGAGCGAACTGGTGCTTGACCCAGAAACAAGTATCCCAATTGAGGATGTGAACCCTATCTTTGACATCAAAGGTGGTGGGTCATTTTCGCGCCAGTTCACAGTTCCATTGGAACTGAATCAGCATATCTTCCCGACGGTTGTCAATCATCATGGCCGGGATGTGTACAAGTGTGTATATCACAAGCCTTTCCGTTTGTATAGCGGAGGAGAACCGCTGATGCAGGGAATCGTGGATTTGGATGAGGAGGTTGAAATCGAAGAACGGGATGACGGGACACACGAAATAGAAATCTCGCTCTGCGCAAAGAATCAGGACTTGTCGGAACTGCTTGATGGCGTCGAGGCGCAGGACATACCGCTGAAGGACAGAATACCTGTGGGTAGCGAGGTGCACTCGCTGGAAGGCACGGTTTCTGGGCACTATTATCTGACTCCGGAAACTGTGTACACGTCAAAAATATCTATCGACTTGCCGCCAAAGGTGTTCTCGCTGAATAAGTATAAGCCGAACATGGATGGCACCGGCGCGTGGATTGATGCGACAAATGTCAGCGAGCCTTATCCGGCAAAACCGTATTGCAATGTAGAGGTCTGTGTGCAGAAACGGGAGAAGCAGTCAGACGGTTCTTATAAGACGCTGCGTGAATATGAGGTGTTCGGCGCGGACAGACCAAACTCGGGTCTCTGTTTCTATGTGCAGTATTTCTTGGATTGCCTCTTTGCCCATATCGGAGTGGCATATGACAATGCGGCGTTGAGGGCTGTGGAGGATTTGAACAGACTGGCGTTCTTTAACACAAAATGTGAATGCGATGCACAGCAAACTGCTTTCCAATTAAGGGAAGAGTTTGACTGGCCAGGAGAAGTGGCTATCAGGGAGTTTTCTGCATTGTTTGACAAGGTGACTGTCGAGGCTAAGAACTCGAGTCCTAAAGGATACTTAATGGTGGGCTCGTCGTTGCATGAATACATCTATTCCACAAGACTAAAAGCAAATGTGTGGACGAAGTATGCAAGTCCAAGGAATTTCCCGAAAGAGAAAGCGGTTGATATTTTGAACAGCATCCAAGAGGCTTTTGGCATTCGGTTTATCTTTGACTCGCAGCGCCAAAGGTGTAAGGCTGTTCTGGTGAAAGATGTGATGAGGAAGATGAACGCAGTCCGTCATGGCGCAATATTGCATGACGTGTATCACATCGACAACGATGTGCGGGGCGTGAAGATGTCTTACGGACAGGAAGGAACGGATTATAACTATAACCCCGACGACGACAATTCGGTGGTGGATGTGCGACTGGGATATAGCAAAATACGCGACGAGCGTGGAATATATGACAAGCGCACATTCTACGACCAGCAGACGGGAAATATGTACCGAATTAAGGTGGATGAAGATGCAAAAACCGTGGAGGAATTGTACCCTTCTCTTTTTGAGGTCGGACAATTTCAGGATGCTATAGTGGGCGACACGACGGATGAGGAAAAGACTAAAAATGTTGAGGTGTCTTTTACCCCGGTTGTCAGCAACGTCGTGGAGTATGTGGATAAAAAGCAGGATGTGGTAACGACGAACAGTTCAAGCAGCCGAGGGCGTGGCGTACAGTTAAGAACTGCAGCGCCAACAAGTCAGGATTGCCACTATGCTGTATTTCTTCCCGTTGAAATGGATGACGAAGAAAAACAGACGGTTTCTGCGTCTGTCTATTCTGTCATGTCGGGCAGGGGTGTACACCCTGAGCTTTATATTTTTCAGTATTACGAGCTGAAGGCAACGTATGTAACAAGGTATGGCTATGCTGATAACTATCTTTCTGCGAACAAGAAATATAGTGAATCGCAACGGGATTCATACACAAATAGCAGAAGGCGGACGAGTGCTCTAAACCAAAACGGAATAACGAACAGGGATGCGCTGAAGCCTATTGCTGCATACGACGAGGATCCGCTGGAGTCTTATGATGCTGGATTCATGCTGGGCATCATGCGGGGTCCTGGCAATGAGGCAGGTGTCGATGTGGTGAATGAGAATTATGATAACAACGGAAATGCACAATGGGCACAGGTGTCTGCGCTCCCTGCCTTTACAGCGGATTCGATTGACCAATACGGGAACGATTTTGACTACAACGGTCAAGGAGAAGGGGGTGTCTCTGGTGAAGGTCGTTTCTCCCTTAAACTGCAGGTGGAGAAAAGAAGCAAGGTGCAAACAATGTCGATTGAGAATAATTCGGCATGGGTTCGCACAAAGAAGGAGGCGGAATATTGGATTGCTTATCTGTTTTCACCAGAGCAAGAACAGAATCTGTTTACGTTTGCTCCACGAAAAATGACTGATGTACAAAATGCTGGATGGGATGTGACGGGATTCACAGACGAATACACGGCTTTTTATCCAGTCTTGCGCACAATCGTGGTGGGCGAGTATCAATATACGGTACTTCTCAATGCTATCATGCATGATGGCACGATTCTCACGCCACAAGAAATTCAAGAGTACATAGATGACCAAGGTGGAAGTCGCGCTCCTGCTGCTGTGAATGACAGTCTTGGCATCTTGATAAAGGATGATGCTACGGAAAAGGACGGCACGGACTTGTATGCGCTGATGCAGTTGTTTTATATGCCTGACACCGCACAGCCGTATCTTCTTACAGGCTTGCCTGAAACAGCAACAACGAACTTCTATCCCATTAACTCGTCTGCCGCGCATCGTGGGTTGCTGCATAAGTTTAATTATGAATATTTCAAGTTCTTGGTGGAATCAAGGGTTGCGGTCATCACCACAACAATGACGGTCCAGGAGCTGAGAGAGCTTGACATGATGGAGTGGCACACGTTTGGCACCTATACGGGGCTAATAGAAAAGACGTCTTACCGAGTCACGGACAACGGCCTCTCCACGGTCATTATCCATCTCCGCTATCTGTAAGCCCCCGCCCTGCGTCCAGCGGTTTTCCCGCTGGCCCTCTCGTTTTCGTCTTCGTTTTCGTCTTCGTTTTCGTCCCCTCGTCCTTCTCCCCTGCGCTCAGCGGTTTTCCCGCTGAATCTACAAAATAAAACCAACAACTACACACCTAATCCCAAAAACAAATGACTATCTCAACAGACATCCTCAACAATTACAAGCACATTTTTGCTGGCGACCCCATCATCGTCAGGGCACAAACCAGCAATGCTGACGCTCCAGCTTCTGCGGTGCTGGCGCAATTGGTTGTTAGAGTGCTTGTGCATCTGCCTAACGAAATCACACACACGCATGATATTGCACAGCAGTTTATGCCGGGCGACACGGTGTTTGCTGACATATCATCTGCCTTGCAAACAGAATATCAACTGATGGATAGGACCAATGAGCCTTCTGCAGACGTCCTTGATAACCTGGAGCCGGGCGTCACATCAACGGAATATTATTATCCGTTTAGTTTCTCGTTGCAGGCGTTTGTGCGATACTTGCAGAATGGCACAGAGTATTCGGGAGAGAACAACCCTGTCACAGTGATTGAAAACGTGCATGTTCTTAGGGGGCATCTTCTTCCTAATCTGCGAAGGATTATCAATAGCCCGTCTGCGGCAGTCGCTGAGTTCGCGCCTCTCTTAACGACAAAGCCTCACATCCCTGTTGATGTTATCTACCCTGCTCCTGCTGCTCCTGTTCTCTTGGAGACCGTCAACGCTGGAGACCCTTATGCTTATTCTGTATTTGATACGGAACCTACGCCGACAGTCACATCCTCGTATATGATTGCAGATGCTGATAGCGATGAGCCTTATCCACAAATCGTTCCTGTTGATGGGCTCTCTTCTGTCTTGGTAATTGACCCGTCTCCTGACCGACAACTGCTTGTGTTTAGAAATTCAATGGGTGTGCTTGAGACATTCTCTTCCATCACATTGAAGAAAACGTCTGTGAATAGAACATCGGAGCGGCTGGCATCTGTTCTCCCTCCTTCTTACGCTCAAAAGGAGAATGTGCTGAACAGCTCTGTATTTCCTAATCAAACCATCGAAATGTCAACGGGATTCTTGCCTACTGAATGGGCTGATTGGTTTGTCGGGGAAGTGCTGACCGCTGAATATGTGTGGATACCGATGAAGACCCGTCACCCAAAGACAGGTACGGAATCATTTTTGTTTGTCCCTGTATATTTGGAGGTGGATAACGAGTTGGTAATGGAAGACTTAAAGACCACAAGCATACCGGAGGTCAAATTTAAGGTGAAAATAAAACAAAAAGTGTAAAGTGTATTTCTTTTTTGTTTTTGTTTGTACACAAACAAAAAAAGAATTACTATATTTGCAACATCCAAACCGCATGATATGATTAAGCCGGAAAATTACTTCTTTTCACCGTCTGCCATCAGCATTGAACTGAACACAAACCTCGGTCACGAAGGGATTAACAAGTCTGAGACTTGTGCGGTCTCTGTTGCTGCTGGCTCTGCTGTTCGTTTGACGAATGAATTGACGACAAAGGCTGGTGTGAAGGTAAATGTGGGATATAATGCGCAATTGGGGTATCGCCAGTTCGTCTTTACTGGCTACAACACGGCTTTTGGCTATCCGGGAAACAAATATATTGGCGCGGCTATTCGAGTGTATGTCAGGATTGATGCTTCTAATAATGCGTCAACGGGTACTCTGGTGTTCCTACCCTATGAGGTGGACTATGATGGACGTATCTTGGACGAGGATTTTGTGGCGTATGTTGATATTGCGACAGAGCAGCACACAGAGGTGGTTGGCGGCCAAGAAAGAACTTACTACACGCTGGCAAATACGAATGAGGATAATGACTCTCACTTGTCATTCTATTATGTGCATATAGGAACCATCGCTGCACCGGAGGACGGGAACCGTATATGGGAGGAGCCACTGAATAGCGGACGTCTCGATACGGCAAAGGGGGAGAATGAGGATGGAACGGGGGCCTGGACAAAGATGTTCAGGCTGGTCAACGGCTTGATTGAGTTGCTGCTACCTTTTAACCGCATTTTCTTCGCAACGGGGAATGCCTACATCAACCGAATCACTGAACAGGTGAATGAAGCGGTAAGCGATTTTGGCTCGTTTACCGAATGGGCGTATGCACATACGGTTGCAACGACTCGCTCTGTGGCTTCTTATGTGGAAACGAAGTTGCAGCAACTTGATGGCAGGTTCTTCCGGAAGGATCGCCCGGATGTTTCTCCGCACATGGCCACTTTTGGCGATATGCGGATTGAGGCTGGATTGGAAAAAGGCGAAGGTGCTTCTTCCGGCTCTCTTGTTGTCGATGGCAACGCTTCTGTTGATGGAAACGCTCTCGTCAAAGGCACTTCCCGTCTGCAACGAGAACTGACGTTTGGCACAGAAGGGCAAACCGACGATTATGTACAGAACATAAAGGGCTGCAAGATTTTTTGGGATGGCTCAGGCTGGATGGTGGAGGCCGACTACATGAACATCCACAAGAAACTGTATGCAAAAACCATACAGGCAGATGAGGTGACTCATGTAGGTGGCGAGAATATCCTTTCCGATGCGAGTTGTATTGCAGATGCCGTCATTCCTTATACCGTGAATGGAACGGTAGTCTTTTGGCGAGTGTTGTTCCGCAAGAAGAACGGTGAGGACAAGACGGTATATAACCGATGGAAACGTGGAGATATGGCTTATTGTCAGGTCTTTAACGTCCAAGCAGGTACCACGTCAGACTTTGAGAACAAATACTATTGGCGAAAGGTCATTGGTACGAACCTTTCCCCGAATCCCGAAATTGAGAATGACTCATTTAGCTCTGACGAGTACCACTACATAGACCTGTCTAACCAAGCTGGAGAGTTTGACAATGCTGGAGTAATGAGGGTAGATGTTAATGCGGGCTCGATTCCCGCAGCTGAAGACCCGATTATTCAAGTCGGTCACATCGCTTCACCCAACGATGACCCTGCAACGGTTATCGAGCGACAAGGTGTGACCATCGTGTCAGGCGGTGGCCAATACAAGCGTTCAATCATGATGTGGGAAGGTATTGGTGGCGGCACAAATCCGTGGACGTTCCCAGAACCCAAGGTGAAGTTAAGCCCTTACGATGTACGAATCATCGCCAATAAGTTCCTCATCAAGACCGACTACGGAGTAACATACCAACCGCCAATTAACAGAGGTGTGTGGGCTAATCTCCCTCCCGAACCAGGGCAATCAGACAACTTGCACCGTTGCTACAAGGACGATGTTTTGCAGCACAACGGAGCGACTTGGATATGTACCTACATTCAAGTGAGCGGACAGCCAGCATATACCACCGAGGAACCTTCCGAAAATGCCGTGAACTGGCAAGTGTATGCCCAGAAAGGAATCAATGGTACTAATGCAGACGTGTGGACCATCGGCCAAGATGGCTACTGGTATAAGAACGGAGTCAAGCAGTCAACGAAAGCCGAGGGCAAGGATGGCACGGGTATTGAACTTAGCGGTACGGTGGATGTGCTATTTATCGCAGACAAGACCACTCAATCCCAAATTGCATTGGAAGAATTGACTGGCGTGCCCGTTGGTCAATGTTGGACGGTTAGTGCCACACGTCACTTGTATTTTTATAATGGCACACAACCTGCAGAGGCTGGCGTGAACCCACAAGGTTGGAATGACGTGGGTCTATTCCAAGGACAAGATGGTAAATCGTCCTATATGCACATTGTCTATGCAGATAACGTCACCTTTGATGCGCAAGGGAATCCAACTTCCGCAACAGGCTTCACCATTACAAAGCAGAAGGAGGCCTATGCGTGGATGGGCTTATGCACGAATGATTCGCAAACAGACCCCACTACCTACACGGCTTACGAATGGAACAAAGTAGAAGGTGCACAAGGCGCACAGGGAACATCTAACGCATCGCTTGTCATTTCCGACCCGATGATTGTTGTTAATGCTGATTCTTCTGGACGAGCAAAGACCGCTGTTGATAAGACCGTGACCATTACGTTCAGAGTTGGTGACACACAAGCAGCCCTCGTTGATTCACAAAGCAGTGGTGTGACGGGTGTTCCTACGGGTGTGCAAACAACGCTTAACTATGTGGTATATAGCGGAATACTTGTACAGGCAACGGTGCGAATACAAATACCTTACAATAACTCTACCTTCCCCTCCACGCTCACCGTCACACTTAGCGGCATTGACCCCACAACAGGACTAACACGCACCACAAAAGGTACAATCACATTGGTAGCACAGAGAGACGGAGACAACGGAGAAGATGCCATCAATCCCGTCCTTGACCCTCCATCTTTGCTGATTAACCAAGACATTACAAGTGGACTTTTTGACTTGCCTATATACAGCACTCTGAAGGTGTATAAAGGCGGTGTAGATGATTCCGCCAACGCAAACATTGAGGGGGTGTCGGCCACTGGTTGTAGTGCTACCTATGAGCAGAACACCAAGCGCATTATTATTAACGGGTGGAGTACAGACTCACAAGGCAATTACTACCAAAGTGCGACTGTTAATGTTGTTTTCTTGTACGGTGGCGCACCACGCACCATCCAACTCAAAGTTTTTGCTAATCTCGTAGGCACTTGGAAGCAGACCATTGAGGGGGATGTAAACACTGCTATTGCACAGAAAACTACCTACACCGTCAATGGGCACAGTTACACCGTTTCGGAGAATTTGGGCACGTTTATCCAATCTTCCAGCGAAAGCATTACCAAACTTGAAGAAACCGTAGGCGACCCCGAAGACCCGACTTCGGGAACGTTGGCTTACCGCACCTCTGCCATTGAACAACACGTAGATAGAATTGACTTGTCCGTTGCAGAGGGAAATCGCAATTTGCACCCCAATCCCACATTTGCCAACTACAACCCCTACACCAACGGAACAAACCACGAATCGGGCACATTAGTAGGCAGCGTGGAATATGGCAGCACAATCGGAGCCCACACATCTATCTGGGCGAACGAAGGCGCACAACTTGTAGCCTTGAAGGTGCTTACTAACACCACAACTGCGGCAACCGTCTTGTATGCCTACAATAGCCCGACTGCCAATCCTCGCATACGTCTGACTGCTGGAAAGACCTATACATGGTCTGTGCTTGTAGCAGGGGATTTTGAGATGATTTCCGCATCCTCTGTCTTGGTTGAAGGTTCGCTGTACAACTCCAAAACAGGCGACCAACGCCAATCGCCCTGGGAATACATTCGTGCAAACGACGCAGTTCTGTGGCGAGATTCAGCGTGGAAACAACTTTACGCCACATTCGAGATTCCTGCCAATTCCGAATACGTTTGGTTTTCATGGATCCCACTTATTGAAGTCCTTGCTGGCGCAACAGGTAGAATTGTGTATGGCGGCATCCGTCTTGAAGAAGGAACAAAGCCAACCATCATCAACTACAACGGTACAGAAGACAAACTTGTCAAAACGGGCATCAATATTGAGAACCACACGATTCGACACACTGCCGACAACTTCATCGTGGAGAACAATCAAGGTGAACGCACAGCGTGGATAGACAGGTTGGGCAACTTGGGCACGAGCGGAAATGTCTTTACTGGCTTGACGGAGATTAAATCCTCGTCCTTTAATGCTTATTTCACAAGTGCGGAATATGATGATATATGGCAAGATGGGGGTGAATATGATTATATCGAGGAAAATGAATATCGTCTCGTTAAAGCAGGAGATGATTATTTCATTGCCGCTGGCTTGTTTCTCATTCCTGACATCTTCTTGCTTTCCGACATTGTTGTGTTTGACAATTCGTTGCCAACGAGCGGAGACCCCAGGCAAATCCTTCTTCCATTCGCCTTGCCACGTTTGTACAGCAATACTGGATATATAGCTGATGTGGTGCGGACAAAGACCAATTACAAGGTAGGTACAGCGCACTTGCTTGATATGATGGAGTTGTATATGCTTGAAGGGAAGGAATTTACATTTATGACAAAACAAACCATTCAGAACATGTGGCTATTCCGCTTCCCTCGCCTTGAAGAGCATACAGACAGCGATGGCATGAAATACTACACGCTTGACGAAGAGCACCCGTTTGATACAAAAGACTTTGGAACAAATCCTTTATTAACTATTCAATATAAACGATTGCGATTCCAAATCCCCAACGGTGCAGGAGTACTCTACACAGACGGGATAGTGCCAGTCATAAGTCAAACGGGCAACGGATTTTTGTACAACAATATAACAGGATTCTAACCATTAAAACGAATACATTATGAGCGAAAATAGACAAATGACAATGGGCGGCATCCCTGTTGATGTAGCCGACGAAACAGCAAGAGCAGCCATCGCCGCCATTCAAGCCCTTATTCCCTCCGAAGCATCGGAAAGCAACCAGCTCGCAGACAAGAATTTTGTCAACTCTACGGTTGCAACCAACACGGCGACCTTCCGTGGCACATATAACCTTGTTTCCGACTTAGGCTTGACCATATCTGCCACGCAACAACAGATTGCTGCCGCATTGGCTACCGAGGTGGACGTGGCAGACAACAACGACTACGCCTATGTGCAGATTCCCACATCCGCACAAAGACCTACGGAGATAGCAAGGATAGACCGATACAAGTTCAACGGCACAGCATGGGGGTTTGAGTACACGCTAAATAATTCTGGCTTTACGGCAGACCAATGGGCTGCAATCAACTCCTACATCACGTCCGACTTGGTTTACAAGTTGCAACGCCTACCCGATTCCAATACTCTGAGCACCTTGCTGAGCGGCAAGCAAGACGTTATTTCAGACCTCGCAGCGATTCGTGCTGGCGCACAAGCAGGTGCAACGGCACTCCAACCTTCTGACATTTCTGTAGGGGCAGTGATAACCGATATAACAACAATACTATAACTATAAGACTATGGCAGACTCAGTAAATATCAAGCACGTATTTGGCAACCCTCTCCAAATAGCCATCCCTCTCACACAAAGAATAAGAACGTTGGAGGGCGGGCAAGAGATTGAACGCACGGAGGATTTCTTCCCTTCTGGTGATGTAAAAGTCGTATTGTGGAGTAACATAAGGACATACGAATACATCGCCACTATGGATGGAAATGTGGCGATTATAACCGATGATAAGGGAGAGGTGAGTAGCGGTCTATATGGGGTGACGATTACTTGTTTAGACCAAGAGGGAAAATCGCGAAGATTTGCAATTGCTGATGCAATAAAGATAGTCACCTATACAGCAGATGCAGGGATAGTTGCAGGAGTTGAGTTTAATGCGGAAACATATACACTTGAAGGTGCGGTCTTCTTTTATGCCAAGGGAGAAAAGGGTGATAAAGGCGACCCATTCACTTATGAAGACTTTACTCCTGCACAGATAGCGGAATTGCAAAAGCCTGCAACCGATGCTGCACAAATGGTAAATGAAACATTATCACACTACATTGGGAACGTGATAACCGACATAACTGATATTCTTTAACTAATTAAATTATAAGACTATGACTAAAGAAATAAGACCATTGCAGCGGTATAATGCGAATACCGAACAGACAGAAATTTTCTATCCTGCCACAACGACCGACGCGATTGCGCACCCCACAAAAAGAAAGTCGCTAACAAACGTGATTTCTGACATAGAAGCAAGTATTGCCGACATCGAGACGATTGCCGAGGGCTATGTGCGTGTGGCTGGTTCGTCAAGTCCTGCTCTCTCTTACAAGTCATACAAGTATCACGAACAGGGCGGCTTCGGACGTGAATCTGTGTTCTCGCTGTTCTACCCCTGTCTGGTGGGAACACCGCTGACAGGCAGTGGCACAGAAGGCAAGGTGCTTCATGTGCTTCAGAAGTTCGGTGCAAGAACTATCGACGGAAGCCCGAAATGGCTTGACATCTACGGAACACCTCATGCCATCGACGGCTCGGAGGGTGACGTGCTGATTGTGAACATTGAACCATTTTACAGCATCAACGGCAAGCACACAATCGAGGGCACGGAGTATGATGTATTCCTGATGTCGCGCTCACCATTCACCTGGCAGGGCATCGAGGCAGAGCACATGGAGAAGTTCGGATGGAGCCCTGACTACTGCGTGAGCCATACGGACACCGACAACGTGGTGCGTATGCACTCAGTTTATAACCCTGCGTGGAACGGATCATACCAAGCACCTCAAGGCGTGACTGGCAAGTACGTCTATACCACCGACCCTGAGACGGGCGACATTGTGGAAACCTATGATGCAAACGAGACACTGCTGGGTGGTGCAGGTGGCTTGCACTCTACTGACATCGACCTGACTACGGGTGAACAACGAGCCATGAACATGAACGCTGACCCGACGAAGACCGTGCCATGGATGAACCAGACGGCAGAGGGTTGCAACCGACTGATGTCGCTGATACTGGCAGAGGGTGGCACGTTCGATGCGCACAACGCAGCTCGTATGGGTAGTGGTTTCTCATCCAATGACCCCGCCACCGCAGCAGGCGACTGGGAACAGGCGGGCAGCGGTGCGAAGAACGGTTTGCGCGTGAAGGACAAGAACGACGCATGGAAGTACTACGGAATGAACGGCAACGTCCGCTTCCTGACGGGTGCAACGTCGGGTGCGGTGTATGCTGCCAACGTTATCAACTCTTGGCGAAATCCGTGGCACATTCTGGAGGCGCACCGTGCGATGTCGTATGCTATTGAGAACGACGTGCACGAGCTGGAGTGGTTTGTGTTCGAGGGCAACAAGTACAAGTACCGCAGCGTGCAAGGCTTCAACGGTCCGAGTCACGGAGAAATGACCTGTGTGGTGTGGAAGCTCATGGCAACACAGGCTGGTGCCAATGCCATCGACCCGACAGACAACGCAACGAGCATCGCAGGCAATCGCGTGGAAATACTCGTCAGCACAGCACTCGTTCACGGCATGACTACGCAGGTATCACCTTCGTGGTGGACTTCAGGACTGCTGTTCACGGAAGATGAGAGCGGACAGTATGAGTGCTTCATTGAGCGCGACCAGGCAGAACTGGTGAAGGGCATTGCCGCTGACAATTACGACCCAGCAACACCACGAAACTTCGAGACTATCTACGATCATGTGCTCACCGTACAGAAGGGCGAAGGCTACGCTAAGAACTATCTGAACGGAGCGCTGATGCTGCCTGATACCAATGCCAACAAGACTGGGGCAGGCTTGCATACCTATGTTGGCAAATACAACTGGTTTACGGGTAGCAATGCAAGTGCTGGGAAGCGGTCGGTCCGTGGCTTCCGGCGCGGCGCCCTCGCTAACTACGCGGTCCTGTCTCCGTTGGCGCTGAACGCTTACTACTCGCCCTCGGGCGCGGGCACGGGCCTCGGCTTCGGCACCTGTTGTCGCATAGCGGAATAGAAAACGTAAACCCCGCGAGCAAGGCGAGCGCGAAAACGAAAACTGCGCGGCTGAGCCGCGCCCGCTGAGCAATAGCGAAGGCTATAATACTGCCGCAAGGCGGCATTTTGCCCGAATAGTGTGGAGATGTGGTGCGACATCGTTGAAGCAAAAATCCATGCCACCGACCAAAGCGCACAAGGGAATCGGAGTACCCGTCAGGTGGTGAGGTTGAAATAAGGCGGCTGCACTGTACGGTCGGTCCGTGGCTTCCGGCGCGGCAACAACGCTAACAACACGAACCTGTCTCCGTTGACGATGAACGCTAACAACTCGCCCTCGAACGCGAACACGAACATCGGCTTCGGCAACTGAAACGCAGTAACGAAATACATAAGCCCTCCAATGCTTGACCTGAGCATGAAGAGGCAGGTGCAGAGCCTCGCTGACGAAGAGAGCGGAACAACGCAGGAAAAGGTGCTAAGACCACCAGCCGACCGCGCAAGAATGAGCGAAGGAAAGGGTAGGCTGCAAGGCGTTCAAAAACCTTGCTATCGGCGCAACAGGTCATAAAGCGTTCAGCGGTTCCCCCGCTGAAAAACAAAGAAAAGAACAATGGGGACATCCACATGGAACAACATCACCACCGGCCTTCACGCTGCTGTATATGACAGCTACATGGCCAAGAGCTCACGCCAACGCGCCAAGCGTGAGGTGGTGGAGGTCATGGCAGATGTGGACGGGTTCTGCCAACGGAAGCAGGCAGAGCTGGCAAGCGGCAGCTACCATGTGGGTGACTATCGTCACTTCCAGTTGAAGGACAAGAAGAAGGAGCGTAGCATCTCTGTACTGCCCTATGAAGACCGCTGCGTGCAGAATGCTATCAAGGATGCCATAGAGCCGCTATTGCTCCGTCAGATGACCGACGACATGATGGGAGGTCTGCCTGGTTGCGGCGTGCTGGCAAGCGACAAGCGGCACCAGGTGGTGGCACGGATGCGGGTGATGCTGAACGACCGCTCGCTGAGGTATTGCTTGCAAGGTGACATCGAGAAGTTCTACGACCATGTGGATAATGTCATCAGTATGCGGCTCATTGAGAAGCAGGTGAAAGACAAGCGCACAAGGGCGGTTATCCGTCAACACCTCTTCAACCAGAAGCGGCTCGCTATTGGTGATCCATTCAGTCACCTTATCGCCAATCTCAATACGTCGGTCATTATTCGCAAGGCAAAGGAGTTGTACGGCAATAGCATCAAGGTGGTCAATTTTGCCGACGACTTCATAGCCTTCAGCAGAGACAAGACAATCCTCAATGCCCTGCGGAAAGATATGAAGATATGGGCAAAGGCGATGCGGTTGCATTACAAGCCGATGTACGTGCGTCCCATAGACCCGCAACCAGGAAAGGAATACAACCCTATTATCTTCTGCGGCTACAAGTGCGGGCGTGGTTATGTTCACCTCACCCCGCGCACTAAGAAACGATACGTCAAGACCCGACACAAGGAACGCAGTATTGGCTCCTATCAGGGCATTATCGGCGTGGCTGACACGAAACATCTGAGACTAAAAGTACAAATTAACGATAACAAAACTATGAGCGAGAAAATCAGGCGACCATTTGCAGGACGCCCCATGAAGATAGAAACGATGGAAGGTATCAACCACACCATTGTGGACTTTCAGAAACGCAGCAGCAATCAGAAGGACTGCGACAGTTACTATCACATCCAGGCACTTGCCGACGGGCTGGGGCTAATAGTCTATTCGACGGGCGCACAGAAAATCTGCAAGTATCTCGACACCAAGAGAAGGACGGACATCCCATTGCGTGACATGAAGATAGTGCACGACTGGAGTGGATTCTACTACGATGGCACCGTATATACCGATGCCGAGGAAGAGGAAATGATTCGCAAACAATTTAACATATCGAAATAATATGAGACAAGAACGATTTTCAGAGCCTCACAAGCAAGGCTTGATGAAGCTCACTGGTGACAACACAGGACTGGTGTACTGCAACGAGCGCACCGAAGTAGTAACCGACGAAGAGGGCAACGAAAAGACGGAGTACGTGTACGACGTGTACGAGGTCACAGATGCCCGCGACCCTCACAAGGTGAAGAATGAGGTGATAGAGAATGAGCACCCCTTCGGCGATGAGACGAAGATACTGCGCAAGACCATTGCCAAGATGCTAAAGGCATCAGGTCAGTATAACAGCGAGGACTTCCGAGAGTTTAAGCAATACAACGAATTTGTCGAAAGCATCGACGTATAGCCAAACGCAAATAACACTCCTATCATGTTCCATACTCTCACACACACCTATGACAAGCTGTGCAACATCCTGCAACGCCCCGCAGGATGGGCACTTGGCATCCTATTTGCCATCGCAAACTACTTTGAGGGACACTCTTTTGTCGTATTCCTCGTCGTCGCTGTCACACTCATTGACGCGGCCTGGGGAATAGCGGTCAGTATTCATCAAGGACACTTCACGCTTTCAGAACTCCTGCGGCTCACCATTGCCAAACTCGGCGTGTACGGTTCAGCCCTCTTTGTATTCGTGGGCCTCGACAAGTTCATGAACAGCACCATCACCACATCCGTCGTCGCTGGTGCCATCGTCCTTGTGGAGTTTTGGAGTTCCTGCGGAAGTATGCTGATTCTCTTCCCCAACTTTCTCTTCCTCCGTTTATTGAAGAAAGCCCTCACGGGAGAGATAGCAAGCAAATTGAACATTCCCGAAGAGGATGTTGAAAAAGTGTTGCGCAATGGATAAGGTACTCGGATTCTGCGAAATTGATAAGGTGCTTGGCTTTTGCACAATGGATAAGATAGGCGGTTTCTTGATGATAGCCTTTCTCGTCTGGCTCATGTACGAGGCATACAAATATGACAAGCGAAATCACGGATAAAATCCTTCTTGCTGCCTACACGCTCGCGCTCTGCGCAATGTTTTGGGCGTGGGCAAAGGACAAGGAATAAATAAGAAAAATATGAAGTACTTTACTATTACTGAGTTGACAAAAAGCTCGACGGCTCAACGGAAAGGCATCAAGAACACACCCAGCGATGAGGTGCGCAAAAGCCTCACGGCCCTCATTGAGAAGGTGCTTGACCCTCTCCGTGAAGCATACGGTAAACCTATAGTTGTTAATTCGGGTTACAGGTGCCCAAAACTGAATGCGGCTGTAGGAGGTTCTGCTTCCTCTCAGCACGTCAAAGGAGAAGCAGCCGACATCAGGAGTGTGGCCGACACGCCCGAAGAAAATAAGAAGCTCTACGACCTCATCGTGAAGTTGAAACTCCCCTTTGACCAACTCATCAATGAGTATAATTTCGATTGGGTGCACGTCTCGTTCGGTCCTCGGCATCGACGCCAACGATTGAAAGCGGTAAAGAAAAATGGCAGGACATCTTACATTCCGGCATAATCTCATAACTGACAGCGGTCAGTCGATTCTTTCATATACGTTTAAGGTTAATAATAAGATTAGTGTTTTTTCACGGTTGGCTAACCACTTGGGAAAGCCGTTAGCCATTTTCAACTCTTAAAAAATAAATGTTATGACAAACTTTGCAAAAAAACACCCAAACATCGCCTCCGTAGTGAGCGTGATTTTATTCTTTGTGTTCATGGCTGTGCTTTCCGCCCTGACGGGATGCAAGAGCTCGCACCAGGTAGTGACCGTCGTCACAACAGACACGCTGCATGTGTACCACACGGACACGCTGAAGGTGGTGCACAATGATACCATTCGGGAAGTAATAACCAAAGTGGTGCATGACTCCATCGTTAAGGGGACGATTATCAAGGAGGTGGTGAATGAATTGGGAGAAGTAATCCATTCGGAAAAGGAGACCAACAGCGAAGTGTGGCACAACAGCGACACCAATTCATCCCTCATTCAGCATACCGTTGACAGCATCCTTCAAGTCAAGATGGATTCTATCTACAATTCCAAGTACAACGAGAAGCCTGTAATTGTTGAGGTGGAGAAACCTACGCCCTGGTATAGGAAGGCTTGGAACTGGATAGTAAACAGGTTTGCCCATCTGATGGGTACTTTGGCTTTCTTCTTGCTCCTGTATTTCTTGCCGGATATTCGGAAGGTTATCGGATGGATCATCTCAAAAAGAACAAGGAATGACTCCGGAACTTAATTAGCAGGTGCTGAACTTGCCGCTTCACCAAGGACAAAAAAATCCTTGGTGTAATAAATCTCTTACCTTTCATTACACATAAAATGCCCTACAGCATGACCAAGGATTTTTTAACCTTTCTTGCTGTACGGGCATATATTGTTTTTGTGTATGTCGGTTGGTAAGAGTGATGCAAAAGTATGGATTAAAAATTAAATAACCAAATGAAAGCGGCAAAATTATTAAAAATCGGTGCAGAAATTCTAAAAATGATGTCAGAAAATGACCTTAGAGTGAAAGATGTAGAACATTTAGACCTTTATGTTGACTACAAAAATGCACGCAAAAATAAGGTAAAATATAATGCGATTGTCTATGACCTCTCTATACGGTATAATATTTCGGAAAGCACAGTAAAACGCATCATCCGGCGGTTTGAAAGGGAGGTATGAAGGGGGTCAACGGCTGAACCTTGCATTTTGCCTGTTTGTTTGTTCGTGTTTGTTTCTTCTACGATATTTGCCATCGTCATTGCGCATGGCAATAGCAAATCATTTTATTAACAAACACAAACACCAAAGATTATGGCATTAGATTCTAACGACCTGATGATGCTGAAGGAGATGAATGGCAACATGTCTCCATACGAGCAGTTTAAGGTGGGCCACATGCAGTCACGACGCGCTTCTGGAACGTCTATCGGTGCACTGGGCGTCGGCATCGGCGCTGCCGTGTTGGGCATCGGAGCATGGGTGTTCGCTCCTCTTTATGGCAATGCAAAGGCTGCACAGGCTAAAGAGGTGGCTAATGCGGCTAAGGAACAAGCAACACTCCTGGCCGCTGGCACACAGCGACAACTCGACCAGCTCACTAACCTTTTTGCTGCCGAACGTCAAGAACGCATCAACGGAGATTACTCCATTACGCAAACAGTCAACGACACCGTTTCTTCTGCACAGCAGGGAACGCTGACTGCACAGCAGGCCGCAGAACTCGCCGCTTCACAGGCTACACAGCAGGTGATGCAGCAGACTTTTGCGGACGCAGTAACCGGACGTTCTTCGCTGAACGCAACTCCTGTGCAGATTTATTCTGCACCACAGCCTTGTGGCTGCCCCGGTTGCGGATGCAATGGCTAAATCTCTTCGAGGGAATGGTATGCCGGACCTTCCGGCATACCTCTCTCTCTAAAAACACGGCAAAATGTTATGGCTTAATAAGGATAAGGAACGTAAATTGGCTATCATGCAAGCAATAACTCCAACAAGCAAGACCTCTCTAAAAAGACAATGCCTATTTGCAGCAAAAGGAAACCTGAAAGAGGCAAGGGAACTCTATGATTTCTTTGCTGAGGACTTGAAGGACTTACCTGACTGTGACCCAGTTGCACCTACATGGCAGGAAAATGCTGCTAATACCGTGAATGGTATTATGGGATGGCTGAAGGAGAACCAGGGAACGCTGGTGGACGCATACTCGTTTGTGCAGGGCATTATCACAAACAAGGGAGTGCTGCCGGTCATGAACGTGGCGGAGGATGCGGAACAGGCACTGGAGCCAATCAATGAATAAGGCACGGCAATATGGCACAGAATAATGTGAAAAGAATCGCTTTTAATATCTATGCGGACTCTGACGAGGAAGCGGAAAGCGGAAGACAAGCCATCATCATGTTTATCAACATGGTCGGACAGCATGGATATAAGGTCAGCGGAAACAAAATAGCAGAGGCTGTCAATAAAATGAAATCTAATCATTTTATTGCAACACAAGTAATCAATTTCTTTAAAAGGTAAACTATGGCAGACAACGGAACAACGGCAACGAATGCCCAGCAAACATCACACTGCACCGGGGATTGCAGGAAATGTATGCCAATACAGAGAGCTTACTGCTCGTCTCAAATTGCTTACAGCAACATGAAGTTGCTGGATGCACTCACACAGTCTGTGGCAGCGCTTGACAATTCTGTTAAAATGATTCAGGCAAAAGTGGAGGCAATTCAAGGCAACGAGGCGCTTCTCTTTGCTCCATCGCATACAGATAGTTTGCCAACACAACAAACTCAAGAACAAGAGGGTCACGTATGCACCGATGCCATCGGCGCAGAAACTCCATCTGCAGAATAGGCGCACCGCCATACCCCATCGGATGAACATACCATAGCGCAGAGTGGGAGGCGGCGCAGAAAATAGGCCTCCAAAAACAAACAAACACAAAGTAATATTATGAATTGTAACAACAACGGAAAGACATTTGTGGTAAGTCTTACTACGGTGCCAGGCGGCACAGCTGCCAATGCCAACTATCTGCTGGCGCTTGAACATTACACTTGCGGGAACCGCAAACTCTGCACACAGGAGGTTTTCCCGGTTACCGCTGACTTGAAAGCACAGGTGATTGGAACGCCTGTCAGCGTGGGCAACGGTACATTCTGCTGCGAGGTGCTGGTGAGTGGAACCGTCACATACATGCCTTACGTTTGCGGATGCAACTGCAACGTGTGCCCTCGCACGGAAAATATCCACACAACTATTTGCGTGCCTTGCTCATCAGCAGCCGTGCCTACCCTTGCCATCGGCGAGAGTGTGGCTACGCCTACTAACGTGCAGCCTTGCTACAACCTTACAAACGCAGTGGCCATCACCACTTCGCTGAATGTAACCACAGCGTAAGGCATGATACAGTGGGAGGATATTGCTATGCTGGTGTTTGCCTGTGTGTCAGCAAACCACCTCGGGCTGATCGAGGCAATGGAACGTGCTATACGGCACCGCATCCCCATTGCCAACTGCCCTAAGTGCTTCACATTTTGGAGCGTGCTGTTCACTACCTACTTGACAGGCTGGAATATGATAGCAGCATTGGCAATATCTTTCCTCTGTGCATACCTTGCCATTTGGCTTGAACTATTGATGGCTTTCATTGACTTAATTTTTCAGAAACTCTATGAAACGATTTATCCCAACACTGGCACCGACGAGACTGCCACAGACAGCAACAATGATTTTCCCGACCGCACCATGCCCAACATGCCAAAAAACTAAAGGAAGAATGAGAAATGCAACAAAGAAGTGAGGATGGACTACCGCCCACAAACCGAGGAGAAACCTACAAAACAGCAAGGTAATTGCTGTCAAGAAACTGCACCACCCTTCTGCCCCACCCCTGCGTCCAGCGGTTTTCCCGCTGGCCCTCTCTCCTCCCTCTCTCCTCCCTCTCGTCTTCGTTTTCGTTTTCGTTTCTTCCCCCTGCGCTCAACGGTTTACCCGTTGACCCAACTCCCAATCACCGCATCCTCACACCTTCGCATTATCACATCTTCACATTTTAGTATTTCTACATTCTTACATCATTATATTATCAATCTTTCAAATTATCAAATTATTAAATTATGAAAACTCCTGAACAAATGAAAGAGCAGTTTGACGAACTGTACAACCTCATGTCGAACAGCAACAATGTTGCTTTCATGCGCACGTTTGGTCATGTGCACAAGGAAATGATGAACTGGTTCATCGCTAACAAGCCCGAGGCGGCAGAGGAATGGTTGTGCAAACTGGAGAGCATCAAGTGGCATAACTATCTCACGCAGAAGGAAGCGGACAAGATTGTCGCAGGAATGACCCCTAAAGCGCCATGGAGCCGAGACGCATGGAAACAGGCCATGGACGGACTTGGCATCTCAACGGAAGAGGCACCATACTATAACTCTTGTGCGCTCTATACAGAGATGAACAAGATGTATAGCGACCATGCCGAAACCTTGGCTAAGTTGATGGGCAAGACCATTGCTGAAATTCCAGCCGAGACAATGGTCAAGGCCATGTACGGCTTTGCCATTGACAACTTGAAGGACAAGGACCACGTGTACAACATCCGCTCCTACTTCAAACTCTAACCACACATCTCCTACTTGCGTATGACGGTTTACCCGTCACCCCAGCACCCACACACTTGCCGTGTAATTCGGGCACCGACTGAGCATGCCAGCCGGTGCCCTTCCATTATCAAATGATTACATCATCGCATCGTCACATCATCGCATTTCCGCATTTCCCCGTTTCCGCATCTTCACATTTCCACATTTTCCCATCTTCCCCCCCCACCCTTTTTTTTATCTCCGTTTTCGCCTTCTCCCTGCGTCCAGCGGTTTTCCCGCTGGCTCTCCCTCCTCCACCTCCCCGTCTCCCCCTCCTTCGTCTTCGTCCCCTCATCCCTCATCCCTCATCCCTCATACATCTTCCCTCTTCCCCCCCCCCTCCTCTCTCCCCATCTTCACATTTTCAAATGATGTTATATAACATATAAAAATGTAATCACATTTTCACATTTTCACACTAACTTTGCACCCAGTGAGAAAAATACTGCTGCATCGCATAGCAGCCATTCATCAATAATCATTATAAACAACATCAAATTATGGCAAAAACTATCGCAATCCTCAACTTCAAGGGTGGGGTAGGGAAGACGACCACAGCCATCAACCTGGCCGCAGCCCTGCATAACCACAAAAAGAAAGTCCTTGTAATCGACATTGACTTCCAGTGTAACGCATCTTCCACATTAGGGTACAGACCCAAGGACGGAGACAGCATCTACGAGTTGTTTACGGTCAAAGACATCAAGTCTCTTCCTCTCTATGAACGGGAAAAAGGTTTTGACTTTATCCCTTCGTCCATGAACATGAAGAACTTCAATGAAATCATGTCTTCACGGAACCGACGTGAGTACATCCTAAAGAAGCTCGTCGATATGGTGCGTGACAATTATGATTTCATCTTTATTGATTGCCCGCCTAACGGTGGCCTCTTGAATACAAATGCAATGTGTGCAGCGGACTCTATCATCATCCCTCTTGATTGTGAGCCGTATTCCCTGCAGGGAGTTATCACCATCTTGGATGAAATCAAATCCATACAGGAGGATGAGGTGAATCCTGACATCAATATCCTTGGTTTTCTCCTTACTCGCTACGACTCTGTGCTGTCTATCCATAAGGAAGCAGCCAGCATGATGCGTGACCGCTATCCCGGGAAAGTCTTTAACGCAAAGATACGAAAGAACACAGCGCTCTCCAAAGCATCAGCACAGGGAAAGACCATCTTCGAGTATGCACCTGACTCTGCCGGAGCCGCCGATTACGACCAACTGGCCCGCGAAATCCTCAAAGCAAAGAAATAACATCTTTCACCAAGCGTCCATCGGTTCCCCGATGGGACAAATAAAAATACTAATTATGGCAACAAAGAAAAAACAAGTCCTGACTACAGGATTCCTCGTAGAAACAGAGGAAGATAAATATACGGAAAGAAACAAACAGAAGAAACTTGAAGCACAGAAGGGTGGGGGAGTGAACAGCCCAAAAGGGAAGGGCTCCCGATGGAGAGAAACACAACGCCCTCATGCCAAGTCTATCCATTTTGACGAGGCGCTGCATCAAAAAATAAACTTACTGAAGCACCTCACCAACAAGCCTGTCGAGGATATTATCTACGACATCATCCACGAATGGTTTGACACCAACTTTGAAAATAAGAAAAAGGAACTGCTCGGTCAACTATGACCGGGCAGTTCCCATACTAACACATTTCCACATTTTCACATTTTTACACTTTCCCATTTCCGTATCTCCCCATCCCCCCGTTTTCGTCTTCGTTTTCGTTTTCGTTTTCGTTCTCTCACCCGCGCCCAACGGTTTACCCGTTGCCTGTATCCTCCCAAAAACTGCTCATTAAGTCCCATTTGCATTCCTTTTTCCATCTTGTGCCATTCAGTCCACAACGATTTCTGCGGGCCAAATAGCAGTCTTGTTGTAAGCAAGGATAGCCATCCTTGACCACGCTCTTTGTCTCTTCCATTTTTTCTGCAATCATCCTATCAAGTTTGTTTATTGCGTTATAAAAAATAATATTGTTCACCTTCTCTTATATTCGTTTTCGTTATCACACCTTTTCCGTGATTAAGGTCCTGCGCTCCACAAAGTAGCACTCCACACTCATGAGCTTGCCTTTCTTGTTTCGCTGATGGTTTCGGTACCGTATCTCCGTTCCGTCAAGAAAGAGTTGCATATGCCTCTTGTCCTGTGTGATGAATTTCCAAAAGGTGTCAAGATATATCCAGTCTTCGCCCTTGGGCTTATCTCCCTCTATCAGCTGTCTCGTCACCTCTTGCACAGCTTGAATGGCACCTAAATAGTAGGCGCCATAATAAGTAACCATCTGCGCATTCAGTGGCAGGTCATGGCTCGTCGCAAAACGTCTTGCCTGGATGTCACGAGCCATCTCAATAATTCTATTCTCTTCTTCTGTTGTCATTGTCAATTGTCAACGTTTGTAGCAGCGAGAGCAGTGTCAAGTTTACTTGAACTATGCCGAGTCGCGCCCAAACCTCAGCGAAGCTAATTCTCAACGTTTGTAGCAGCGAGAGCAGAGTCAAGCCAACTGTCAATTGTCAACTGTCAACTGTCAATTGAATAATTCCTCATTCCTCATTCCTAATTCCTAATTAACTAAAAATGATTAAAACTTAATGCCAAAATATTTCTCCAGGAACTCCCGATAATGGGGGGGGTAAATTGTGTAACCGTCTTGTGGTCATTCCAGTAGTTCTGCCTTTCAAAGAAGACTTCACGGGTGAACCACTCATACACATCAGCGTACTTCTGCACCGTGGCATTATTAGGATGTGCGTCTATAAACTTCTGCGCTGCACGGCAGTACGCCTTCACCATGTTAGGGTATTTTTTGAAGTACTCAATGCGCTTTTTGTAATAAGCCAGCGGACAGCACATGCAGCCTAAGCGACGCTTGGCGTCGATGGTTCCGTCCTCTCGATAATAGAGAGGATGAATCTTGATGTGCCGTGCCTCTATAAAGTCCACAACATCCTCGTCCGTCCAGTCAAGAATAGGGTAGAATACTTCTGCACTTGTCTCCTTGCGACCTTTACCATAAATGCGACACTCTGTTGGCTCTTCGTAATTCTTTGCACGGGAAGTGCTCTCGGATTTGCGGATGCCTTGAATGCTCCGGTCAAGCACCTTGTACTCCTTCAGCACCCTACAGCATGACCGCTGAAACCGATTCGGGAAACCGTTGTTAGCAAGATACTGAAAGAACGTGTATTGGGGTTGAATAACCTCGGCCCCATTCTCCTTGGCGTGCTTGATTGTCCCGGGTGGGTCAATCGTTGTATTCTTATAGATGGCACGATACTTAATGCCCGCCATCTTTGTCAGTTCAAGAATAATGTCGCTATCCTTCCCGCCTGAATAGGCTACTTCTACAACTTCTCCATCCGAACCGGCCGACCGTATTAACCGTATCGCCCTTTCCACTTTCTTCTGTAATTCTTCTGTCATAGTTTCTTATTCGTATCAATTCGTTAAATCCGTGGGCCAATATTTGTTTTATACCTCCCACGAATCAAACAAATTTTGATTTATTTTTCTTTCGTCAGTCCTCCTGCTTACTTTCTTCCTTATCCGGCCACCAAAACAACGCTGCATGCTCAGCCCTGCTGATCATCCACGGAGCGATACCTTTGACAACCTCATCGTAGTATGCCCACGCCACTGGTAACTGCTTGCGCCCATCGCTATCGTGAAATTCACACGAGGCAGGCTGCACGCTGGCTGAGAAGAACTGCACGGGTTTAAACACGTACTGACCTTCTTTCAGGTCTTTTCTCGTAAATGCCATCAGTACACGTCGCTTTCCAGGACTCTCCGTTGCAGGCTGCCATGTGAATGCGGTTGGCTTCAAGTCGGGATATTTATTCTCTACCATTGTATAGGGCAACTCCAGTCCGTGCTTCTTATCCCACGTTCTCAGTCGAGGACATGACACGTCTGAGGTGCAGCCATACAATACGCCACCGTCAACGTAGCACTTATATCCTTTCTCGCATAACGTGCCCAACTTATTGTACTTGCACTTCTCTCGGAACTTGATGCGCTCCTTGGGCTCCAATATCCATCTGTGTCCGTACTGGTTCTTCTTCAGAACCTTGAACTCTATTTGTTTCTTTTCTGCCATAATTTCTAATTCTCAATTGTCAACTGTCAATTAACTAAGATTCTCTAATTCTTGCTAATTCTTGATAAATTTGCTACCGCTTGAAAAGCGATGGCTCTGCCTGATATTCGGCCAATTTCTTTTTGAGGTTCCATACACGCATTCCGAGCAATCGCAACAGCTTCAGCTCTTCGTCGGTGTTCAGCTTGTAGTCGTGCATCAGTTGTGCCGGTACATTAAGACTACATGAGCCGATGTGGGTGTATCTTGCTCTCGATTCTTCTGAGTCGGCATAGATAATGAGTCCGCAGCGGTTCGGGTTGTGTTCCGTGTACCCCGTCACCTCCGACCGCTCGTAGTAGATGAAGCCAGGTTTGCACTTGTAGGCGCCTTCGTAGAGCCAATGGAACACGCGCTCGCCGATGCTCAGCGGCACGGCATAGTAGAAGCGCGACAGCTTGGGGTCGTCGTGCGTGTGGCTCTTCTTGAAGTCGGCCATAAAGTCTGACCATGTGCGCTTGATTTCTATCTCCACGAGCCGCTTGGTCTTATTCAGCACCAGAAGGTCGGCTTCGTGGTTCAGGAATCCCCAGTTGCAGTTGGGAACCACGATGTTCTGCCGGATATAGTACGGCGCATCGGGATAGCCCGTGATGATTGTCTCTATCTGCTCTATCGTGAGGGTTGTTTCCTTCATAGTTCCTTCTCTACCGTGATACTTATTGTTCCGTTGTTTGGTAAGCGGTCAATCTCGTTGGTTAGCATTGTGACAAACGTTCCGATTGATTCGCCAAAGCCTGTTGCAAGCTCGTTGGCGCACGTCCTGTCATGCTTATGCAATGATACGATGTGCGAAGACTTGTCGAAATAAAATGTTACCGTCTTCTTCATAATTCCTAATTCTCCAATTCTCTAATTCTTGATAGACTTCTCTCTCATAGTTCCTTCTAATTATCAATTGTCAATTATCAACTGTCAATTATCCAAGTACTTGTTCATTGCCACCGTCTGCCCTTTCGATTCTTCGGGGTTTTCATCGTAAATCTCATATCCGTGTCGCTGATACCAGGGAATGAGGAACGTCCCCCTTCTCGCACCCAGCGCAACTTGTTTCAGTCCTAACTTCTTTGCCTTTTCCTCGGCAAACATCAGCATGACGTTGCCGCGCCCCTGCTGTCGTACCGATTCATGCACAAGCAATGACTGTATAGTACCGCAGTCGTTGCGCTCTTCATTATCTTCGATGACAAGTTCTATCATGCTCTTGCCATCGTCGGCTATCATGGTGTAACTCTTACCCCACCACCATTCGTTTTCGTGAGTTATTATCTTCATGACGGTCTTTCTTCAATATATACGTTAGTGAAGACAAACGTGATGCTGCCAATACGACATTGCCCGTCTATGATACTCACACCATCGAAGAACTTGCTCAGCTTGTCTACAATCTCATGTCGTTCATACTTTCGTTTGTCGAGCATAAATGTTGCCGTGTCGTTCTCATTCTCGGTCAACATCGAAGCGTTATCCGCTTCTCCCGTGTTCGTTTCAAACATGCCCTTGATTGCATCAATGGCTTCTCTCCTTGTAATTCTCATAGTTCCTTGTAATTTGATTCTCCAATTCTCAATAAGTTATTCCTAAGCATACCACTTGTCAATCTTTTCCCATTCAGCCACCACGTCTTGATAGCCAAGCTCGGTAAGCAAATCTGTGAGTACGCCGTCTGCATCTACATGTGCTGCTTCAATATCAAAGTTTGACTGACATTGGCGCAACTTTATAATAGCTTCTTCTCTTGTCATAGTTCCTTAATTTATTCAATTCTCAATTGTAAATTCCCAATTGTCAATTAACTAAGATTCTCCAATTCTTGATAGATTTTCTACCGCTGCATCTGGTCGATAGCCTCCTTTATTTCGTCCTTGTTGGCATCACGATATTCAAACATGTGTGCCATCAGTTCCATGAACTCAACACGATTGAGGAACACAAGCAACTGCATGTTGTCGGTGACGATGTTCAAAGCGATGCGGTCTTTGTGTATCTTTGTGATTGATGATGTTGCTCTCATAGTTCTTTATGCTTTTTAAGTTCGTCTAAAATTGCTTCAAGTACGGGTGCATTATCCTCATCCTCCCATTCCTTTGCCACGTTCCAACTTATAGACTTCTTTGGAGTCCAGTTGTCGAGCCGCATGGAGTGATGCGATAATCTTCCCTCTGTCGGTTTCAGTCCTTTGTCGTGAAGTTCGCAAAGTCCGTCATGGTAGAACGTACACCAATCACCCTCGGTTGTGGCTTGCACCATCCCGACAATGTGGTCAGTACATCCCATGATGATACCCGCCGCCCAATCAGTCCACGAAAGGCGGTCGGCATATCCCGCTTTTATCAGTTTCAAGATGTCTTGCGGAGTGCCCAAGCATGGCGTGTGGCACTGCTGTCGACATTGTTTGCACTTGCATTGTATCGGTTTGCGTCCTGTCTTTCGGATGATACGTTGCAACTGGCTTTCGCCCATTCTCTTCATAGTTCCTTTTATTTTGTCAAATTCTTAAATAACATTTTGATTACTGTATAAATCATCGCGACACACATGATAACAAACCATATCGGCCACACTGACAATATGGATATGCGAATCAATGTCCGCCAAATGCGTGAAAGATTGTTCCACCATTCTTCTGTCTCTAAAACTTCGCTCTGAAAGTCGACATATGCCGTGCAAAAGAATAGTATAGCAATCAGAACGTAAATGAAAACGATAATCATAGTTCCTTATAATTCGTTAAATTCGTGATAATCCGTGGTCGTTACTCTCTCCCAAACTTCTCCTTGCGTATCTCGGTCAGCTTGTCGATGAGCTGCTGGCGCAGTTCGGGTGTGGCAAACTTAACGTAGCGGTCAACGATGTCCTCCACCTTCAGCGATGCGTCCTTCACGTCCTCCGCCATGCGAGCCATCAGTTCAGCCGCCTTGTCCTCTGCGGTGTACTCGAACACGTCCACCAGCTGTGTCTCGCCTACGTTGGCCTGCACATAGTCAATCATCGTACCCTTCATCACCGTGTCAATGTTGTCGAGCGCATTGTGCAGCGAGCAAGCCTGCACCAGATACGTCACGTTGGTACGCTTCTCCTTCTCCGTCCGCTCGTCGATGGTGATAAACTGGAGCTTCGCCTTGTACCAGCGGGTGTCGGCATTGTTCGGGTTCCAGTCCATCGGCTTGTCGTACTGCTCCATAGCGGCCTCTCTGCCCTTGTTCATGGCACGGCTCAGCTTCTCCGTCTCGTGCGACAGGATCTTCTCGCCGTCCTGCATGAAGAACACCTCCTTGTAGGCCGCCTTCTTCACGTCCACTACTTCAAATCCGCCGCTGATGTACTGCGACATCTCCTCAATGATGCGCTTCTCCGCCTCTGCAAACGACAGGGCATCGACCACGTACTGCTCCACGACCTGCTTCTGCAGTCCGTCTTCCATCACCTTTTCGTACTTGATTTTGCACTCAAACCATTGTGCTGATATACTTTTCATAATCGCAAATGTTTTAATAGGGTTGTTATTTTATTAACTCAAACTCATAAGCAAATACCCAAGGATTGCTCTGCCATGTGCCCTTGCCACTGATGCGGTCTATGAGTGCGGCGAAGGCTTCGCGGGGAGAGTTGAACTTAAAATCTCTGTATCTGTCGCTATAGTAATGTTTGCCGTCTGCGGTCTGAGCGATTGGAGGCATCTTTCCCTTGGGGATAGTCATGCCAATGCCATGAACACACCATCCATCGAAATACTCTTGTATTCCCTCTTTCAGACAATCCTCTTCGCTTATATCTTGCAATCGCTCTACTTTGATGTTGGTGAAGAGAATGCGGTGCGGCATCCAGTTGGCTTTGACAAACATCTTATTGTGGCATCCCTTTTCGTCTTGGATACACTCCAATGGGAATGTAGGGTCAGCCTTTTCTAATGCCTCATAGAATGCGTCACAATTCCGCAAATCCCAATATTTTTGAGCAATGGCCACCTCTTCGCCTATCTGATATTGAGGAGAGATGTCGCGCTGCTCGCAGTTGATAAAATCAAAGGTAAAATACACCTTGCCTCGGTTGTCAATGTCCTTGACTGGGTTCCACATATCAGAGGGCGTGATACCGTCAGGCAGTTTTATCACTCTCCGTGTCATCGTCTTTTCCCCTTCCAATACGGCTTGCGTCAGCCCATATCGGTCATTAAACATTATTTTCTTCATACGTCAGTCCTCCTCATCATCAATCCTCGTCACCTTCACCCAGACGGGGAACACCGAACCCTCTGCAATGTCGGGGAAGTGGTCGCAGTTGCACCACTGTTCGATGTACACCGAGCCGTTCTTGATCTCCGCAATCGTCGAGTCCTCGCCCCGCTCCACGCTGCGCGGCTTGTGCTCCGTAATGCAGCGCGAGCGACCCACGAATCCGAACACCCACATCTGGCGCCAGCCCTCACGCTCCACGCGGCTCACGTGCAGGTCCACCGCAATACCCTGACGCGGCGACCGCTTGCCGTTGGGGTTCTCCATGTCAGCCTCACGCGGCTTCAAGTCCGGCAGCAGGTCAATCGCCCACAGGCCGTCAAAACTCATGAATGTCTTGCCACCCCGCGACCGGTTGGGGAATCCACTCGTCAAAAACTGGTAGCCATCCGCCGCCGTGCAGATGCGCTTCCGCACTGTAAATTCTTGGTCTTGCATAATTATTCCTCCATTTTAATCGTCTATTGGTTTTGATATTACTTGCGGATTAGTGCAAACCGTAACCATGTTGTTACAATTCTCGCACCGCACCTTACCTTCGTACATACAATCTGCATCCCGCAAGTAGTCTGGCATTTCAACGTCAAATTCGTGGTCACACCACGGGCATTTTATTTTCTCTATCATCGTCAGTCCTCCGTTATATAAATGTAACACAACAGCCAAACGATGTTGAATACCATGCTGGAGGTGATGCTGTCAAGACCGCAGTACAATCCAAACAACTTATGCGATAGAATGTTGGCACCGATTGCCACCGCGAAATAGAGCAGACACAGCAGCAGCGCGTAGAACATACTGAGCATCTTCGGGCGTTTCTTCTTTGGTCGTTCCTCTTCGTCAGCAGACACGGATGATTCGTGAAGTTCATTGACGGTCTTGTCAGGATTGCCCTCTTGTTCACTGCCAAGCGTTTCAAGTTCATGCTTACATCTTTCCAACTCTCGCTCTACCACCTCCATCAGTGGCTTATTGAGCCATGTCGGTAGGTCTTGCATGTCTTCTGGGGCGTGGCCCCAGTCCTTGCAAAACTCAAAATGGTATAAGCTCGCATTGTTATTTAAACTCCAATAACTCCACTGTCCTCGCTTGTAATAGGACAAAGCGAACTCCATCTGTTGAATGTCTTTTTCGAGCTCCTTTGCTCTTGCTAATGTATCTTTGTCCATAGTTTCTTATTCGGGTAATTCTTTAATAGCGTCGCTGAGATAGTCGAATATATTCATACAAAGTCGAGCCATATATTCTTCAGGTGTCCTTCGTTCCGCGCAGTTGTGGTCTGATTTTGCTTTCATATAAGCAGAATCGAGAGCTTCAATCCATTCTTTCTTTGTCATAGTTTCTCTAATTATCAATTGCCAATTGTCAATTATCAACTGTCAATTATCCAAGTTCTTATCAGGCCACCAAAACAACGCTGCATTCTCAGCCCTGCTGAACATCCACGGAGCGATACCTTTGATAACCTCATCGTAGTATGCCCACGCCACAGGCAACTGCTTACGTCCCTCGCTATCGTGAAACTCACACGAGGCAGGCTGCACGCCGGCTGAGAAGAACCGCACGGGTCCAAACACGTACTGACCTTCTTTCAGGTCTTTTCTCGTAAATGCCATCAGCACGCGCCGCTTTCCAGGACTCTCCGTGGCAGGCTGCCATGTGAATGTGGTCGGCTTCAAGTCGGGATACTTGTTCTCTACCATCGTAAAAGGCCTCTCCAGCCCGTGTTTTTTATCCCACGCCTTCAGTCGCGGACATGACACGTTTGGGGTGCATCCTAACAGCACGCCACCGTAAATGTAGCACTTATAGCCTTTCTCGCAGAGCGTACCCAGCTTGTTGGACTTGCACTTCTTGCGGAACTTGAGGCGCTCCTTGGGCTCTAATATCCACCTATGTCCGTACTGGTTCTTCTTTAGAACCTTAAACTCTATTTGTTTCTTTTCTGCCATAATTCGTTTGTTTTTTAACTGTCAAATGTCAAATAAATGTCTAATGTCAAATGCTAATTATGAATTTTGAATTATGAATTAAACCATTCCTCATTCCTAATTCCTAACTGTCAATTGTCAATTATCAACTGTCAATTATCCAAGTACTTGTTCATTGCTACCGTCTGCCCTTTCGATTCTTCGGGGTTTTCATCATATATCTTGTAGCCGCGTCGCTCGTACAAAGGTATGAGGAACGTGCCTTTTCGGGCGCACAGATATGCTTGCTTGCACCCTGCTTTCTTCGCCTTTTCCTCGGCAAAGGTCAGCATTGCATTGGCTATGCCCTGCTGCCTTACCGATTCATGCACCATGAGCGACTGGATGTACGCAGCGTCGGGGTGGTCAGCATCAATGCTCACCTCTATTATGGCTTTGCCGTTGTCAGTGATGAGCGTGTAACTCTTGCCCCACCACCATAGGTTTTCGTGAGTTATTATTTTCATGGTCCCTTTAATTTATAAATCCGTGTTCAGAACGGCTCTGGCTCTGCGTATGACCGCAGTAGTGTTTTTGTATTGCCAATGAATTTCAGCATGGCAGTGGCGTAGAAGTCCCTCATGCGATGTGTGGCACCGTTTGAACATTCCAACATGGCTGACACGGCATCAAGGCAAGCCACAGACTTGCGTAGATAGTCCTCTATGTCTTCCGCTTGCTTGCAATTCTTCTGCTGCTCGGCACTCAACTTCTGCTCCAGTTCACGCATCTTGCCGTTCAATGCGCTCACCTCACGGAAGTATTCGTTCTGAGTGACGGTCTTTGTCTGTGGCTCAGATTCGGGTACGTTGTCAGGTGGTGTGTTTGGTGCCGTTGAACGCTCCACCAGTTCTGCTTGATACTCCGGCAATATCAAGCAGATGCCATCCTCGGCTTCCACGATGTACACATGGTTTCCGTCATAAAATCTAAATACCACACGCAGATTGTCGTGGTACTGCTTGCCCGTGTCAACCGGTGACAATAGATAGGTGTCTGGGTCGTTCACCTTCAAGATGTCGCCAATGTTGTACTTGAAGTTGTCGGGTGCCACCTTCCCCTCTTGTGGTCCGGATTGCACGTCCTCCATGTTTCGATACTCTTGCTTTGGTGCTGAAGGCAGACATATTTCCTCGCGCACGTCGTCTTCCATTTTAATGTGCGTTGAATTGCTCATAGTTCCTCTAATTTATTCAATTCGTGTTCAGAAGTCAAACATATTCCAATCCTTGCCGACTGCATTAGGCTGGTCGAGTATTTCGTCAACTGCTGCTGGAGCGTAAACGGTGCCGAGTAAATCACGCACAGACTGTTTCCAATAGACGGTAGCCTTGCCGTTAGTTATTGTCAGCACGTCGGTAATGAATCCCATGCACTCTATAACGTCAAACTTCTTGCGGCATACCCGTGTATTCTCCGTAAGTAGCCCGATTTTGAAGTGCTTGCAACCTACGTCAACGGCTTTCGCTATCATGGTAAGTGACGATTTGAAATCAATCACAGGCTCAATGCTTGCCCATGTCTTGAAACCATCACGGCTGACAATATCCATGTCGCGCAGACGTGCTCCGTTGGTTGGCGCGTTTGGTTCCAGCTCGTCATGCCCTGTAAGTGTCCATCCGAATGCCGTAAGCCTCTTGCGGTCTTTCATGTCTAAGTCATAGTTAGGATAATGCGGATTGCCAGCTATACACTTATAGCGGAAGGTGTTCCAGATGTTGACCGACTTAGTTAGGATGGTCACTGGTATGCCTCTCGCTGCGGCGAAAGCAATATATCCCCAAAACAGCGGACGGTTCTGCTCACACATCGGGTCAGTGACAAACGACATGAATAACCCTCCGTCTCGGATGATTTCATCTTTGTGCTCGATAATCTCAACCGCAAACAAGTGGAAGGCATGGTCTTTGTTCACGATTCCCTTTTTGAATGTCGGCTCATTACCTCCGAGCGCGTTCTTCCATACGCCCTTCTTCAGATAGCAGTATTCGCAGCCATGAGGACACCCCACAACGGGATTGACACTCCAGCGGCCATACTCTTCTGCATTTCCTTTTGGCTTTGATAAAATCTTCATTGTTCCTTAATTCTCCAATTCTCTAATTCTTGACAACATTGTGAAGAGTAAATAATTTGCTACCGCCAAAGCACGACAATAATCATCAGCACGGCCAACGCCCAGCCGACAATCGTCCAGATGATGAACTTGTTGACCATCTGCTGCTGTTTGTTCTTTAGCCGCTCGATTTCGTTCAGGTTCAGCATGTGTTCGCCGAAGTAGTAATAGAAAGCATCTTCAACGATACTCTTTACATGCTTTGCAATCCGCTTGCGGTCTTTCTCCGGCACTTTGAAGAATGTCTCCTCGTAGTCGCCAGATGACGAAATACTCCACTCCCGACAGTCGCATTGAAACTCGTGGCGGTCGCTCTCCACTTCTCCGTAGCTTTTTCGATATAGGTTGCATGAGAAGTCAATCTTCACCACGCCCTCCTTCTCGTAAATCTCACGGGCACGT